ATATGTTCCTGCTGTATTTATTGTTATAGGAGCACCAATAACTCCTTGAGATCCACCAGTGTCAATAGTCCCCGATCCTTCAAAACTTAAAATAGTGGTTCCTTGTAATTTAGTGGAGCCACCCGCGGCACCAATTAAATTAATAATCCCACCTGTTACACCAGTATGTCTAATTGAAAATCCATTTAAAGTTTTTGAAGAATTAGATGATAAAGTAGTAATAGTACCACTATATATAAAATCACTTAGATGTGTAATAGCATTAATACCACTATAATAAACATTATCCCAAACCATACCATCTAAATTAAGAGTACCAGCATTTAAACTAAATGTTGATCCAGTTGTTATTATAGTTCCTGATGTATACGTCCAAGTTATAACTGATGTATGTCCAACCGTTCCTGTAATTGTAATTGTTCCAGTAGTATTAAATACAAGATTTGGTACAATATTTCCAGTTGAAGTAAAATTTGAAGACAGCGTTCCTGTGCCTTTCATTTCGAAAACAGTAGTACCTAATATGCTTCTATTTGTGTTTAAATTAGTTAAATCACCATTAATAAAAAAAGTATTTCCGTTGAATGTAGCATTACCTGTGCTTACATTATATGTAAAATTGTTACATTCCCAATTATCAGCTAATGTAATTGTGACTGTAGCTGTTAAGACTGAAAAATCATAAGGGAATGCAACTCCATTACTTGTGAGAGTGGCCGCAGCTGTAACTCTTAAAATAGCAGTACCCGTTGTGTTAGCAAAAGACATACTTGCTCCTAACGTCATGTTTCCTGCTACAGCTAAAGTATTTCGAAAGTCTACAGTACCTGTAAAATTTGTAAAATTTATAGTTTTTGCAACAGATGCAACATTTATAATAACGGTACCTGCACCACTATTAGCATCCCATACTGCATCATCTGCGGTAGTAGGTACAGATGCTCCTGAAGCACCACCTGAAGATGTTGACCAGTTTGTGGTTGAGTTATAATTTCCAGTTCCTCCAGTTACCCAATATCTTAATGCCATATTTAATCAAGTTTACTTTCTTCTGTTACTCCTCTATTATATAAAGACTTATCAATATACTCTTGATTCTTAGGATTAAATATTGAAACTTCAATTGTCTTTACTACATTATTATTAAAAGTATACTCTGTTAAGATTTTTAATGTAACATAGTCTACAGCAGGTGATACTTCAACGCCATCCTCAATAACCTCATCTACGTGAGTTATTATTGTTTCTTTGTTTAATATTTGATATGTAAACATAATTTTATTTTATTAAAGTTCTAAATTTATTTTGATTGTCAAAGCATTCGATACAGCATTAATATTGAATCCAAGAATATCTCCTGCTGATATTGATGTTGTCCATCCAGTTAATGTTGAAGATCGTATGACATTTCCAGTACTTAATGATGGTGAAGAAGATCCAGTAATTGAATTTGCAGATGTAGGTAAGGATGTCCCATATGAAGTTTTCCAAATATCAATCGTACACGTAGGGTTAGTTCCTTCTGATATAATTGACCAACCCGTAATTGTACAATTATATGGAGAAACAAAATATCTTGTGAATCCTGTTGATAAAAAACCACCCTGTCCATCCCATGCAATTGTAATAGGAGCTGTTAATCCACTCCCACCTCCACCACCACTTCCCGTATCTACTGTGATTGGGAAAGTTGAGCCATCTCCTTTAGTAAATGTTATTGTGTTTAAGGCAACGGACGCTGTTACTAGTAATGATCCTGTATCTATACCTCCATTCAATGCATATGAAGCAGTAACTGCTGTGAATGCATATGATGCAGTTTGTGTAAAAGATGCAGAAACAGTAGTTGAGGATGATATAGCAAATGATGCAGTTCCTTGTAAACTGCCTGTTATACCTTGTGTTACTGTTAATGATCCAGTAATTTCAACGTCACTTTCTCTAGTTATAGGGTTAGAACCTGACCATTTCGAAGATACTATTCCAGTTAGTTGAGAGCCATCTCCTTGGAATGAACCAGAGAATGATCCTGAGAATATCCCATTTTCCCAATCTACTGATACTGTTGAACCGTCTGATTTGAGTAGTTGACGTTGTTCCCAATCTACTGAAGCTGCGCCAGTAGAATTGTCAGATAAAAGATTCTGATTCCAATCTACCACAACTGTTGCTCCAGAAGAATCATACAGTTGACGATTAGTCCACTCTACTGATAGCAATCCACTATCATCTACTAAGTGTGAAGCATCTGCGCTTATTTTATATTGACCGCTAGTATTATATAGCTGTGCTCCGTTAGACTCATCAAGCGTTATTAAAGGAGTTGCATAACCAATAAGAGTGAAGTCAAGTGTGTCTGCATTAATTGAAATTTGTGAGCCCGTCACAAATACTGATCCAGTTACACTTAAATCACTAACAAATTGACCATTTTCCCAATCAAACGATACTGTTGTTCCGTCTGATTTAAGTAATTGACGGTTGTTCCAGTCTAAAGAATCTACTTCTGTTGCGTCGTATAAAATTCTATTTGGAGCTTGAATTGAAAGATTTCCTGATGAATCATATATAGAAAGCTCGCCTAAATCAATATTTAATGCAGTAATTCCAGGAATACCTCCTACAGTAAAAAGATCTGTTTCAATTGCTATATTAGATCCAGTCACATAGAATGAAGAACTAATTTCAACTTGACTACCATTGTCTTTAATGTTGGTATTTGCAAATGCATCACCAGTCCATTTAGTTATGGTATCGGCATTTAAAGCATTTGCTCCAGATACGGCTACTGTGGCAGTTGTACTACCGTCGTAAGTAAATACATCAATACCTACACCTTGTGTTAAATCTGGTAAATCAGCCGTTCCAATGAAGCTACCTGTAAATGATCCAGTATTATATGAACTAGTAAAAACATTAAATGATGATGTTAAAGTGTAATTTGGTGCAAATGATGCTGTTTGAGCGTTTACAGAAAACGACGAACTAGCAACACTTAAACTTGATGTAGGAACAGCAACTGGTGTACTGTCTTGATTTCCTACCCAAACTGATCCTGAGTTTAGATTTGGTAAATTAGCTAAGCCCCTATTAAATACAACACCTTGACCTCCATTTCCTTCTTTTGTTACGTATCCTAATACTTGAACAGCTGTTGAACCTGTTGGGCGAGTAGATGTCCATCCACCTCCAGATGCTAGGTATATTTCAGTACCTGCTGGGAAGCCTGTTGTGTCAACTCCTTTAATCAGTCCTAAAGCAATTCCACGACCAGATTCACCTGCAGCTAATGTGTCTGCAGATATATAAACAGCAGGTATTTTAGATGGATTAGTTGGATCTGCACGAAACACAATAGAAGCTGCCCCTTGTGAACCTGAAACGTATACTGGTGTTCCTTTTACGAGTTGAGTTGATTCACCATTTATAATCTCTTCGTAAATTGTTTTTACATACTGTAGAGATAAGTTGCCATTTCCATCAGTTTGTATAAATGATTCTTCACCATTATCTGCTGAGGGATATATTAATCCACTTGCTGTAAAAGATGCTGTTACATTAAGAGAACCATTTATTATTACGTCTTGATTTAGAGGTAAAACGTAAGATGCTGTTTGAGCATTTATAGCCCATGAAGCAGTACCTAACAATGAACCTGTAAATGAACCTGTAAATGAACCTGTATTGTATATTTGAGTAAATGTTTCAAAACTACTTGACAATATGTCAATACTTGAACTGTTGTTTAATATACGTGTATCAAACGAAGCCGAGTCTAAAACATAACTTCCACTGAATATAGATAGGCTTGAGGAAACCGCTGTTATACTTGAGCTATTGTTTAATATTCTTGTGTTGAAGCTTGAACTGTCATTCACATAACTACCACTAAATCCAATAAAACTACCTGACAGTAAGTTTATGCTTGAACTGTTGTTTAATATTCTTATGTCAAATGAAGCACTTGAATTTAAATAACTACTACTTAAATATGAAATAGAACTACTTAATGAGGCAGTTGCAGCATTTAATTCAGTGTCAGTTGCAAAAGTAGCATCTAATGAAGAACTAAAATTTTCTAAGTTTATTATTCGAACATTAAAAGAACTACTGTCATTTACATAACTACCACTAAATCCAATAAAACTACTAGATAAAGTAGAAATACTAGAACTATTATTTAATGTGCGTGTATTAAATGATGCAGAATCAGTTAAATAACTTCCCGACAGTATATTGATACTTGAACTGTTATTTAATATGCGTGTATTAAATGAAGCTGAGTCAGCTACATAACTACCACTAAATCCTACAAAACTTCCTGACAAGGAAGAAATGCTAGAACTATTATTTAATATACGTGTATTAAATGATGCAGAATCAGTAAGATAACTACCTGACAATATATTAATACTAGAACTGTTGTTTACTATACGAATGTTAAAACTAGAACTGTCTACAAGATAACTTGAAGAAAATGACAAAAAACTACTAGATAAAGTAGATATACTAGAACTGTTGTTTAATATTCTAGTATTAAATGATGCAGAGTCTGTTAAATAACTACCAGATAATAATGAAATACTTGAGCTATTGTTTAATATTCTTGTGTTAAAACTCGAGCTATGTGTAACGTAACTACCACTAAAATTTAAAAAGCTTCCTGACAGTAAACTTATACTAGAACTGTTGTTTAATATACGAGTATTAAATGAAGCACTTGAATTTAAGTAACTGCTACTTAAAAAAGTAATTGAAGACGAATTATTTATAATTCTTTGATCTAATGAAGCAGAAGTAAACTCATAGTCTACTCCATTTACACTTAAACTTCCTGTTATGTCTGTAGAACCTGTAAATTGAGCAGGACCTATATTTTTAAAAGTATTCGAACCACTAACTAAAAGTGAACCTGATACTACTACATTTCCATTTACATTAATGTCATTAGTTAATAAACCTGACGACGTTATAGCGTTAGTAGTAGTTGATCCATTGTCTGTTATTTCTTGTAAATTTGAAGACACAGAACCACTAAATGAACCAGAAAATAATCCTACTCCATTACCAAAAAATGAACCTGTAAAATACGGAGAATATATTATATCTCCATATATACTTCCTGTTGTCGTAAATGAACCAGATATGTCAAATGAACCTGTAAATCCATAAGGACCTTCAGTTGGGAATTTACCCATGGGTCCAGTCAGGACTTGAATTACTTCAGTTACAGGTTGAGTGACTATTACTTCAGTACAACAATTATTGTCTATTATTGTTATACTTTTATTATTATCAAGTAATACTACTTGATTATTATTTGGAATTATATGAATGGGAGTAATGCATTTAGACATTATCTTGTTATTTCTTTAGATAATTTAATTTGACCTTCTAGTATTCTACTTACAAAACTACCTGAAAAAATTTCAAGATCATACAATGCTGAATCAAAATTTAATAATGAAGATGAAGCAGCAGATATGTAAATACCTATTGAACCTGACGAGGGAGAGGTTTGACCATTAGAGCCACTAAAATTCAAACCTGTTCCATCAAGTTGCAAGGAACTACTAAGTTCTAATATTATATCATTACTGTCAACTGATGAACGTAATTGCATTTTACCACCATAATCTGACAAATTTATAGCTACGCCGTTTTCGTCTTTATATTGTAATTCAAGATTTAATGTTGAGCCTTGTTCTATTATGAAACTATATCTTCCTGCAGCCATTTTATTATAAATATTTAGTCTCTAAATTCCTCATATATTTTCAATATATCTTCTACACATTCATGTCTGTGGTTTTTCTTTAAAGTAATTACTTTTACATATTTACTTTTTTCTTCTAATCTATTGAAAAAACTAATCCCTGAGTCTTTCTTGCTTTTTAAATCTACTTGAGATAAATCTCCACAAAACACCATTTTACCTCCTTTTCCTAATCTTCCAATTACCATTTCTGTTTGAGAATGAGTTATATTTTGACATTCATCTACTATAACAAATGAATTTAAAAAGGTACGACCCCTCATAAATGCGAATGGTACTATTTCAATCATTTCTTCAGATACTAATTTTTCGATTTTATCCTTGTCATATAATATGTTTAAATTAGCATATATAGGCGCTAACCAGGGATCCATCTTATCCTTCAAATCCCCAGGTAAAAAACCAATGTCTTCCTTAGCTACGGTTGGTCTTGTGATGATGATTTTTTCGATTTCTTTATTGAAAAGCATATCTAAGGCTATTTGACATGCGACTAAAGTTTTCCCTGACCCGGCCATCCCTCTAAGTAAAGTTACAGGACAGTTAAGAATAGCTTCTTTCGCTAGTTTTTGTTCTTCATTTAAATTTAACTTGAATTTAATTGGTCCCTTTGGTTTTCTTTTATTTTTGAAAATCTCTTGGGCTTCTTCTGTTCTGTTGAAATCACTCATAAATGTTTATTTATTATAAATATATGAATAATGTTTGGGGTAACTAAATGTTTACAGACAAAAAAAAGCCAAGTATTTACTTGGCTCGATTTAATTTTATACTTAGGATTTTTAATTTTAATTTTTTATTCCTATCATTCTTAATGTTCCTGGATGCCAATATTTGTCTAATGTTGCTTTGTCTACTGGAGTGTTTATCCATTTATCTCTTAATTTATAATCAGTGTATCCACTTTTAGAGTCAATGTGGGAAGTTGATGTATTTCCATCGTTGTCTGTATAATAGTATGTGTTAGCTACAGTATAGTATGTACTGTCTGGTCTTCCTCTTCCATTGTCTACAGTTAAAGGAAGAAGATTATTTAAATAACGTTCCTTTGATGTTTTATCTTCTTTATCTCTTTCTTCTCTGTAACTTTTTCCCCAAAAATCATCGCGATATTTATTTATCATTCTAGTAATTTGGCTTTTTTCTTTTGGAGTTAAAGGTCTATTCATTACATTTTGAATGTAATCTTTAGCTTCATAGTCATGTGACCACTGGTTTTCTTTTGTGAAGGGATTAGTTTGGAAAAATTTAACTAACTCAGTAGATATGTCAATTTCCTCATTTAATACTTTAGAAATCTCTTCTTTGATGATTTGTCTTAATTCGCTTTTTTTCATTGTATTTATTTGTTTATTTATTATAAATATATGAATTTTCTTTAAAGTAACCAAATATTTACAGACAAAAAGAGCCAAGTATTTACTTGGCTCCTTCTTTTCAGTTATGTTTTAAATGATTATTTAATTTCTAAAGAAAAATGGGACATATGCTAAACCATTACCTAATTCTTGTGGAAAACCATAATCACTACTTTCTCTCTTAAATTTTGATTTTTCTACTACATATCCACCTCTTCCCACTTGAATCATATCTCCAATACCAGTAACTGAGTCTGGGAGGAAATTAGTAATGTAAAATGTCTCGCCAGGGCCAGATGTAAGCACACCATAAATTATTTTGCGGAAAGTCCTTATATCTAATTTATGTGGAGGAGTAATAGCTTCGGATTTTGGTAAAGCTTTATTATATGTATAGGGTATATCATTTAAACCATAATTTTCTTTTCCTGTTAAAAGATTTTTATATTTACTATTTTCATCTACAAAAAGTGCAGAATATTTATTATCCTTAGGGTAGTCTGAGATGAAAATTAATCCTTTAGAAGCATCATCAAATAAATCTTTTGTTATTTTAGCAAATTTATCTTGGCTCATCTTTTTTCTTAACAATCTTTTTTGATTAGTTAGTTTCCCTTTAAGTTCATCTTCATACTCTGGGGCTGGGTATTGTTTTCCTATTTTACCATAGCTATCAATTTCTTTTATTTTAGAGATTTCTTCTTTGATTAGTTGTCTTAATTCGCTTTTTTTCATTTTGTTATTTTTTATTATAAATATATGAATTTTCTTTAAAGTAACCAAATGTTTACATATAAAAAAAGAGCCAAGTATTTACTTGGCTCCTTCTTTTCAGTTATGTTTTAAATGATTAAACTAACTCAGTATTAGAAACGAATACACGTCCATAATATTCTGGTCTTATCATTTTCTTAGCATATCTTGTTAACATACCTTTTCTTGGAGTGAAGGTATCTGGATCGTATACTAAAGGTGTTTGGATTAATGGAACATATGGAGCAAATACCGCACCAGCTTCCAAGAATTGGCTACCTCTATAACCCATTAAAATCACGTTTTCAGACATGTAAGGGTTTTTGTATACATCATATCTGCTATTCATTTGACCCATTTTCTGGATACCGAATGCAAATTTGTTTTTAGCAGCATCACCATCAGCGTTTGAAGCAAATCCAGGAATTGATTCAATGATTGTAGCTACAGTTGGGCTAATTACCATGAAATTAGCTCCTCCTCTCATAGTCTTAGTATGGATTTTGTTGCTTACTTTTTGTAATTTAGTACCTAATGTTTGGAACCATTGACCTTGAGTGTTATAGAAACCTAAGTTATCGTATCCTGTTTTAGCAGCATTCAATTGTTGGTTGTTTGAAGCATTCCAATATTCATCGAAACCTGAAGCATCTTGAATCAACATGTCTAAGATTTCTAAGTCAATTTCCATTGAAATATACTCACTCATGATTGAAGTTAATTCTGCTTCTGCGTCTAATGCTTGGTATGCATTCAAATCTTGAGCAAACTCAGGTGTCCATTGTGCTTTTAATTTTCTTGTTTTAGCAACAATAGCTTCAGATTTCATTTTCACATCAATTGATGGGATTGAAAGTTCTGTTTGAGATTGAGCATTAGGGAAACCACCGTTTGTTACATCTTCAAAATCACCTCTGTTGTTATCAACTGGTTGTTGGTTGTAGTATACGTCTACACCACCTTGAGCTACACCTGAACCTGAAGCAAATACAAACGTAATGTTAGTTCCATCAGTTGAAGTGTAAGCAGGTAATAAGAATGCAGGATTTGCAGTAGAAGCAGACACACTAAATGCTCTTACACCTTTCAAATCAGGTCTAGTTAATGAACCAGAAATTGGGATAGTAATTTTTGTCAAATCACCAGCAGCAATTGAAGCTGATAAAGCAGCATCATAATCAACATCTACCCAATCTGCAGAACTTGTAGTTACGTTACTTGAAGTTACAGTAGCTTTAAATTGATTAATTGAATAACCAAATCTTCCAGCACCATACATACCTCCTGCTGGGTTTGCAGCAGCACCTGGGTTTGTGTTACCATATAATGATGAAGTTTCAGCAAATACGTCTCCTGAAGGTCCAAAATTTGGTCTTTTTGATTGTCCATACTGGAAATCCAAGTAAAATACAAGACCTGAAGGCATGTTCATTGTTTGTAATGAAACAAATTCTTTGGAAGATATTTGTCCAAATACTTTTCTCACTAATGGTAATGCAATTCCATTCCATTGTTCACCTTGACCACCTCCTGAAAAGGTAGCTCCACCTTGGTTTGTACTGTTTGATTCCAATACTAATTGTTTAGCTTGGTTTTCAAGTAACATAGACATACTGTTTCTTTCGTTCTCGTTACTTAGGCCTTCTAATAGACCTGTTGCTGACCATTTTTTAGCTAGTCTAGCTGCATCGTTGTTCAAATTTTTGAAACTTTGAGATGCACTTTCTAATAATGAATTTAATTGTGACATTGTTTGTTTTTAGTTTTTGTTTTTAATTTATAGTCCCGCAAGTTTTTTCCATCTTTGGACTTGAGGATCTATGTTAATTATTTGGTTTGGTTTTTGTTGTGAACCCATTGATTTTGAAGCCATACTTAAAGATTCTTTAATTGGTTGTTTTTTACTTTTTAAACCCTCGTTCAAAGTTTCAAATACCAATTTTGCTTCTTTTACTGTTGTTGCTTTATCAAATGATTCTAATATACTTGTTTTTTCTTTTGTTGATAATGTATTAGATTGGAAAATTTTATTAGTATAAAGTAATTTTGAATTTAATAAATTAACTTCATTTAACTTACTACGTAATATTATTAATGATTTGTTTGCTTCTCTTAATTCATTTCTTAACTCCATAACATAGTCAGGGTTTTGTTTAATAAATGATTTTGGAGCTGCTCCTGAATCGATGTTGTTTTCTTCAATTTCTTCATCTTCAGTTTCATCATCTTCAATTTCTAAGTCAATTTCATCATCCATATCTTCCATTTCATCATCTTCCATTTCAGTATTTGGTTCTAATTCACCAGCTGCTACCATGTCTTTAATTACTGATTCGATAAAGTCTTTTAAATCTTCATCTGTCATGTCTTCGATATTTAATGATTCTTCTTCTTCTTCATCTTCTTCATCTTCTTCTTCCATTTCATTATCAACTTCATCCTCAATTTCTTTTAAAATTTCAGCGATGTCTTTATCTTCCTCTTCTTCAGATTCAATAATATCTTCATCATCCTCAATTTCTTTTAAAATTTCTGATAAGTCTAATGTTTCTTCACTTTCTTCCATATTCATTGTTTCTTCTTCATCTTCTTCATATTCCATTTCTTGGATACGTTGTGATAAAATTGATTTTAAATGTGGAGTGAAAGCTTCTTCTAATGCTATTTTTGCATTTGCAATCGCGACTTCTTTTACTGCTTTAGCTTCTGCAATAGCTTCTTTGAATAGATCTCTTTTTGCCATTTTTTATTCCTAAATTAATTGTTGGGAAAGTACGTTTATTTTGAAAAACGTAATTATTGATTTTTGTCTATAATACCATATAAATGAGGGTGATGGTATATTTTACGAGTATAAATATATATAAAAAAATCAAAGTCGATTTTTTATAAAAAAATATTTTTAAATTTTACACATTCCATTAGAACATAATATTTCTGTTATAATAGAATTTACTTTAGAATACTTATCTATTGAAGATAATCTAGATTCATTTAATGAACCTTTTGATTCCTTCATCCATGAGTTTGGGTTTGATGGGTTTGATACTAAATCCCAACATAATAATGAAAAATCATCTTGAACTTCCATTACTCCATTTACTTCAGTTAATGAACCCATCCCTCTACTACTTACACCTACTGATAGATTATTTCTAATTAATGCTCCTGCTATTCTTCCTGCTGTAGTTCCTTTAGGACCCTGATCTGAGAATATTTCTATTAATCCCATAATTTTATCTCCATTCCACCATACTTTTCTAATAGCATGAGATACATTATTTAGATTGATTATTTCTGATTGAGGGTGATCTAATTCCCCTGCGCATTCAGTTGAACCTGCTTTTATTTTATTTTCGAAGATTTTAATTTCTCTCTCCCATAATTCTCTAGGGTAATATCTACCATTTCCATTTTCAACTTCACAGGTAGCTAATATACCTTCAATGAATATATTTCCATTATTATTAGAATTTTCTTCTTTTAATAATGAAGGTACTAATATATTAGTTTCTATTAATAATGTTCTATTCATTTTATTTTATTTATTTTAATTTAATAATCACCAAATTTTAAAGCGACGTTGTTTAAAGCAGAATTAACTAATTTTTTTACTTCATCCATGCTACCTAATTCATCATATAAATCCTCGATTAAAGTAAATAATGATTCTTGTGTTGAAGATAATTGTTCCTCTATCGATTCGTTTAAATTAAAATAATCTTTATATTCGAAATTCAATCCCTCAGTTTCATCTATGATTTCATCATTGATTTCCTTAGGTTTGTTTTGTTTTGAGCCTTTATTTAATTGTTTCTCGATTTTAGATTTATGTTTTTCTAAAGTTTTTATTTCCTTTTGTAGAGATTTAATTTTTTTATTGTCAGTTAATCCTTTTAAATCTTCATCTTCATTTATTTTAGATAATTTAGATTCCCTTTTTTCAATAGCATCATTTATTTTAGATAATTTACTTTCTAAAACTTCTGATTCCGCATCTTTGTTAATTTGGGTAATTTCTTTATTTATATTTTCTTTAACTATTTTTTCTTTTTGTGTTTTTCTCCATTTACTTTCAAATAAATCTTCTTCACCATCTATTAGGGGGTCTGAGAAATTTTCATCATCGTAATCTATTTCATCCTCTCCAAATTGAGCTTCAAATCTAGCATTAATATCTCGTTTAGCAAATTCTTCATCTAAATCAGCTTCTAAATAACTAAGAGTTGGTTTATCTTCTTGTATAAACCAATATCCTTCTCTTGAATTCCATACTCCATAATAACCTAAATCTTCAATTACATCTCCAATTTCATTATTATCTATTTGGGTGCGACCTACTACTATTAAACCAGTACCATCAAAGTCACCATTTGAACCATATGATTCATTTAATCCAGATTCTCTTCTTTGAATGTCTTTATCATGTCCTTGTTGGGTTAATGATATAAAATCCATATCTTTATTTAGATTAGACATTAACATATTTGAAAATCCACTCCATCCTTGACTTATATATCCATCTAATTCTTGTTCTGCTTCGTCAGGATCTTTAACATATTTTAAAATTATATCATATAATTTATCTAAATATTCTGAATTTGATTCATTTAAAGGTTTAATTTCACCATCTTTGTTATAGATGTTTGTTGCTTTAGTTCTACCTGTTCCTTTATTATAAGCAACATTATATGTAATAGCACCAGTCATTTCTTTATTAACAGCAGTAATTTCACCTGGATGGCCTAGGTAAGTTACTTTGTCACCTTTTTTGAATTTAGGTTGATTGTTTGTTTTATTTTCATTAAATTGACCTTCAAATCTAGCATTAATTCCTTTTTTAATAAAAATAGTTTCTAATTCATTTTCTAGCCTATCTATTGTTTCTTCACCTTCAGGAAAAAACCAATAATTTTCTCTAGCATTAAATATTCCGTAAAAACCACTTTCTTCTACAGCTTGGTCTATTAAATCATTATCTATTGGAGTACGACCCACAACTATTAAACCAGCTCCACCAAAATCATTACCTTCTTTTAAATTATTATTTTCATTTAATCCTTTTTTTGTGGTAAAACCTTTTTTCTTAGCATAAACTTCAGCATCTTTGTTTTCGTTTACTATTTCATTTCCTTTAATTCTACTTAAAGTAATACCGTAAACATCCCCGTTACCAAAATCAACATTAACCATATCATCCATCACTTTTATAACTTTTCCTTTTTTTCCATTTTTAATAAGAATGTCTCCTATTTTAATTTCAGTGTCTTTGTTTTCGTTTACGCCTTTTTGTGTGATAAAATATTTTTTGGGTTTTAAATTATATCTATATAGAATATCTTCTATTTTATCATATATTTCATCATCTAAATTTACAGGTACTCCTATTCTTTGAATTGGTGAAACTGTATTTTTAGGGTCTATAGTAATTTTTACTCCATATTTTTCTAAATTTTTTATTTCATTAGGAATCCTATAAAATAATCTTGTAGTATTTTCTTTTAAATCACCATATCCACTTGATTTATACTTACCTTTAGCCTCTTTTGGAGTACCTAAACCAGGAACTTCAGTTTCATATCCTAATCCTTCTTCACCAAAAGCACCATTTTTAGTATAATAAATAGGATCTTTTTGTAAATTTTTAACAACAATGTCTTTAATTTCATCTATTGTCTTGTCTTTATTTTTCTCAACTTTAGCTTCAACATAACATCCTCTCATTATTTGGTCGAATATTAAGTTATTAGAATTTTTAGTATTCTTATTGTCGTAAGTTTCAGTTTTAGGTTCTTCCTTTTTAGCTTCTTTTAAGAATTTACTAAATGCTATTTCATATGATTCTTTTTTAGTAGTAGGAAATGCAATAGGATTCAAACTATGAATATTTTCAGATATTACTCCCTTTTGTTTTAAAATCTTTTCAGTTTCATTATATGTTGAACTATTTGTAAGTAAGTTAGGGAATAATGATTTAGCTTCCTTTAAAAAAGTTTCTTTATTTCCTTTACCTATTTTAATAAGTCTGTATTGTTCTGTAAGTGTATTTTTCATATATGTTTTATGAGATTGTTTTTTAATTTAGTTGGGTGTTGATTCTAGTATTTTTTTAATATCATCTAAAAATTTATTTATTATTTCTGTACTATATAATATTTTAAATGATCCTGGATTTTCATTATAATATTTTGTTGTAAAATTTTGAGCGTTTGATATTAGGGGATATAATGAATTTAATTTTTCTTCTAATTCATCAAATATATTAATTTGTTTTTTCTGGAAGTCTGTATATGCGTCTGTTCCTTCTTTTAGTTTATATTTGAAGTTAGGGTTAGGTTTGAATACTTTGGGGGAACTGTAAGCAATAGAATCTTCATTTATTGATTTGAATAATTTATATTCATCTGGGTATTTCTTTCTTAGATGAGTTCTAAATTCATTAAATAATGAATCTACTTCAGTTGAAATTAGATCAAGTTTTGAATCTTTCTTTGAACTTAAGGTTTTTAGTGCTTTTTTTAATTGAGAAAACATTTTAAAAGAACTTTCGAAATTTGGAGTGGTTGAAATATCCCACGATATAGAATTAGTTTCTGGGTCTATGTCAGACACAGTATGTTTTTTACCTTTGATGATTTTTGTATCACCTAATTCAACTTCTTTTAATTTATATTTATACATTTACTTGAGATAATTCATTAATTAAATCATGATATTGTAATAAATTTATAAGGTCATCATCTTTTACCTTACATAATTTATCTTTTGGTTGTAATATATTTAATATTTCATCAATTTTTATTTTGACTACTTTATCTTTCATATTTTCATTTAATGATAAGAGTGTAGTTTTGATTGATTTTATTTCATTATTATAAAACTCCTTTAATTTAGGTGTATTATCTAATGACATAATCAATTCTTTAAGTATATTTTTCTGTGGTGAAGATAAACCATCATATTTCTCATTGAATTTTTCAAGTAATATTTTATATGTCAATATTCTTAAATCTTTATCATATTGAGAAAATTCATTAATTAAAATATTATTTTTTTTATCAGTTAATTTACTTGATGATAAATGTTCTAATATTGTGTATTTATTTGTAATTTCTTGTTCAATATTATCTACTGAGTTTGATTTTAATTCCAGTAATGTATATATGGCTGCTTGAACTTTATAATCATTTAATTTATGTTTAAAAAATTCATCTAAATCATAATGTTTTTTAATTTCTTTTATTAAATTATATTTTTGTCTACTTATCGATTTTTTATTTAATTTATTATAACTTTCTAATACAGTATTGATAACCATATTAGCTTTAGATTCTGTTAGGTTATTTTTTTTAATTAAATAATCATATAATTTATATTCCTTACCTAATTCTGTTTTTACAAAATATTCTTTAAGTATATCTTTAGCTGGTGATTCTTTACCATTTAAGGTATCAGATGTAATAGTCCTAACTAATAATTCAAACAGAATTCCTGAGTTTTTGAGCTTGGAATGTTTAATTTTATTCATTTAAGGGAATTGTTTTGTTATAAATATGTGGATTAGTCTTCTAGTTCTAAATTTGATTCATCTAGGAAATTGATTTTATTAGAAAGTGATTCTAATATAATGTTTTTTTCTGATTTTGGTGCTTGAGGTAATTTTTTAATTATGTTTTTCATTTCTAATGCTAGGGGGGAATTACCTTTGAATTTTTGTTTTTGGGATTGAGGTTCTTTTTCTTTTTGTGCTTTAGCTCCTAATCTATCTTTACCAAAATTATCTTTTTGAGTATTTCTATCAGTCATATTAGTTTTAGGTCTTCCTAATTCTTTATTTTCATCATATCCATTTGGAATTTCTCCTGGTTTAGTTATTCTTCCAGTCCCATATAATGAAGCTAAGTCATGAGGGGTACCATATGATTGACCTGATTCTAATGGGTCATTTCCTTCCTGTTCTATTTGGGTCAGTCTAAATTTACGTTTTGCATCTTCTCTAATTAAGTCTCTATATTCATCGTATTTATCTTCACTAAGTTTAAATAAATTATCATATATGAAATCAGATGGGAACAAATTTAATTCCATCATTTGTCCAGCTAAATCTACTTTTTCTTTTAACAAAGCTACTCTTTCTTGGTCATAAATAATAGATGGAGTTGTTAATGATAATTCAAAGTTTGTTAAATTTCCATCTCTATATCCTTGAGTATATAAATGTATTAATGCTATTTTATTTAATTCAGATAATACTATTCTTTGTATTCTTTCTATAGTACGTGCAAATCTAATATCTTGGGCAGCCAAAGTTGCCTTTCCACTTGTGTCTTCTCCATATCCCATAAAAGCTTTGGGGACTTTTAAAGCAGCAAATAATTTATTTCTTAAATATTCAATATCAGCCATCCCATCATAATTAAGAGCAGGTGATGCTTCAATTTTTGTAGATGAATCATTACCTCTAACAGGAACATAAAAATCTTCTAACATATTTTGCATGTTATATTTTAAATTATAATCACCTGTTTGTGGGTCAACGTGAGGTGTTCTTTTCATTTTAGAAATTGTTTTCTGCATGAAATTTTCTACTTCAGCTGGTGGGATGTTACCTACATTTATGTAAAATATTCTTTTTTCTGGTGCTCTTACTATTCTATGTATAAGAGCTGCATCTTCCATTAGAGTATATTGTTTATATAATTTTCTAGCGTTTTCAATATAACTTCTTCCATATGGTAAAAAATTAGTATCTGTCAATAATCTAAAATGAGCCATTTCATAATTATCGAATGTGATAGTTTCTTTTGAATTATTAAATATTCCATGAGTTCCATAAGTTGAATATTCTTCAATTACTTTAAAACTAATAGCATGGGGATTTTGTTTATCTTGACCTTCTAATCTTTCTATTTGATATGCGCTATATGGTATTACATTATATACTCCAAATTTTTCGGCAATTTCTAATTTTAAGAAAAAATCACCATATTTACACATATTTCTTATCCATAACCCTAATGAAAATTCAATATTCATAACATCATAAAATAAATTATATAATATTTGTTGAATATTTTCATCACTACTTTTAATTTGAATAACTTCATTCATATCATTCTTTAGAGTACATTCATCTGCTATTATATCTAATACCGAAGATACAATAGCATCAGTATCCATATTATCATACTCATTATAAAGACTAGGTCTCAATGTTGAATAATTTAATCTTGAAGAATATGAGTTAGGTGATGTAGGTGATGTAGTATAAATTCTACTAAACCTATCTACTAAGGAATTTGTTTGTAAATTACCAGCTTGTTGTATCTGATTTATATCCATTATTTGGAGTTGGTTTCCTCCTATGTTTCTTATTATTACATCTGTTGAAAATAATCTTTTCAATCTTGGGAATAATTGTGTGTCTGCCATTTTATGTATTTTTTTATTATTTTATAGAAGCCATCTTAAATTATTATCACTATCATCATTTGAGTATGGGTTTTTTATTTTCCATGGGTCATTGTTTTGATTGTGGTTATAAGCTCCATTATATGGTGTTTTTGTTACTGTTATACTATTTAGTAAGTTTCTTGATATATCAACGTTTTGTTGCCCAAATCGAAGTGCTGAGTCTCTTACAAATAATCCAATACCAAAACTTATTACTAAGTCATCATTATATCCAGGTTGAGCTTCAGCTCTACCATTTTTCCAAACAAATACTTTCATTTCTTCAATAAGTCTTTTTGATCTTATTATTACACTTCGATCTCCTACTGCTTCTAAAAATTTACCTATCACCATAGGTCTATTTCTTGAATTCATAGTAAAACCAGGTGTCATTCTTGATGTATCTGAATATTGGTCAAAATACGAATCATAAGTGTTGTCTCCACTTTTAGGTGAATAATATAAGTTAGAATATGCTCTTTCTTGTATAGTTTGAATTGTGGCCCATCCTATATTTGCATTTTCAACAACTAATAAAGCATTATTATATTCTGTTGCTATTCCTACTAATAAATAACCAAAATCTCTAGTACTTATTTGTCCTTTATACTCACCCACTTGTGAGTTATTTTCAATATCTATTATATGAAATGCAGAATAATCTTTTGAATCTCCCCTAGCTACATCCGCTACAACCATATAACTTTTTGAATAATCACATGGTTCCCATATCCATAAGTTATGGTCAATTCCCCTTTTTTCCATTGGTTCCAATATATGATTATTTTCAAAAAATTCAATAAATTCATTGTAAAATACTGTATCACCTGATGTAGAGAAAACTGCATCACATTCTTGTGCCGCTAACCTAGGATCACCTAATAATTCATCTTGTTTTTTTCTCCAAGTTTCATCTCTTTCAGGATGGACAAACCATGGAAGTTTAATTGGAAGAAAATCATTTAATTTTTCTTCAGCTCTAACCCATGTTTGATGAAACCAATTTCCAGTACCATATGGAGTTGATAAAACAATAGCTCCACCTCCTGTTGCTAAGGTTTGTTGTGCAGAAGCCCAAGTTTCTGCAATATTTTCAATAAACGCAGCTTCATCTATTATTAGTAAAGATACGGCTTCTGAACGAGCAGCATCAGCGTTTGATGATTTAGCTTTTATTTGAGAACCATTATTAAGTTTTAAGGTTAATTTATTTTGTTCAAGTGGTTTATCTTTTTCTCTTAACCATGAAGGTAAGTTATCATACATAAACATTACTTTAGTTACCATGTTTTTGGCAGTCTCTTGAGTCGTAGCGAGACATAGTATGTTTTTATCTTTATGAAATAACATTAACCATAAGGCATAACCCGCTGCTAAGGTTGATATACCTAATTGTCTTGATTTTAAAATAACTGAATATGGATTATCTTTCCATAATTGTAATACTTTATCTTGAAATGGATATAAATGAAAAGGTATTCTTCCTCTTTGTGGGTGTTGAATATTACAGTATTTCTTCATAAAATGACCTGGATCTTTAACACAGAGAATATATTCTTGTCTTATTATGTCTTGGATTTCACTACTATTACCCATAATTTATTTTGGTAATTATTTACCTATTTTTTTATATAACTTTATTCCTATTATAGGATTTAATGTTTGATTTACTCCTGCTCCTACTCCATAAATAGTATTATTTTTAGTTTTTAATAAAAATTCAGGGCCTATTGAACGTAAATTATCTTTTTCAAGATATAAACCTCCACCTATATATAATTCAGTTTTAGTAACTATTATTTCTTTAGTTATTGTATGTGTAGGAATTATAAATTTATAATTTATATTTCTTGATGAAATTTTATTTCTAAAAATAGTATCATTGATTATTACAGTAATTGAATCTCTATTTATTGTATCTGAGTAGTAATATTTAGTAAAATAGTCATGAATTATATATATTGTGTCTAATTTTGTCTTTAAGATGGTATCATAAATATATTCTGTTTTAGAATAATATTTAGGAGTATATACAGGTATACTATCATGAATTGTATCGTAAGTAGTTACTGTTGTTGATTTACCCTCAATGTAAGTTGGGGATGTATTTGAATTACATCCCCTCATTAACATTATTACGATAATTAAAATTAATATTATTATTATATAGATACTATGATAATTGATTTTCAAGTTTTTTCTTTTCTTTAGTTAACTCTTTTAATTCATCTTTAATAGCTTCTTTTTTATCTCCTTCTGCTGTTTTATATTCTTCTACTTTATCTTTCATTTGTTTTACAATTTTTTGTAATTTATTTGATATAGTAGCTACAGAATCTTTTTTCATTTTAGCTAATTCAGCTTTTGATGGTTCTTTATCTTTATCACCATCTTCATCAGCTTCAGGTTTTTCCCAATCATCCTTTACATCTTCTTCATCTTCATCATCTTCTTTTTTAGATTCAGATTTTTTAGGTCTTCCTCTACCTTCATCTAAAGAATCCATAAATATATCGGGATCATATAATCCTAAAGAACCATCATTAAATTCAATTACAACTACCATTCCATCTGAACTCCTTATAAGTATTTTACCTTCTTCACCTCTTTTATTGTATGGATCAATAGTTAAACTCATAGGAATTGTTACTATATCTCCCACTTCTAATTCATTACCATCTTCTTCAGCTATAGTAACAGGTTTATTTGTTTTTTTAGCAGTTTCAATTGCAGTTTTTACTGTTTGAGGATCTTTACCTTTTAGAGATTCTGGTTTTGTAGTTTTATCGACCACTGTTTGTTCTTTTAATATGGAAATTATTTCCTCTTTTATTTGTTTTTTGAATTCTGATTTTTTCATTATATGTTATATATGTTAGAATGTTAATACTATTGTTTTTGGATTGAGGTTATTAGTTTTAATAAATTCAATTAGTTTATAATAAACATCTGTATTAAATGTTTCATCTGTTGAATTATTAATTTTAATATCTGTATTTAATGCTTTAGCTGCGAAATTATATTGAGGTTTTAGTGAAGTTAATTCTTCTTTAATAAGTTGTCTAAGTTCTGATTTTTTCATTATATGTAATTTTTATTATAAATATATAACGTCCAATATTTGTTTAATTCTTTCTTCGGTTGTACCACTTATTTCATGGTAATTTTTGATTGAAGATTTATATTTTCTAATTATTTTTTTAATATTTTTATCTATTTTATTTCTATATTCTAAGTCTGTTGTTCTAATTCCATTGTCCTCTACAGGGATTCCTTCTGGGGATATATAGAATATATAGTCATATTCTTTAAGGAGGTTTGATGCTAGTCTTTCAAAATCATCTGCTTCTTTTACTGTTATTGATTTAGCTAAGTTTGTAAAGGATATCACATCAATAAGAGTTCTGTCTGTTATTAATGAATCCTGCAGTAATTCAGAGCATCTTTCTGCTAAAAATATTGCTTGACCTTTTAATGTAGAGTCAGTATTTAAAGGAATACCTAAATCTCTTAAATATTTACTACGTTCAGTTGCAAAATTATAATCTTTAAATTGAGGTAATTCTTTTAAAGCATTTACTAAAGTAGTTTTACCAACTGAGACTGTGCCTGTGAATCCAATACGGCATGTTTTATACATAATTTTAAATATTTTAAAATAATATAAGAATAAAAAAAGTATAATCCAAATTGAATTATACTTCTTTAGTAAATTTTTTTGTTATAATTTAAATTGTTTCATTTTCTTTAATTTGTTTTATTATCAATGATAAATCGTTGAATCTATGATCTTGTTTATCTATTTTTATATTTATGGGTTTATTAAATGAATACAATTTATCTATTAAATGATGATGTTCAATTGATGTATCTAATGAACCAAAATAAAAATACATATTAGGATGTGGGTAAAAATTATTTAAAAGATTATCTTGAATATTTTTCAATGAAAGTATAAATTCTTCAGATATAGTAAATGAGAAATTATTTTTATGATTTTTAAATGATTTATTTAAATTAGATGTAAAAAATTCATATGCTTTTAATAATGGGTTTACCATATAAAAAGATAAATCATCTCTTTCATTATTATTCATAGCTAATAACATAGTATAAAACCCACCCAATGATGTTCCTATAATATGAATATTAGTATTGTTATTTATAAATTCTTGTAATAAAGTATAATCATTTATTGGATCATTGTTTAGTTGAGGGCAATAAACTGTATCATTGGGGAATTCTTTCTCTAATGTAATTAACTTATCACCAGGACCACTATTAAAACCATGTATTATTAGTATGTTCATAACTTTTATTTTAATTTCTTATATGTAAAGATACAAACTATTATTCAAATAGCCAAACAAAACTACAATTAAGTTCCTAAATGTCCTATTATTATTTTCTCATGAGGTTCTCCATTAATTAGTCTTGTATAATGGTAACCATCTTTATTTTTTTCAATTATATCTTTACCTAATATACTTTCTGCTTCTGAGTTGGGGATAGGAATACCTCCATATTTTAACATCAATGATTCCATTTTACCACTAAATTCTCCCCATGAACGTTGTTGTTGTATTTCTTCTTGGAATACTTTTTTAATCCATTTAACTCCTTCTGTACTCCCATCACTTCCCCCTGCTATGGTTTTTCTTCCTAATTTATCTTTATATAAAATTGCTGCTATTATTTTATTATCTTTCTTAACAAGTTTAGCAAATGATACTTTATTTAATAATTCTTCAGGAGAATTAGCTGTCTTAAAACCACCTATAGATTTATATGTTCTTTGCATTATATTCCATATATCTTGAATGTATGGTTTAATATTATCTTCTCCTATGAGATTAATAAATTTTTCGGAAATAATTTGTTTAATCTCCTCCTTAATAAGTTGTCTAAGTTCTGATTTTTTCATATTACCAGTAAATGGTTTATTATATATATCTCCAAATGTACCCTCCTGATGTTTTTTTATATCCTTTACAGCATGAAGTTATATTCCATGCATTTGTGGATGATGATGCTTCTGTTATACTATTATATTGAGTAATATAGTTACCTTGTTTATCATATTGAGCTACAGGTTTACTTATCTTTTTTATATGTTGTGATGATAAATGTCTTCCTGTTAGTGCTTTACTAATTTTACTCCCAGTATTGAGTTTTTGACCTTTGGGGCCTTGAGTATTTTTTAAAATATATTCTACTTCATCATAATCTAATTGTATAGGATAATCATTAATATAATATCTCCATATATAATCAGATGATTTTTTTGCTTTTCCTTTTAAGCATTGGCGGATACTTTCATTATTTACTGTAAGACCTAGAGTAATAATAGCCTCATTTATGTTATTCCATTCAGATATGAATTTTCCTGTTAGATCGTATTGAAGAATTTTTTTACCCTTACCTTTATTTGGGCTTGTTCTTCCTTTGTGAGCTTTTGAGGTTGATGGTTTAGGTTTACCTTTTCTGGTTGAGGAAAAGTATTGTTTGGTTTCTTCTGTGTGGAATTCTAATCCACCACCTCCTTTATTTTTATTTTGTATATCAAATCCCCATTGTCTAAATTGTTCTATCCAATAACTTTCCAAGGGCTTCCAATGTTGTCTATCTAGACTATCCACTTCATCTATGTAAGTATATTCAATCTGTTTACCATATGTTTTTTTATGGGGTTGTTTTCTACAAACTTTAGTTTTTCCTATATAAACTTTATTAGGATCTCCATAACAGTTTGTTACAAGATATATCTTTGTCATGTTAATATTTATAATAAATATGACATAACTACATCTTATTACGGGTAATTAAAAAACTTACCAATATCCAGTAAAAGTACTTTTTATACCTAATAATTTAGCATATTTAGGAAGATTACAACTCCACCACCCAGCAGAAGTACGATCCTTTTTATTTTTGCAATCATGTCTTGCTGCAAAAGCTTTTCTTGCTTTTGGGTCATTTACTTTAGTTGATAATCCTCCAGAATCCCCAAATGATACTTTTTTAACTTTTTTGGTTTTAGGGTCTCTAACATATACATAAAACTTTTTAGAACCACCACGTTTTGGTTTGTTTAACTCTACATCTTTACCTTTGAATTCTGCTTCGTTTAATGACTTAGTAAATTTATCTTTATTTTTACGATAAAAATCTTGTGTTTTCATAGGTAATTCGAATATGGGAGTGCCATCTTTTTTAGCACGCAATATTTGATTTACCATTTTTTGTTCATATGAACTCCAAGTTTTGTTATCTTCTTTGTCTTCATCTGTATTTTCGTCAACCATAGGCATGTCTAAAGGTACTTTTTGTCCTTCATATATTCCGTATTCACCTAAATTAGTTTCCATTAAAATTTCCTTGTCAGATTCATTAACATGAATAGCATTTCTTGAATATAAATGACGTGCTTCTTTCCATAAATCTAAAAATGCATCTGAGCCATATCTAAATGTATTTTCTGTTAAGGGTAAGCGATTATTAATGTGGTATTTTATGTTTTCAGATATTTGTATGGGAGCTATGTTTTCATTTAGAATAACGCCTTTATTCCCAGTATTCTCACATACATTACAACCACAATTACATGAATCTAATTTATATTTATTATTAAGTGACTCTTTAATAAGTTGTCTTAATTCGCTTTTTTTCATTTTTTATTTTTTCTTAATACTTTAAAATCATCACTAGTTATTTCATCTTCTGGTGATGCTGCTGAGGCTATTTTCTTTTGTTTAGGAGACAATTGTTTCTTTTCATTCATTTCAACAGACATAGCAACTTTTTTATTCATTAAAAAATTATGTACTTCTTCAACATCATCTTTTGATGTTGTAATATGGTCATTTGCCCAATCATGTTCATTTGCTAAAATATCATCAACCATTTTTTCATCTAATTTAAGCAAATCATCAACCATTTGTTTAATGGTTTTAAGGTTTTGGAAAAACATGTAGTTACCTAAATCTTCTTTAATTGATTTTTTTAGTTTTTCTGCTGTTTTCTTTACATTTTTTTCTTGTTTTTGAGTGAAATCAACAAGTTTAGCATCTTTTGGAGTTTGTGGTTTTCCATATTTTTCAAGGTTAGCTGCTAACGCAAATGGTAAACCTGATTTGTCTTTTTTCTTAGCTTCTGCTAAGATTTCTTCTCTAATAAGTTGTCTAAGTTCTGATTTTTTCATTCTTCTATTTTTATTTTTAATGTAGTGTTTCCTTTAATCACTCTATGCCATTCTAATTTTGGTATAAATATACTAACTCCTTCTTTTAATTCCAAAGGAAGTTCATTGTCTCTTTGAAAATACCAACCATTACCCTCTAATATTGTTACTTTACGGTCTTTTAAATCCCGATGCCAAAGAAGTTCGGTAGAGTCTATATTTTCATTAAACTCACGTATTGTATGAGTTGAGGTGGTTGAAATATTAATGTATGGTTTCATTCATGTCATAATAAAATGAATTTCCATCTTCAGTTATCCATTTGTCAGATTGATTTTCTACAGAAGATAATTCAGTGTCTACTTTAAATTGTTTTAAATCTATTGGTAATTTTTTAGTAACCCAATTGCTGTCTTTCCAAAATATTCTATTGTTAGGCATACATAATAAGTAACCTTCATCTGATTCAAATATATGACCACATTTATAATCAGTAGGTTCGTCACTGTATGGGTTATTATACCAATCTACAGTAAACATATATGTCCCCCAAACTTTACTTCCGTCTCTTAACACAATTTGTGCTCTATGATATACTAAAAAATCATATTTTATAATAGCTACATTTTCACTAAAACAATCCCACAATTGTTTAAAATTAAATGGTATATTGTTTGTAGGAATTTTTGTGTAAATTTCTGAAATGGGTACTCTAGAACGGACCATTCCATGATCTGTCATAACATGAAATGTTAATATAGTTCCAGTATATGATTGAATGCCAAAAACATATACATTATAGAACTCATCTGAATCTTTGTGGTTTTTGGTAAAGTATGATTTACGAACTAAGGCTTTGAAACTTGGAATATTTTCGTTTAACATATTATTTTATTTTACCTCATTTTTTTACCTTTACCAGGTGTTTTACATAGAGGTCCTCTACATCCACTCTTATTTTTATGTATTTTCTCATAATTTAAAGATATAAAAAATAATAGGTACCATTATTAACTTGCTTCATTCCTAACTTAGTTGCTATAAGTGGTGCTATTTTTTTATACAACTCTTTTCTAGAAGGCTCTTTGGCTGAAAAGAATACAAGCTCAGCCTTTTCACGTTTCATTTTATCAACTAACGCATTAATAACAATACCGAAGATTTTTGCTGTATCAGTACCACCTAACCCAGTAATACCTTTACCTTTCTTAACATCTCTAAATTCAACATGATATCCTTGACCGTCTTCCCACATTTCAATAGCTGCGTCAGGTAAAAGTTTACTTGCAGTAATAGTAGCACTATTAGGTAATGTTAACCATTCTAAGGAAGTAATGTCTATTACGTATTTCTGATCGTTAGGACCAGTAAAGGTAGCAGTGAAATCTGAATCTTCACCCTCACGCCATCTGATTTTTTCTTTTGTATCAAATAACTCTCTTATAATTTCCTCCTTAATAATTTGTCTTAATTCAGATTTTTTCATATTTTTATTGTAAATATATTATTTTGTTTTACCCCATTTAGTACCTTTACCAGGTGTTTTACATTGAGATGGTGTAGGACGACATGAAGGATATTTTGCACGTTTCTCGTCTTCTTTTCTACCACATGATTTATATCCTGTTATTTCACCATCTTTACGAATTGGAGCATTACAATCAACCCAACCACCCTCTTTACCTGGTGTGCCTGAGCGTTTAAACCATTTATGAAGTGATTCATCTTCATTTAAATATTGTTTAGGTACATCTACATGCAATACTACAGCATATGGTGAATTTATAGCAGATAATGCATAATGTCTATGATTACCATCTATTATTTTATTATCTCTTTTATTAACTAATATAGGATAAAAATCTGCCATTCTATGGTCTTTAGCATCCTTTTCATCTGATAATATTTTTTGAAATTCTTCTGCTTCGTATTCTGAAGATGGGTTTTTGTAGTCTTTATCAAGTTGGGAAGGTTTTATAGATGATAAAGGAACTCGTTTTATTTCTCCTTTTACATTTTCTATAAAATCAAAAAAATCATTTCTATCTTTTGGACCACTCCATTTATAAAAGGATTTCATAAATCCCCTAAAATGAGCTAATTCATATTTAATCCCTTTTTCTAATAAGCCTGGTGTTTGTTGGTATGCTATATCTTGGACGTTTAATTCTTTGGCTTCTTTTAATCCTTTCCAAATATCACCTTTTCTACATCTAACTACTGCTCCTGATTTATAAGCTGATGGTTTATCAAATTTTTTGTCTGCTATACGAAGACATCTATCCCGTTTTGTTTTTTCTTCAAAAAGAACTTCTTTTATGAGTTGTTGTAAATTTTTAAGATTCATAATTAATATATTATTTTAAATCATTAAAATCTATTTCTTCACTTGAACCCTTTGTTTCATCTCCACTATATAATAATCCTTTACTGAAACTTCTAAATTCAATACCATATGCTTGTCCTATGTGGTTTGAAAAAGCAAATACAGGTTCATCATCTGTTCCTATTATATCTTCTATTTCAGTGTAAATTAAATAGCAATTTATTGTTAAAACTCCATTATTGAAATTATAATCGTTAAATCCTCCTTCAAATGTCTCCTTCACTACTATAGTTTCAGTACTAGTATTACCAAATACTATTTTATCAAGAATGTCTGATGGGGTATTCTTGATTATAACTTTAGATAAAATTTTATTTTTAATGGGATTATATAATTTATATTTATTCTTTTGTTCTAGAGGAAGTAAAGATATATTTTCAAACTTACCTTGTAATGCTTTTTCTATAAAAGATTTAAATACATTTACACCATCTAAAGGTCTAGTTTTTGAACTTTCCCATCTTATGGCATTTCTTTTTTTTAATGAAATACCAACAATTATTTTTCCATTTTCATCAATCAAATCAGTATCAGATTTATCAAAATCCGTAGCTCCTTTTGTAGAAGCATCTACTGCTTTAGCTACATTTTTATATAATAATGTTTTTTTATCACTTTTTAATAATACATTTATAGGACTTCCATATTCATTTATATGAGAGTTAATTATATTATTAAAATCTGTTTCATTTTGTTTACCCGCTGATTGAGATCCTTGTTTAGATAAAGGTTTAATTATAACTTCTACTCCGTTTTTTTCAACTCCACCTTGGGACGAACCTGGTATATTAACATTTCTAGTAAATCCATTATCTACCAATTTAGTCATTATTTTAAGGCGATTTTCATCGGTTAAAACTATAATTCGATTAGATGTTTGGCTTTTGATTTGCTCAATAGGTATAGACAGTAAATCCATTATTTCTTTACCTATCTCTTGTGCTTTAGGAGATAAAGATTCAAAGGGTTTTTTTGATTCTTTTATATTGATTCCCACTTTCATTAATTCATTTTCTAAAAGTAAAATATCCTGTTCATTATTCATGTCAGGATATCCTTTTTCAAATTTATATGAAATTTTATTTAAAAATTGTTCTATTATATCCATTATTCTGTTTCTTCTGGTTCTGGTTCTGAAGATGTAATATTATCTATTATATCTGTTTCTTCATTTTCTATTGTATCATTTTCTTTAGAAATATCTGCATTGTATCTTAGTATTCTTGCTAAGGCATTTGAAGCATTTTGTTCTTCAGTTAAATTTAATAAATAGTATTTTTTTCCTTCTATTTGAGCTATCCAACTTCTTTCAGTGTAAGTTAAGTAGAAATTTTGGTCGTTTTTTAAGTTTATTCTGAATGTTGATGGTTTGGGAGAGACCCAGTCTATAGATGCTACGAAAGGTTTATATTCAGTTGAAAGTAAATTAATGATTACTTGTTTAAGTTCATCAAATTTAGTTAATTCATCATATTCTTGAACTGATGGGAGTGATGGAGATGGTTTTGAATTTAGACTAAGGGCTAATTTTCTAATTTTATCTCTTAGTTGTTCTTTGTTCATTTTTTTCTTAATATTTTAAATATATTTTCTGTTAAATTTTCATTTAACTTAGGTTCATATTGTTTAATCAAATCATTTACATCTTTTTTATATTTGTCTCCTTTAGATTCAATTCTATTTGCTATTCTTGTTATTTGGGCCCAACTATTAGCACCAACTTTCCATTTTTTATAATCATCATAATATTCATAATTCCAATCATGAACTTTCAATAATTCTTCTAATTGGTCCAATAAATTAGAAACTTCTTTCAATTCATTTTCTTCTTCATATCTATCAGCTCCAACTTCTACATCTTGTTCAGTTATAGATGACTTTAATAAGGATTGTTTTATTAACTCTGTTAATTTTGTGTTTTTCATTTCTTCAAAATGTTTTTTTGCTAAATTTATGGCTCTACCTTGAATTATGTTTTCAGCTTCATTTCCATATTTTTGAAAAATTTTATCCCCATTATTGTTAATAATTTGAGCTTTGAATTCCTCGGCTTTCTTTACTACTTTTGGGGATAATATTTCTTCAATTTGTTTTTTCACTATTTAGATTCAGCGATTGATAATTTTCTAAATTCAGAGGCAGTTTGTTTTAATTCTTGCATTAATTTTCTTGTTACTGCTTTTGATTTTTTAGTTGTTTTTGAATGTTCTACTTCAATTTCAGCAACTAATGATTTGATTTTTTCTAAAACTTCTGTTGTGTTCATGTTTATATTTATTTTTATTTATTTGTTTATTTAATCTATAGGAGATTCAGATGCTATTTCTAATGCATTTCCTATAAATGTAGTTAATTCACCACTTTTAATAGCAGTTAATACTCCTTCTAATGTTGTTAAACTTATGTTTTTTGCTTGAAATGCTTTTACTGCAGTAGTACCTGCTGATATAAGGAATATTGCTATTATTACATGAAACAATAGATGAGCTGCTTTTTTTGCTTTTTTCTTATCTTTAATGAATTTACTCATTAATGATTCTAAAGGAACCATATATAAATGATGTAATTCATCTGCTATTTTTGATAATCTATTAAACCATTTATCAACTTCATCTTTATCTGTTGGTTTTTTACCTACCATCTTACTAATAACTTGCCCTGCTTTTTTACCTATTTTAGCTACTATACCTAATATAGCAGGTAAAGCTAAACCTACACCAACAATAGTCATAAAACCTTCATTCAAGTTATCTTCTGTTGATTTCTTTTTTAATTCAGATTCAATAGATTTTAAAATTAAATCCATTTCATCATCTATTTCATCAACAACTTTATCTACTATTGAATCTTCAGACTCTAATAATAAGTTATTATTTAAGTATTTAATTAAATCAAAATTTTCCATTATCTTGTTCCATCAGATTTTACTACATGAGCTCTAGTAAAGAAAGTAATTGTATTTCCTATTTGGTCTATTAATTTTTTATCTCCAATAGCTTCAGCTTTTGCTTGAGCTTGTGTTAATAAATCTTGTAATTCAGATACATCTGGGTTTACTTCACCATCTATTGATTCTTCATCATCAAGTATATTATCTAATTCATTATCTAATTCTTCTGTATCTTCTTCAGCTTCATATAAATCACTTTCTTCTCTCATAATAGATTGAATTTCTTCTCTAAGATGTTTTCTTAGTATATCTTCTTTCAATTGAGATGATGAAGGGATGTTTTTATTTTCTGTTAGTAGAGTATTCTTTTTTAAGAATTTCTGTAGGTTAAAGTTATCACTCATTTTATTTTAATTTTAGTATAAATATATTGTATTTATGGTTTATTGGATTTCTTTTTAGGTGAAAATAAGAATCGTTCTTCCATTCTAGCTAATTTTTCTTTTAATGAAATATTTTCTTGAATTAATGAATCAATTTTTTCTTCAAGTTCTATTATTTTATCTCTTAGTTCTGTTATTATTTTAGCTGTGAGAGAGTCTTTAGTATATTCATCATGTTTTTCTTTTTGATTTTTATAATCATTTCTTGTTTTGATTATATTCCAAATTTCTTTTATACCTAAAGAAGTAAGAATAGCAGTAATTGCGGTAATTATTATTGTAGGGTCACCCATGATATATTGATTTTTATTATAAATACATCAAATTATCTTTTTAATGATTTAAGATATAAAATACCTTCTTCTAAGGAATTTAGTGCTCTTTCTTTATTAATACCTCCCACCCATCTTTCAACATCTCCATTTTCAGCTATAAAACTATTATTAGATTCATTTAAAGCATCCTCCATATATGCTTTATAATTTTCTATCATTATGTCAATCTCTTTATTATGGATTTCTTTATTATGAGATTCCCAATCTCCATTCAATTTTAATTCAGTTTCTTTTTTCATATTACATTCCATACAACATCCAAATGAACTAAAATAATGAGAATCTAATTGTTTATTCATTATATTATTACAACTTGGGCAAAATAATGGAACTCCATATTTTTTAGCTAAATCTAATTTAGTTATATTTTGTTTAATACCATCTTTTATTGTCCATTTCTTCCCATTTTCAATCCATATATCTCCATCTTTATGTTCTTCTTTTGATATTTCATATCCTATACTTTGTGTTGTTTTTTCACCTGCTTTTCCCTTTAATATATTCCTTAAACGTTCTACATCTTTAGGTTGAAATTCTTTTTTTAATACGTTTTCTTTACTCATAATTCTAATAATATTTTTAACAATTTCATATACCTAATTTTTTAAGATGTTCTATTGTAGATTTAGCATCAGAATGTAAAATACCTATACCTCCTTGAGCAGACCATTCTTTTATATTTTCTGAGTGGTCGTCTATTAGGATGTGATTATGTTTTGAATATAATTGTTTTTCTTGTCTAGGACAAATTATAAATGGAGAGTTAGGTAGATGATTTTCTAACCATTTTCTTTTACCAAATTTTGATGATATGTCTGGGGATGGAGCTGTTATTATTGTTGGGTTATATTTTTTAATATAATCCCATAATATAGGTCCATCTTCCAGCCATTCCATCTCAGACCAAAATTGCTCTTTATGTTTTTTGTCTATAACATCCCAAAATGAAGTTTTACCAAATTTTTGTCTATATGTAGTAGGGGAATAGCCCGTTAATTCTTTATATCTTTTATCAAAATTAGATAAAGTCCCATCTAAATCACAGAATATTTTATATAAGTTTTTTTTCTTAAACATAACTATTTAGTTAAAATATTGTAAAAATAATCTAATGCGCTTAATTGTTCTCCCTTTAATCTGTCTTTTAAAAATGAATAATAATTAATATTTTCTTTTAATTTTTCATATATTGAATAATAAATAGCCCAATATTTAATTTCATTTTTTTTAAGATCCTCTTCAATATTTTTGTTTCTTTTTAATACTACAAATCTACCTTTACCTTGAGGAGTTATAAATTCTTTACTAACATCTTTTCTAAAATACCCAGGTATCCTATTGTATTTATTATCTGTTAAATTTGCATATATTCTGTGGTAGTTTTTATTTTCGTTATTATCCATAGATGCAATTCCTATATATTCAGGTTTTACTTTTTCAGCAAAATCAACTACAATTTTATATATTGTAGATAAAATTTTAATATAATTTTCCTTTCCTTCTAGTGGTTCAGCATTTATATTTCCATCAGGATAAAAAGAAATATTATAAAATTTACCTTCATCTTTATAAGGATTTATTATGTTATTTATAGAATATACATAAGTTATATCTCCTACTTTAAAATCTCCTCCTTCTAAATCTCCATTTATACCAACAGCATTTTCTTTAGATAAAGTTATTTCATTTAAAGTATCATATAACTCATGATATATTGTTTTTTCATAATTAAATTTAGGTATATCTATTATCCTTTTATTATCTTTATAAGATCTCAAAAACATACCTCCTTTTTCATATGCTTCTCTTTCAAGTAATTCTAATGATTCATCTTCATGGACATTTTGTGTTTGTATATTATGTAATCTACCTTCTATGTTTTGTATATGGTGGATTAATTCATGTAAATATGAAGCTATTATGTCTCTAGGATGGCGACCCTCGGTGTATAACACAATTTCAGAGGAATTAGGGTCATAATATGCTGTTTTTCCCATAAAATCCTTAGCATTCGTTTTATCTCCGTTTTTAAATGTAACTTTAGGTAATGGTTGAATGTTTTCTCCTTTATCTAATAAAAATTTAGTAATTTCTTTAATTTCATTTTTATAATTTATATTATTAGAATAAGTAGCATTTTCATTTAATGATAATTGAGGTGTTCTTACCATTTCATTATCTGCTTTTTTATCATTACCATTATTTAATTTAAATCCAAATCTTTTATAAAAATCAATTAACCTATCTTTATTTGATCCAAAAGTTTCATTTGGGTCTAATGTTAATATTTTATTATTTTCATCAGCCCATTTAGTAATATCATTTAATATTTTAGTAGCATATCCTTTATCTCTAAATTCAGGTTTTATTTTTATAATATTTAGTTCAACATAATTATCATTATATGGAATTAAAAACAGTTTATCTAAAACGCTACTATACTTATCTCGTATAATTTGCTGATATGGTAAAGATCGATTTGTTAATTCGTTTAATGTGTTGGATAATGTATTTATTTTATTGATTACATTTTTAGGATTATCCATCAATATACCTATTCCACCAGCATCTTCAAAATGTTTTATATTCTCTAATTTATCATCAATTAATATAGATGTAGGTGAAGCATATTCTGCTTTTTCTTTTCCATTTTTGACCCATATCTTTTCAATATTACCTACATTTTTATTTAACCATTCAGATTTACCTTCTATAGGTTCATTATAGAATTTATTACCAGTTTCTTGTTGTTTAAGTTTTGATAATTCAGGTACTGCAGATAATATTTTTACGTTTGGGAATTTTGATTTTATGTAATTAAACATTTCTTTTGAACCAGGATACCATTTTGCATTTACCCAAAATTCTTTATTGGATGCTGTGTCTGATGGTTTTATTTGTCTTATTTCTAATATTTTTTTATCTTTAATATTAGTTGTTAGTAAGTTTTCAGTGTAATTAGTTAGAGTATCGTCTACATCAAAATATACAGTATATTCTTGATTAGATTCTAATATAGGATTAATTAAATTATTGACTAATGAACTCATTGATTTTAGGTTGGATTTGAGAATCAGGTGTAAAAGATTGTTCTTTTTTTATTAAAACTTTTATATTATCTATTATAGATTGTTTTAGTTTATTTCTTTTTTCTATTTCTTCAGGTGTTTTCTCTTTACCTTCTGGGTCTGGGTATTGGTTAAATATAGTATCAATATCTAATGGAGTTATTTCTGAAGGGTTGTTGTTAATTATTATTATATTATTCTTAAATTCGTTTTTATATGTATCAATATTATTTATTACTTTAACCCAACTATCCAATACTGCTCTGGTTGGTAGTTGTCTATCTCTTTTTAGGTTTCTTTCTAAGGATACTATAGGAGATACATAAACTAAAATCATAAAAGTTTCATAACCTAATGATTCAATATATTTTTTCTTTTCTAATAAGTTTTTTGATGATGCACCAACTCCATCAATTACAACATTTTGTTTTTGTATTAATAAATCTTCTTCTTTTTCTTTTGTCTGTTTTCTAGCTTGATTCATTAATTCCCCTGTTTTAGATAATTCATCAAGATTCATTTTTTTCAAATCCATTTTACCTATTTGAGTTTTAAGTAATTCTTCATAAATATCATCTACATTAATTACTTGGAATTTAGATGGTATTGAAAATTTATTTAATATAAATGATTTACCTGAACCAGGAGGTCCTGCCATGAATATGGCTTTAGGTTTTTTATTTAATTCTTTATATGGTTTTATTAATGATATCATGATAATAAATACTTATTAGTGAGTTCTTTTAACTGATGTTTTGAATTCAGTAAATATAGGGTTATGTGAGGGATTTTCTAAGTCGAATAATTTTTTTACAGTTTTCAATATATCTATATTTTCCTCAAATGTTCTTTCTGATTCATACATTTCCCATCCTCTTCCTTGTATTTTTCCTTTAGATGGTTTTCGTTTATTAGATTTTAACCATAATAAACCAAATCTATCTATTTTTTTACCAAAACATTCTTCATAACATTTACCATAAAATGCTGCTTGTAATTCATATGAGGTATGTAAGTTATTTGATGTTTTAAAATCTACAACCCAAAGTTCACCATCTACTTCACATATAATATCACAAGTTCCAGCTACCTTTAGTTCATCTGAAAATAAATGTACTTCTGTTTCGATTAATGTAGGTTTATATTGTTCCCACCATTCTGTGAATTTTAAGAACATTTGCCATACATCTGGTGAGTATTGAGGGTCACCAAATGCAGTTAAAAAATTTAATTCTTTACCTTCTAAATATTCTTCAATCATATTATGAACTTGAGTACCTTCATCACCAGATTTTCTCATTATATGTTCAGAAGCATATCCTACTTTCTTTAACCAATCTTCAAAATGTGTACCCTTTGGATATGATGATAAAACATAAGTTATAGATGGATAATATTCTCCATTTCTTCGGTAATACCTAGAATCTGGGAGTGTTATCCTTTTAGCATCCTCGGATATTTCTAAGATTCTTTTGTATTTTTTGTTTTTAAATTTACTCATAAAAGTGAGATTTTTTTCTCTATTATACTATATGTATTAAGAGGTTTTGATGTTTGTATTAAATTGGTGAAATTTTTGAATCCTATTTCACTTGGGTCTTTCCCATCTAATTCTATTAAATATGGTTTTATTCCTTGATTTAAAAAATATTCACAATATTTTATTGATTTTTCTTTCGCATCATCATCTAATGCAATGTAAATATGTTTTATATTTGATGAAATTATTTTTTTTAATAATTCATTTTGTATATTTTTACCTAAAAGTGGTATAGCATTTCTTTTTATAGCAATAGCATCAAACACACCTTCACATAATATTACAGGTGAATTCCAATTGATTAGATTATCAAATGGGACTATATTTCTTGAATAATCAGGGTTGATATATTTTCTAAATGCCTCTTTTTCATATGATCTTGATGTGAAAAAATTAAGATTTCCATCTTCATTATATGAAGGAATTATAATCATATTTTTATATATACCAGACTCACAATATCCTAAATTATATTTTATGATATCTTCATCTGTTATATTTCTTGATTTAATATATTTGTAAGCTTTTTTATATTCTATACTTGATGAAGGTTTTGATAATGTAATAAATTCTTTAGGTAAAGATATAGGTTTTTTTTCTGGTTCTGTAGTATTTAAGTATAATGATGATGGTTTTGTTTTTGTTAATCTATATAGTTCATCAAATTTATCTTTTGGGGGATTAATTAATCTAAATAATGGAGATATTTTTTTACCTTTAAAACCACAAACCCAACATTGGTAGGATTGATAATTTTTTGAAGATTCATCAAAATTAATTTCTAATTTATTATTATGATGATGACATTTAGGACATTTATAGGCAATGTTACCTTTAGATGTTCTCTTTCCATCACCTAAAATAGAATTAACTAAATTAACTAGCATTTCATTTATAACCATAACTTAAATGTAATAAAAAAAGCTTGAATAACCAAGCTTAATTAAAATCATTTTTATAAAATTTTCCAAGAATATTTGAATTTAACCATTTATCGCTTTCTAATACATTATTTATAAATAAATGTTTAGTTTCAAGATAAGTCAAATGTTTTTTATTTAACGCTATATCTACAATTTCTCTATGGAATTCATGTTGACATTTTTCTTTAATTTTTTGTTTAATGAATTCTTCAGAACCATAATAATTTAACCAATCAGATTCTTTAATTATTTTTTTAGTTAATTTATTTCTACCTCTAGTAATAGGTTGTTCAGCTAATTCTTTTTTACCTAATTTTTTATTTAAAGTATGAAATAATGACTTTTTACCTAAATATTTTTTACCTGTTGGGTTATGTGTTGTAATATATATAAAACCAAATGGAGTATTATTACCAAAATCATCTAAACTAATTATATTACTTTTTCTATATATCCATTTATTTTGATCTATCATTTTATTATAAATATGTTGAGTTATTTACTTAACCAATAAATCCCATTCCCCCCTTTATTTGAGTATTATGTACTCTCCAGCCTCTTTCTGGTGCGTCTGTTCCGTTAAATGACCAGATTATTTGACCATCGGTTGAGTCAATGTCAGTTGCTGACAATAATCTATTAGAATCCTTAGTAGCAAAAAACATTAAATTTAGATTTATTGCAAATGGAAATTATATTCATTATTACCTATTATTTCAACCATATTACATATCTAAATTAATTAATATATTAATATCTGTTGAGTTTGGGGATGGTAAAGGTTGAGCCAATTTAGCTACTGCTATTAATTCTTTGTTATTATTATATAATCCAACTGTAGTAATATAAGGTGAGAAATATTCTTTAGTAGCAAATTCATACATATCACCTCCAGACCCAGATAATAAGGTTGGGTTATTTGAGAAATTAAATTCATTTTCTCTTATAGTGCATTTAAATTGGTTTTCATATATAGTAATAGCACCTTTAAAGTTCAAATATAAATTATTTGATGATATTATTTCTTGATTGGTTTGATTATCTATATTTAAAATTATTAAACCATGTTCATATATTATATTACCTACATTACTTCCACTATAAATCATATTTCCTTCTCCATCATCAGTTATATTATATTCTATTGAAGAAGAAGTAAAATTAATTGTAACTGTACTAGGTTCTATTTTTTCTCCAAATATATTAGATGGAATTGAAATAATAGAAATATTATCATTTACTGATTTAGGAAAATTTCTGTATGGGAGTAAAGTACTTGATAAATAATTATCATACATTGGTTGTTGAGTACCACCTGAACCTGTTATAGTTCCATCTAATTGGATAGATGAAGTAAAAGCTTCTGATGATGATGGAGAATTAATGAAATTAGTATAATATAATTGTTTTATGGAATTATATATTAATTCTTGACTAAATGGAGTATTTACTCCTGTTTGGTTTGAACCTGATATATAAATGGTTGAGTTTATATTTACACCTAAATATCTTTCTATTTCATCTTGGATTAATTCTGAAGATCCACTATAAGTATGTTCTTTATTTACTTCAAAGGGGACTAGAATTATATCAGATGATAGAAAAGGTTTAAATACACTCATTTTTGTTTAATTATTGAGTTAGAAACTAAGTTTTGTAGTTAAAAGAATTTCTTTTGTGAAGTCTTTTATTATAGGTCTAGATAATTTAGCAACTGCCAATAATTCATTAGCATCATTATATAACCCAACTGTAGTAATATATGTTTGAGGATTATTAATAAAATTAGAATAAATCAATTCTCCAGTTGAACCAGCTATATACGAAGGATTCATTGAATAATTAAATTCTGAATTTCTTGCTCTCACAAATATATAATCTGCTGTAATAGTTTCTTCTGAATTTAATTGGAATGATGCTCCTAATTTTATACTATCGAATATTGTAGCTTGATTAGTACCATTTGTTAAATTAGCTGTTCTGTTTGCTACTACTCCTATTGATTCAGATACAGCTTGAGGATTTAATAATAATGTAGCAATATCTGGGAAAAATAAACCATAAGAACCATTTGAAACTGAGTATCCACTTCCTGAATTAGATATACCATTTGAACCTGAAACTATTTGGTACACTCTATTTGAACCAATAAATGTCTGAGTTGTTGTTTCAGCTGAGTTATTGGTTAAATGTAATTCACCTCCAGACCCAGATAAAGTCATATTAAAAGTAAAGGGAAATAATTTTTCTTTGTATCTTGCTCTATCTACTGATATTACCCAAAAATGACTTCCTGTTACTATATTATTAGAATCACCAAAATAAAATTCAGCATTTTCGTCTTCTAATATTAAAGATCTATATTGACCATATATAGTACTTGAAGGAGTATTAGCTGGGATTGATGAGTTATAGTATTCACTTCCACTCCCTAAAACATCAGCATACAATAATTGAAATTGTACTGCTGCATTATCTTCAGTTGATGCTGTTTGATATACGCTTAAATAATATTCACCTGATGGGCTTAAGGCTTGTATTGATGAAGTGAAGAATGATGTTAATGTAGGTTGTCCTGTTGACCACAATGTTGATTGTACTGCGTCAGCACTTACTACTATGTCTTCTGGTTCTAATCTTTTGAATCCCATTGTTTATTTTTAATTAGTTGTTTTTATTATTGTTAAAGGAATAGTAATTCTTGCTCCACTATCTAATCCAATGAATGTTATAGTTGTATTTAATTGTGTATTTGAACCAAATAATGTATTTACAGTAGTTGCTCTTAAATTTATTTGAGAACCTATAACCGTTGATGATACGTTAGTTCCTAATGTAGTTGTAGATGTAGTATTTTGAGTTGTTGCTGTTGTTGTATTAATACCTATCCCATTAAATGTATTTAATAATCTTACATCTGCTATAGTAGCTGAATAACCTGATGTTTCAAATATGTTGTTATTACCTAAATAATTTAATGTTTGTGGTGTAATAGCTAATGAAGCTCCTTGTTTTAATGATATAGCTGAGTAGCCTAAGTCTAAAACAGGAAGTTTTGCTGTTCCTCTAGGTAGAGTTGCTAATTTGTATTTCATTATTTGAGATTCATCAGGAAATGCTTCTAATAGAGGCATGTTCTCTAATGCTTCTCCATAAAATGAAGACCCTGATGGGTGTGTAGGATTATAAAGTGTATAATCAATTTCATCATCTGCTAATGAAAATTGAGTGATTCTAAATGAACCATCATTTTTTGCCAATAATTCTCTTCCTTTTTTAGTAAGAATTGCATCTATACTAAGGACTGTATTGTTTAAGTATCCCATTTTTATGTAATTTTATTATAAATATATAATATATGAAAGCTTTTCATTATATCAAACCTTTACTTACTAAATTAATAGTAAGTTTATCTAATTTATTATCCAATTCATCTGTTATGAATTGAGGTATCATATAGAAAGGACCACCTTGTGTAGATTTACCATCTAATGCTAATATAACAGAACTTCCATCTTCAACAAATCTTCTAATTAAAAATTCATTTACATCTATCCCCACATTATGAATTGGTTTGTTTAATGTGATATATAAAGCTGGGAATGTTGTTATTAATGTGAAAGTTGAAGATATAACAGATTGTATCATGTATGTTTTAGTTTCGTCTCCTTCAAATCTAATTTCATCTCCAGCTTTAAATTCTAAATTATCTTGTATTGGAAAAAAGCCAGAATTTGGTATGTCTCTTTGTTTAATATTAGAATTTCCATATATTGATATAAAATCTTGATTTAATATAATTAAAGTGTTTGGTGTTGATAGTTGTGTAAAGAAAAGAGGATTTGTTGATATTGGTGGTGTAGGTAGTGGTGTTTGAGAAATAGTAAAGGTTGATGTATTAGTAAGTAATTTTACTGAACTTGAATTACTTCCATTAGCTCTATATCTACCCACTTGAAAACGGTCATTTAATTGAAGATCTGATTTAGGTATTGTTATTGTTGTTGTGAATGTTTTTACTCCAGATCCCACAGATTGAGTAGTACTAAATGCTTGAATTGTAATTACTCCTCCTCTTATTCTAGCTATAGCTACTTGCCAATTTGCTTGAGGACCTGTGTTATATGATAGTTGTACTGATGTAGAAAATGTTAGACTTTCTATATTAAGGTCATTTATGATATCTGAGGATATTTCGTAATAATTTAAAGAATTTGTAGTAATAGCAGAAGTTACATCACTTCCACTAGATAATACTTCAAAAAAGTTTAAATCAGAAAAAGTATCATTACCTGTTATCGATTGATCTAATGGATAAGTTATGTTTACAATTGGTTTTTTCTTTACCATATAATCATTTACTATTTCTGTTCCTCCTAAAATGTTTTTAAATTCTATAGATTGTGTAAATGCTGATGGAGAGTGGCCTATTTGGTTATACATAATAGGAACTACTCTATATCCTCCCCTTATTATTCTATATAAGTTTTCTGTATTTTGAGCTGTATTTGATGTATAATTTAATTTAACGTATTCACCTGTTCTAAAAATATTTTGAACATCTCTTATTGATATTTCATTAGTATTAGCAGTTATTACTTCATCGTTATCTTTAATTAAATATTGAATTTTAGGTTGAATTGCATCCATATATTCAGGTGGTAATCCACCTCCATTTATACAATAAGTTAAAGAATTATATTTAGATTCAATTGATGGGGTTTTTCCATAATTACCAATATTAATACCCTCATTATCTGTCCACTCATTAATTTTTTCACTTTGATTTTTAGTACCTATATATCTAGGATTTATACTTTGAAGTTGAGTGTAATTAGAATCTGGGATTTGTGCTTTGGTAGCTGTATTATCTTGTAAAGTTGTTAAATTAACTGGAGTTATACTATCTGAAGAGTAATCTACTTTATTAATAAAAGAATTTAATGAATTTAATGATACATTATTTTGTAATGGATAAAAATTACTATTAAAATAATTATATAATGTAATGTTAGGTGATAATATTACATTTTTACAACTTGAAGTTATAGGAAACGTAGCTGCATCTAAAATTGGATTATTTCTTGATTGGTTTATTTCTAGATTACCATTTAAAACTGTATCTGCACTTAAGTAAACTAAACCTACATATTCGTTTTCTAAAATATATTCTAAAGACCCAGACATATTTGCAATTCCCGAAGGGCCTGCAGGTATATTTACTGTATTTGATATTGGAGATCCTATGAATTGGTTTTGGTTTAAATCAAATACATATTTAGCAATGTAAACAAGTGCACCATTTGAACCACTTGATTCTATTGATGCTGTTACTTGTAATAATGTATTAGGAGTATTTTCCAATGTATATAAACCACTTGAAGTATCGAAATATGGAGTACCATAATGAGCATCATTTCCTGTTACTGTATCCCATGAAAATCCAAATATTGGGCCTGTTTGGGGAGTAGTAAAAGATGCAGAAACATAATAATCAAATATTTGACCAGGGGCTAGGTATGTAAATTGTGTGGGTGAGGTTATTTCAAATAAATAGTATGTTAATTCTTCACTTAATGGATTTAACTCATATTCTAAATAACTATCATTTTGTTGTTGGACTTTTAATTTATTTACTTGCCCCAATTGTACAGATATATTATTTAAATCACAATCTGTTTTAGAAATTTTTAAATATTTAGTATCATAAATTACACTTACTAAAGAACCCCAAGTTGTAGGGTCACTACCTAATGCTATTCTTGATTTATGGTATAAAAGAATTTCACCTGGTTTTGGTGTTGTTTGTTTTTTAAGAAAAACATTTTCAAATTCGATTTCATCATTTTTAGTTATACCAAAATAATGAACTCTTTTATATTCATATGCTGTTATATTTTGTGGGAATGGTTGAGCAAGACTTTGAGTAGTAACTGTTATATTAGAACCTTTAAATACTCCATCGTAAAATTCATCTTGATTAGTATAAACTTTAACTGTATCTCCATAAAGAGTAGGTAAAGTTTCTTCCCAACTTTGAGTCAATTTATATTTATTTGATAATCCCATAGAAGATAAACCATATGGAGATGTATTTAATGAATTAAAATCTTCTAAAACACCTCCAGTTCCTCCATTAGGTATTACTATATCTTCTACTGAAGAAGATACTTGTAGTTGAGATATAGGAGTAAATGAAGGTTGAGGATATTTATTTCTTTCTAGTAAATGTTGTTTAATAGTTACTCCACTTGCTAAACTAGTTCTAGCAGGAACAAAATCTTTAATTAATTTAAATAATGAATTGTCAAAATATTTTATTAATCTTATAAAATCATTTACGTTATATGGTTGAGTATATTTTAAGAAATATCCATCTCTTAATTTATCAAATGATGTATATGAATTTAATTTATCAAATCTATTTAATGGATCACCAATATAATCACCAATATTAAAATAACCTAATTGTGAAGTAATGTCATCATTTATTTCATTTTGAGGAGAAAATGTTACTTCTAAATGGTTACTATTTTTTGTATATGGTTGGTTTTTTGTTTGATTTATATTAGTTATAGATGATAAAGTACTACCTGATGGAATATTATTGTTTACTATTCTTATTTTGTCTGATATTCTATTTTTTAATCCAGTTGGGAATTGGTCTAGGAAATATGTTTCATAATTTTTATTAAATGTAGGAACTTTACCAAAGTAATATTCGCTATTATTTGTAAATGAGTTTACTGGTGTAGTGTAAGATATTTTAGGATGAATTGATGAACCTGTTTGAGTAGTAATTAAATCTAATTCACTCCCTAATGATGCTCTAAATACTAAATGTTCGGGAGAGCTGTTTATAGAATTTCCTTCTATAGACAATGGATTCATTACGAAATCATAAAACCTCGAATTACCTAAGGGAATATTGTAATATCTTATTTCTTGTAATTCACCTACAAATGAAGGAATAAGATTTGAATTATATATAAACCCATTAGTAAAATATGAAACATCACCTGTAAACCAACTTCCTGATATTGTTGGGTCATTTAATGATGATGAAGCAATAAATCCTATTCCAGTTCCATCTAAACCATTGTAAATATTATTTCCTACATATAAACTTGCTGTTCCTAATGTTGGGGGAGTTATGTGATTATTATTTATAACATAATCTCCATTTTCAGTTAATATAAAATCTCCATCTTCAGTGATTAGATATTCAATATCAGTATCAAATCCATCTTGTCTAACCATAACACTCCACCAACCATCATTAAAAAATGGTAAATATATACTACATGAAGTTTCATTTACTGTATCTGGATCTATGATGTATTTTAATGTTCCATATTCATTGTATGGATCTACTATTGAACCTGAATAGGATCCACTTGTCATACCAGAACCTGTATATTCTAATATTAAAGTTTTAGATATTGTAGTTCCAGATGAATCTGAAGTCATCCATAATACTTGTTGGGAAGAAGTTGTTGGTATGTCTCCAGCTTTAAATCTGAAAGCCACAGTGCCAGGGTAAGGGTAAGATATTGTAGCTTGGGGATTTATTCCCCAATTCGTTATAATGTTATTATTACCTTGAGTATAATATGAATAATTAAATTTATTAAAATATAAATCCCAATCGTTTTCATTTACTTTATCTTTCCCACCAAATTCATTGATTTTAAGTATTGTATCTGGGATGCCATACGTAGTTATTAATGCTCGTAATCCTGCTATTGTTCCTTTTGAATTTAATAGGTATGGGATGTTATGATATATTCTTTTATATAATGATTTATTAACATCATCTAAAGGGATTATGTCATTAGATGCAGATATAAATGAATCTATATATTCTTCTCCTGTAAGTGCTGGAAGAGTTGGAGTTATGTTTGGGAAGGGAAATAATGAACCACTAGGAGTAATTCCCAAAAATGCAGTATATAAATCATTAGTTGAAAAATTATTTTGATATATTTTTATACCAAAATCTTTAATTGCTTCTGCTACTACATCTTTAGATATACCAAAATCTAATCTATTATCATTATTGTATTTTTGAGTAATATCTTTAGTGTATAACCATATATTATCATAATGTTGAGCTATCATATCTATGAATAGTTCATATGGTTTATTATTTGGATCTTCTCTTAAATATTCAGGTATAGATTTTAATAATTGGTCTTTATTTTCATTATCGTAAAATGAAGCTGATAATATAATTCCTCCATAGTATGGTGAATTCTCATCAATATTACCAAACCAAGTTTGTAATTGAACAGAATTTGATTTTGCTAATTCGTATGGGAGAGTTGTTGTAGTCTTAGGCCAAGAAGAAGTAGAACCACTATCATAATATAAAAAATACTCATAATTATCAAAAGTATTAATTATTTCAGATATATTATTTTGAAGTATATTTATAGTACTTAAAGAACTAGTAGTAGATTGAACTAAATTTATTGAAGAAGAATAATTTTCTATTAATTCTACTTTACTTTTAAAATTTCTTAATCTAGTTTCAATTGAACTAAAATGAATAAAATCATTAAAATCAGAATAATCAACGTTTATTTCAATTGATTGAGATGTTAATAATGAATTTAATTGATTAGTAGAAGAAGATATTGAAGATAATGTAATATCAGTATATGATTGTAAAGGAGATGAATTATTTATTTGGTCTTTTATAGGAATATTAAAGTTAGGACCATTTAAAAAAGTAAAATCTTGTATTTCAATGGGAGTAAAAGGAAAATTAACTAAGTAAACTTCTGGTTCATTGATTGATGTGACTATCCATAATTCTCGTTTTATATTAACTGATATAGGTAGAGGTTCGTATAGTTTAACTATGATTGAATCGTTATCTATTATAATATTATTACATATTAATAAGATATTTGAACCTAAATTTAAATAAAAATCAGTAAAATATGTACTATTTTCTCTTTCATCTATAAATTTTTGAGATTGAGAAAGAAATGTTTCTAATTCTAATGAAGTAGTATTTATTCTTACTTCTGTTCTGTCAGATGAAATCTCTTCTATATATAATGTTTCAAATGGAGCTCCTATTTTTTTTTCTAGGAAATTATAAAATGTAATAAATTCACCCTGTTCATATGAATATAAAGCTAAGTCATTTTCTGGGTTTATTTGGATTTGTGATATATTGTTAGTAAGGGATGATTGACCATCATTTATTACTTTATATAAATTATAATTATAATTAGTTAATAATATTTCATTGTTTGAATTGAATATTGATAATTCAATGTAACTTGAAGGAGATAATGAAAAATCTAAATCAAAATTATTGATTAAATTAGTATCATTAGAACTATATTCTTGAATTAGTAAATTAGAAGGATCAAGTTTTGTTATTGTAGTCATTATTGAGTTTTAGCTTCTGCTAAGTCTTTTTGTGTTTGTAATAATTCTAATCTTAATTGAGAAATTTCATCTTGTAATAATAATATTTGTTGATCTATTTCATCAAAATTAATATATTCACTACTAGATTTTATTAAAAATTCATGAGAATTAAATTCTCCTCTTTCTGGTATGTCATAAAATAATTTTTGATATAAATTAAAAAAATCCTCTGTTGTTGGTTGTTCTTCTATTTGTTCTTGAATAGTTTTAACACCTAATTGTCTTATAGAAGTATCAATTGTTTTTAAATAATTTACTTTATTAAAAACTGTTTTATTCATTTTAATACTTTCATCCATATTATCCATTTATTATTTTAAAGTAATAATTGTCATCTATTATTAATGTAGTACCATCCATTATAGTTTTAATTAATATTTTGTAATATCTTTCTGGTTGGAGGCCATTCATATATAATGTAAAGAAATTACCATTTGAATCAGAACTTATTTTAGTATAAATATCATCAAAATCAATAATCATTTCATTAGTATCTAAATCTTTAACAGCATAAAATGATGATGATGGTAGATAATTAGTAGATACAAAAATAGATTCAGTACTCCAAGTCTTAATTGGATATTTAGGAGCTATATTTAATCTAAATTTATTAACACTATCTAATTTAAATGTACCTATATTATTTGTTACTGATATTAATATGTTTGTGGGATCTGTTAGGATAGAAGATGTTGGGATTAAGTTTAATACACTTGAATAATCATCCCACTTTATTTCTAATTGAGGGGGATATATAGTATTTGTATCTGAACTGAAGAATTGAAGGATGGGTTGAATAGCGGAAGATGAGTTAAATTCTATTGTATCTTCCCATTTTACTATAAATCCATTATTTTCAAGAGAACCACTATACCAATTTTCTACAATATTTTTAACATCTATTTTAATGTCTTTATATGTTTTGATGTCAAAAGATTGAGTAAGTTTATAACTATTACTTGAATTATCTTCATAAAACCAACTTCCCCCTCCTTGTGAGGTATAACTTGAATTATATGAACTAGTTATTAGATTACCATTTGAATCAGTTCCACTAGATGACCAAGCTACACTACCATTAAATGTAGGAGATACCCAACATGCTCCATTTGTTGTGATTGGAACATCTAAATAAGTTCCTGTCCCCATTTTCCATTCTTGAGCTATAGGATAAATTTCTAAATTAGATTCACTTACTAATCCTTCTGCTTCTGCTATAAATACTTTCAAAGTAGTATTCCAAATACTATTATTAGCATATGTATTTATAGTATTTATAATTTCATCTTGGTCAAATTGGATTAAGAATCTTGATATTTGAGGCTCTGCATCTAATGCTATGTTAATGTTGGAAGTTTCTATAATAGGGTCTATACCTGAATTCATGTCAGGGTATTTTGAGTATAGAGTTGTATCCTTACTTGGGAATAATTTATAAACAGCCATTTTATTATAAATATACGAGTCGTATATTTTTAGAATTTATCTTTAAAATAAAATATAAAACCAGCCCAATTATATTTAGTAGAAGCAAGTTGAATGTTTGTTTTATTTTTTGATTCGGAATTAACACCTATATACCATTTTACTTCTATTGATGAATATAAATCAAAAGCAATAGTTTTAGATTTTGAATTTAAACTAAAATGGGTAGATTTATCTATTTCAAAGTAAATATTCTCATTATTTTTTTTACAAAAATATCTAAAATATTCTCCTTTATTTATATCTTCACTTGTTGGATTTGATTGATAAGGTTTAGGAATAAATCTAGATTGAGTTTGAACAGGATAATTAAAATTATTTTGTAAGTTAGGAGTTGATACTAAAACAAATTCAGTTTGAGGTATTATTTGATATTGAGGATCTATATTTGGTTCAGGGTCATCATAATCAACAGTTCTAGGTGTAGTATATTTTACTATTTTTATTCCTTTTCTTGGAGGGGGTGGGGGAGTTTTCCCAGCGTAAGTTTCATTCTTAGAATTCATCCAATAATAACCTACATAATCATCATTAGTACTTTTAACAAAATACTCTCCACCATTAGTATATAAACTGGTTTTTATTTGGGATTTAGGATAATACATTATTTATTTTTTGACATCTTTTTTTTAGCATCCTCAAAACTAAGAAATCCAGCAAAATATTCTACTGTAGGCTTTTGGGGGTCTCCATACGTAATAGCTGTCCGTTTTTGCTTACGTGGTGATGGGTTTGTTCTGTAAGATATATGAATCCATGGTTGTTGTGTACCTATTATTTTATATTCTAATATAAAATCATCGTAATTTGGAAATAATAATTTTTCAATTTCTTTAGCTCTTTCTAACATTAATCTGTTTTGGTCAGATATAGATTGTTTTCTTATGGAATAAAATTGGATATCTACCGCTTGACCTATTTCATGTTGGCTTATTTTACCTTGATTCCTATATCCTGCTGTTATTGAGATATCATTTTCATTATTTATAAGGTAATTTTTTCTTAATGGTTCTAAAATATTTTTTGCTAATTGTGTAAGATTTTGAATTATTTCTTCTCTTGAAGGATCATAATAGGAATTTCCTGTTTTTTTTATTTTAGGTAATGAATATTTAGCATAATCGGTATTACATGAAAGTTGTGCTAAATTATAATTATCTGATAGTGGTATTTTAGAATCTTCTGAACAATCTGAATTGTTGTAAGAGTCTTGTCTTCGAGTACTTTGGTTTCTAGCTTCTAATGCTTGTCGTTGTTGTATAATTGCTATTTGAGTAGAATAATTTTTTAATATTTCTTTTACAGATATATTTTTTTTACCTTGATTATTATCTATAGTTGCTATTGTTTCTAATGATGTTACCCAATCATTATCTGATATCTTATGGTTCACTCCAGTTATTATAAATTGTAAAGTATCTGGGTAGTTGGATGGGAGAAATCTAGTGTCTGTTTTTACTCTATTATATATTTTGATACCTCCTATTCCATCCATTTCTATTTTTAAATTAAATGGTAAGAATCCTACTGAACTTTCAATTGAATTTTCTTCATTTTTTGAAGATTGAGCTTGAGCGTATTTGTAAAAGTTTTCTATTACTGTAGTGTTAGTATCTACTACTTCTGTGTTTACTTCAAATGGTGGGGATTGATTTAATCCTATTTTGAGGAATGTTTGAGCAATAAAATCTATATAATTATTTATTACTACTGAGTTCTGGTCTTCTAATGAGCCCGTATTCGCATTGGCATCTATTATTTGAGTTTTAAATCGGTCTGTTAGTCCTACATTCCATTTTGAAAATGCTGTTGATTCAGCTCCTGGAATAGCTCCATTAGATGTAGCACCAATGGATATCATCGTTGAGTAGTTTTTTGAGATTTCAGTAACAAGATTTATATTTCTTATAAAGTTAGATTTATTATTATTATATCCATATAATTGTAATATTACTTCTTTATTATCTTCTGGTTGTAGGTATTGAGGGTTTAGTTTTTTAACTATTAGATCTATATTTGGAATAGGTGTTTGATCAATAATTTTTACAGTAATATTTTCTTCATCAATTATAGGTTCTAAATTATTTACATTTCCTAAACATTGATTTATCATTTTACATATAGAGGATAAAATTTCAAATAAATTAATTTCATTTTTTTCATCTACATTATCAAATAACGTTAACACTTCATTAAAATTTATATAAATGTTCATTATTTGACCATATAATGTACTACTATCATACTCTTCTACTATAAAATCATTTAACCCAGTAAATAAAAAATCTTCAGTTTCAGTTCCATTATAAAATCTATCATTTTTTATTATTACTTTTCTTATATCGTTAGATATAATATTATCTATAACATAACATATGTTAGTTTTTTCATCAGTATCTATAGTAATTAATGGTTGGGAGGTTGATTCTATCTTAGGAATTATTTTATCATTAATGAATCCTAATAAAGTACCTAATCTAATAAAAAAACTTTCTTCTTCATTTTTAATAAATAGTTTTATTATATCTGATGAGTCAATTTCGGGAGTGTATATGGGGTATGTAACATTAGTATTCCATTCATTCATATAATTATTCCTCACATTCTCGGAAGTATCTTCTATAGTTGGATTTAATGTTTTACCTATTTCATTAAGTCCTATATTATTTATATTAAATTCTATTTTCTTACTCATTATATTTTTTTATTTAGCCTGCTCCACTTAATCCAGGAATTGGTTTGGTGGTTGTATAATCGAAACGTTCTTCACCTGTATTTGTATAATATTCTATATCTGATTGTGGGAGAGTATTGTAGTATTTTCTTATATTATAAAAATAATTATATATTCTGTTTTTACTCTTATTTTTTTCTAGTAAAGAGAAGAAATTTTCATCTTGGCTATTTCTGTATGCTTCTAGAACTTCGGCAGATATTCCAAAACTATTTGTTGCAAATTGTGCGTATAAACTTTTGTCTGTTTCTGTTGATAGTGGAGGTAAATTTACTTTAAGTGATTCTATGATATCTCCTAAACTTATTACTTCTATTTTAACATCATAACTACCATCACTATTAAAATTCCAAGAAAAGTTAGTAACCATACCCATCATTCCATCATAATTTCCTCTACATATCTTTCTTCTCTCTTCTATTTTAGGTAACCATTTTGAATAATCAGTATTGTTGTATATATCTTGCCAATATTCATTGTCTATTAAAGATGGACCCATTTTTTCTAATGATTTAGTTTTATCATCCCAATATTTATCATAACCCCATTCTAACATTACAGTATATCCTAATCTCATATATAAAGTATCAATTATATCTAACTGATATTTATTATGAACTTTAATATTAATTGTTGCTTTTTTGATTGAACCTCTATTTATACATCTTATATCAGCATTCAATATACCAGGCATTGGAGAATATTTAAATTGAGAGGTATAATCGTATGAAGAGTTTTTATCACTTAAACCAGACTTTTGAGATAATGTTCCTTGCTGGATTTGTTTGGTTGAATCATTAGGATCATTTATTAATGTTTGACTTACTGTCGATATTCCATTAAATAAAATGTATTTCATTGCTAACTCTTTACCTAACATAGAATCTGTGATTAGTGGGTTAGATTTTTTTAAATAGCCTAATCTTTCTTTATCTATAGTTATACCAGATGCCATTTTAATCCAAGCATTTCTTGAATTAAGATATTGAATTTCATCTATAGTCCTATCAGAAATTTTACCATGAACTTCTTGTCTAGCTTCAATTTGACTATTTACATAATCTTTAAAAGGTTCTCCTATTATATTAGCCATACCTGATTTTATTATAAATAGATAAAAAAAGCCCTATTTAGGGCTTTATATGTTTATTCTGTTAAATTCATCTAATTTCATAAAGTTCTAGGTATTTCTATTCTAACAGAATTATCTAATCTTGCTTTTCTTTCTTTATATGGAATATTGTTCTTCTTTAAATTATCAATTAATTTATTATAATGGTTGTTTCCCATTATTGTATCTGTAAATAATTTAGTTTCATCTTTAGATTCGAAAAATTCATCTTCGAATCCTGATGGAAAAATTATTTTATAAAAATCATAATATGGAGTTATTTGGACTTCAGTATTTGTATCTTCTTTTAATACTTTAGAAATTTCTTCTTTAATGATTTGTCTTAGTTCTGATTTTTTCATGTTTATTTGTTTATTTTTATATGTTTATTCTATTAAATTCATCTAAAATATTTAAATAATTTGTAGGTATTCTAATTTGAGACCCAATTGGGGGAATTAAAGAATCTTGAAGTAATGATTCATTTGCAATTGATATAATCCACCATAATGAAGAATCATTATAATATTGTAATGCTAAAGTATCAAATCTGTCTCCTATAGTAGTGTAAACATAAATATCATTAATATTTCTTGGTATTTGAGGATATTTAATGTTTTTATACATTAATTTCCTATTAGGGGATTTAATTTGAGGTATTTGAGAGTATCTAGACAATTAGTTTGTTATTTGTTATAAATATAAGAAGAAATTAGGAGGTAGCCAAATGTCTTTATGGTTTTGGGGGGATATAACTCCAACCATTAGTATCTTCCCTTCCTGCATCCAAAGCAATAAATCTTTGTTCACCATATGATTCTATATCTCCACTTTCGTTAAAATCAATTTTTTGTTTTTCAGGTCTAAATGAGTGGATTGGAGTGAATTGGAGACCAGTAACTTTTACTATGTGAGGTAATTCTTTAACTGTTTTATTATATTCGTCTTTTTCATTTCTACTATAATTCCCATCATCATCAATACCTATTTCCCATGGGGATTCCTGTGGAACATCTAAAGTTATTTGAGAAATAAATCCTATTTGTTCATATAACCATCCACCCATAGTCAAAGAAATTAATTGACCTCCCATATAATCAGAACCTCCATAATTAGGAGCTAAAGTTGAAGCTAGAAAGTTTAATTTTTGATATTGTGGTATTAATTCTGCTCTTGATTGGGCTGCTACTGTAAATGAAAGACTTATATTTCTCTCAAACCCACCATATTTGTAAAAACTTTCTCCCCTTCCCATGTAATTTAATGGGTCCCATTTTCCTGAATATGAATCACTAAATGAATCTATAAATGCTCTAAAATGGATATATTCTTTTTTATTACCATTTATAACTCCTATTCTGAATTTTACTAAATCATTTCCAATATCTTCTGTTTCTGTTTTTGTTCTTAGTGGTGATTCATATATTGGATATGCATTTATTTTATCAACTGCTTTTGGTTTGTTGGATAATGAATATTTATTTAAAGTCTTACCTTCAACATCTTTTCTCCCTGGGGATCTTTGATTTATTCTTGAACCATCATTTCCTTCAATTACTTTACTTGAATCACTATATGGGTATAATCCTCTAAAATCAACAATTATTGGTTCAGATTTTATTTCTGGTTCTATTGTAATTTTTTGGAAATCTTCATTATATCCAGTGTATTTATCTAAGGTTAAATTTTCTTCAAGGGGTTCAGATAATTCTGATTGTTTTGATAGTTTTGATAATCCTAATAGATTTATTGTTTTAAGGTCATCTTCTCTTGAAGTTGGAGATGATTCAATTCCTCCCTTAAGGAAAAATGGATTAGTTGTTAAATTAAAATTATTTATACCCGTTCTTTGTTCCCTTGAAAATTTAATTTGAGTTTTACCTACTCCCATAACAGCACCAGGACCACCATTATATTCTATTAATAATGTTGGGTTTTCTGATTTAATTGCTGTATGTTTTTCATATAGATAAATTAATCTATTTTGCTGACCATTTTCACCTATAGGTACTCTTTTATTAGATGAAACTATAGTGTAAGGAATTGTTCCTAGAAAACTATCTTTTCTTCCATTGGGGTCTTGTTTATACTCTTGAACTTTTATTCTTTTAGTAAGAGTAGTAGTTTGTTTAACTGCGTCTTCATATCTAATTAATCCTAGATTAGGTAAGAAATTAGTTTCAATGACGTTAGTTAAAGGCGAATATGGGTTGATACCAAATGTATTTAGGTGGTTGCCTAGATATCCTGTACTTACTTGAAGTAGGGAAGATAATGGGTTGTAAATACCTTGATTTACGGCTGATTTAGTCCATAGTAAATCATTTGTTGATGTGTTTATGAATGATGGACTACCATATGCAGGTCCTATACTGGCTTCAGTGGCTACGGAAAGTCTAGATAATAAATTTTGTTTTACAGTGAATAATAATCCTTTAGGTGATTTTAAATCGAATAACATTTTAGTCATTCTTTCTAAATCTTCAGCTGCTCTTTCAGGTGCTCTAAGTCCTCCTCTAAGGATAAAATCCTCATTTGGAGTTTGAGATTCAGGTTTTGACTTGATGTATGGTTGATTACTACTCCCACCACCAGGTCTATCCTTACCAAACCCTAATGATTTTAAATTTGTATTTTTAGTTATTAGACTCATTAAAAGCTAGCCCCTTCAGGTGCATTGTCTGCATAATTGTAAGGTGGTACTTGACCATTCATATCTAATAATGATGGTGATGGTTTTCCTGATAATGTAGGATTACCATTTAATGAATATTGATTATGTAATGGTGATCCAGTTGTAATAAATACTGATGTTAAAGGTGTTACACCATTATTTGATAATGGAGAACCTTGTGTTTGAAGTTTATTTAGTAATGACATAGTTATTGGTTTTATTATAAATACATTATTGTATTGCTCTGTCTGCCTTTTGGATACCTTGACCTACTTTATCTCCATTCATTTCTAATGTTGTAGATTTAGATAACATTTGTCTCAGTAGTTGGTTTTGTTGTTGGAGTAGGGCTATTATTTGAGAATTATCTTGATTGTTATTTGATGTTTGATTTTTTCCATTTCCTCCTCCAAATAAATTTGTTCCTGCTATTATACTATCTTCTTTATCTAATTGGATTGTACCTTTTTCTCCTGAAACTATCATTCCTCCTTTAGGATCAATCATACCATCTTTCATTTGACTAATAACCAAGGCTGTTGCTGCTAATCCTGCTATTAATCCAATACCTGCTGCTATTGGATTTAGAATAAAAGCTGAAGTAATACTGCCAGCTGATGCTAATGCTTTTGATTTTTCTTCTTTTACTTCTTTTTTCTTAAGAGCTAATCCTATAGTTGCCGCCATATTAGCTCCTAGTATAGCTAATTTTATAGCTGTGTAAATACCTAATATTGTTACTAATATAGCAGCCAAATTATCAGCTCCACCAACTAATTCTATCATTGAATTTACTGCCATCAATATAGGTTCAACCATACCTACAAATATTTCTTGTATAGAAGCCATTACTGCTTCAAGGTTTTGTGCTACTGACACTGATTCTAGTTGATCTTGTAATGATTTATCTCCTATTTTAGCTGCTGCTTCCTCGGCAGACATGCCTTGTGCTCTTAATTTATTATATTCTTCCTGAGCAGCGGCCATATTTTCAAAGCCATTTTTTCTTATACCTTCTAATTGTTTTTGTTGCATTATCATGTCAGCTAATTCATCTCTATTCATACCTAATGCTTTAGCTGCTGCTTCTTGTGCTATAACATTTTTAGTGTCGAAAGCATTCATTATAGCTTTATTTTTCATAACTTCATCAGCTACTTTAGCTACATCTCCTTGTAATGCTGCTTGTCTAGCTGTTTCAAGATTTATGTCTTTACCTAACAGTAATTCAGCTTCAAGTTCAGATGCTATTGAAGATTCAAAATCTAATAAACTGTTTGATATAGCTTCTACTTTAGACATTTCTACTCCTAAATTTTTAGCAGCAAAAACAGCTTTTGTAAGTTCTTTTACATTTCCTTTATTTGTTAATTGTACTGCGTTAGATGCTTTGCTTATACCTTCTTGAACTTGTTTAAAACTTAAACCTAAACCATATTGTTCATTCATTTTTAATGTAGTAGCATTGACATCTTTTAATTGAGTTTTAATACTTTTACCAGAAATTAATTGATTTTTAGTAAATAATTTCATAGCTTCATCTGACAAGTCTAATCTTTTTTGGACTGATGAGAATTCAGCAGCCATTTCTCCTGAAAATTTAACTCCTGTTCCAAATAATTCGTTTAATTTAGATTGGGACTCTGCTATATCTTTAGAAGTAACTAGTGAATCTCCATAATTAGAAGCCATGTCTCTAAATTCTGCATTTAGATTTACTGCTTCATTATATGATATACCCATACTTTTAGCTAGTTTTCCTGATTGTTCATCTAATGCCTTAAATGCTTTTACTATTTGTGTTATAACAATCAATGCTATAGCCATAGGTCCAAAAGCTGATGCTAAACTTGAAGCCATGGATTTTATACCTGCTCCTGCTATTTTAAATTTTTCTCCTAATGTAGCACTTCTATCTCCACCATCTGTAATCTCTGCTGCTAGTTCTTTCATGTCTGCTTGTGCTTTAGCAAATCCCATTTTTTTACTTAAACTTCCAAGTCCAAGTTTATCCATGACTCCTTCTATTCCTTCAAATGCAGTTCCTACCCCTCCCATAGATGCTTCAATATTTTTAGCTCTTCGAGAAGCCTCTTCCATTGCTTCATTCTCTTCCCTTAATATACTTAATTGTTCCTGGTATAATTCTAAAAGTGAAAATTGTACTTCTGTAAGCTTATTAGTTTGATCTCCAAATTCACTTCCCTTATCCCCTATAGCAGCAAATACATCTAATTGTCCTTTTTTTATTTTATTAATTTGTTCTTCTGTGAGTTTTATTGAACCAAGAGCTTGATTGAATTCGACTTCAAAGTTTTTTCTAGTTTTTAAAAATTTTTCTTGTTCTTTTTCAAGAGTTCTTATTGATGCTGTTCCTTTATAAACATCTTTAATAATAGTAGAATATGAAGCTACTGATTTTGAAATATCTCTAAATCCTTTTACAGTAGCATTTACTTGTTCATTATTTTGGAAATGTAATTTAGCAACTTTTCTAACTTCTGAGGTAAAATCCCTACTTGCAAATAATAATTCATCCATTAAATCTAATGATTCTTGTAATGCTTTATTTCTTTCTATTTCTTCAGAATCAGCCATATCTTTATTTTATTATAAATAGACAAAAAAAGCCCTATTTAGGGCTTTATTTTTTCATTGTTGTGTTGTATGTGTTGTTTGTTTGTTTTAATTGTTGAGGGACTTTATCTCCCAAATTAAATTTTGTTTGATTTGAATTTGATTTATTTTTTACTTTGTTTATTTCTTCTTTTTCAGCTTGTTTTTGTTCTACTATTTGTAAGTATGTAAATTTTCTTAACCAAATAGGCATTCTATATACTGTTTCAAAATCATACCCACCTCCACCAAATGTAACTATTTGATGGATCATAATAAATAAACTTTTACGATATTCCAGAGTCAGGCCAAAAAAATCCTGCCGTAATAGGCACTGTACCCTCCTCTGTACCATTATTAAATGTTAATAAAATATCTGGTTGAGTGTTTTTGATATGTTCTCTTAAGGCTCTTGAATCTCTTGCTAACATATGTTTATCAACAAATTCTCTAATAGTTTTAGTATCACTATCTCCATTAACAGATGTAATTAAATATTTCAATCTTGTTGATAATTCAGGTGAGGCTGTTTTATGAATTTTTTTAATACCTTTTATTTCATTATCAATTTTTCTCTCGTCTTCATTAGTCAATAATTTATATGTTATTGATGTATTTGTATGAGGTAATTGGAAATGAAATTGATTTATACCTGGAGTTATGTCTTTTTCATCTAGGTATTTTAATTCAAGTTCACTTAAATCGACTGTAATTTCTTCATCTTTATATAAAAATGTATAATCTTTACCATAAGCTAATATTCTTGCTGATATTAGGATTGCGTTTCTATCTCCTACTATTAAATCATCATAGTTAACATTCGATACTATTAATGCTTGGATTAATTTATCTAATACAATACCTTGTTTAATGTAGTTTTGATTCGTAAGAATATCCTCATGATATGCTGTCATGTATCTCATTTCTATCTTACCAGATGATAGTGGATTGTCTTTAGGATATATTAATCCTTTTGATGGTAATTCTACTGTTTCCGTTGGGAAATCATACTTTTTTTCTTCCATAATTTTTATTTAATAACTGTTATTTTTTTATTTTTGGTAATCTTTTCCTATTAATCGTATTACCTCATCAAATGATATTTTTGATTTATGTAAATAATTGATAGCTTGATCCATTATATCTTGAATTTTATCTTTTTGAGTATTATCAGCTGAGTCAAAATCTTCTTCAGAGGTTCCCATACTGAATGTCATCATAGAATCTGTTAGGACTTCATCTAATTTATCATATAGGTTTAATGGTTCTTGGATTTCACCATAATATTCGTTTTCATTAACTTGGTTTAATGTTTCTCTAATAAGTTGTCTTAATTCACTTCTTTTCATTTTATTTTTTTGATTTTGTTTTTAAAGATTCTTTATATTCATATAACTCAATAGATGATATGCAATGATCTTCATAATGTGGGTCTAATTTATTTAATATTTTACATAAAATTTTCCCAACTAATGTTAATTCATTTCTTCTTTTTAAGTATCCTAAAGCTGCAGAAATTGTTATTTCCCCTCTCCCAAATAGATGTTGAGGTGATTTAGACATTGTTGATTCTAATAATTCTCCTAATATCACATTACCTAATAAATCTATTAAATAAGCAACATATAGAAATGTTTGTTTAATAACAACCCACACTTGATATAACAATCTCAACCAATATAATAATATTAATTTAATAGTTGTTAAAAATTTATAACCTTTAGATTTCAATATAGATTTATACACATTCCATAAAATACCTATAGGTAATAATATTGAACCTAAAACTACAGCTATTAAAAGTAGTATTAAATTTCCTATTTCGTTTAAAATTTTCATATTTTTTATTATAAATATATTATAATGGTGATATTTTCCCTTTTATATCTTGGTTTGGGTATTTTAGTTCAAATATACTTGAATCTAATGATGGGTAAATTATTTGATTTTGTGTTGCTCCTTCAATATCATAACCATATTCTGAGTATCCAAGGGATACTCCAGCTTTATTACTTATTTTTATGTTTTTTACTGTTTGTACTCCTTCTACTCTATCTAATTTTACATATATATCACGTAAGAAAATTGGTTGATTGATTTGCCAATTATCTATATTGAAATGTGATTTTAATACTTCTATACAAGATAAAATTACTTGATTATTATTAAAATTAGGAAGTACTATAATTTCAAAATCAACTGCTATATTAATTATAAAAGCATCTCTTATTTCAATGTTATCTCCAATCATTCTATATTGAGACAAGTATGTTCTTAGATTATTTTTTAAAGTATTTGATGATGTTGATAAATACCCATTATTATCTTTAGATAAAACAAATAAATTTAATGTTTCAATTGTTGATACTTGATTATCTACTAATTGAGGTTGTTGTATATGAGCTTTTGAAATTGTACCATAATCACTAGGCATACTAAGAGCTCTAATTAAATAATCATTTGATGTTACTGATCTATTTTGAGCTGAAATACTCATTAATGTGTTTTGTCTTATAATTTCAATTGAGTCTCCTGATCCTCCTCCATCTGCTGCTTGAGGATTAGTTGTTGATAATGAATTGAATATATAGTCAGCTGTTGATGAGTTTAAATTTATTGAATTAAATTTTATTGTATTTTTATTTATTCTTGTTAAAGAATTTGAGGGGACATTAGCTTCAACCCCACCACCAGACAAATACCTTACTGTTAGAGTTGTATTAGTTGGAGCAATTCCATAAGTATTTGTAAATAAGAAATTATCAGGTGAGAAAGCTGTTGTAAGTTTTGTTTTTTTAAATGGTAATCCTAAACCTACATTATTTGGGTTAGGAGTTATTTCTTCATCAATTGAATTAGGATTACCAGCACCAAACTGGATTTGGAGTGTTGTTTTATTTAAAATTCTTGTTGAGAATCTTTTTTGGATTTTCTTTAATTTTAATAAAAATGGAACATCAATATCTGTGTATGTATTTGGGTCATTTGGATTTGTATTTTTTATATTATCAAATACCATTTCTTGTCCTAAATGATCTACTTCATACCATTTATTTCCATCACTATCAGTTATATCAAGTATTCCTAATATCTTATTATCAGTTATTGATATTGTTGGAAATGGTGTAAAATCATTGAATATAAATGATTGAGTTTTTATATTTGCTGAAACTGCTTTTCTTGATTTTTTTAATAAAAAATATTGAGGTATATTACCTGCTATTTGGTATATAGAAACTTCAGTTGGATCAAATGAACTTGAAACACTGAAATCACATCTATCTTCTATTAAAAAACTAACTTTATCTGATATAGGTGATGATAATGTAGTATTTTCATTTAATGTTAAAGCATAAGAATAATCAGGTATATAACTAGAACCTGATAATATTGCTGGGACTTGTTGGTATATGTCTATTGTTGTTTGAGCTGCTGTTGAAATTTTTGGTTTATATCCAAACATGTATGCTAATTCATATAAATTATTATCTTGTCTCGCATATTGTATGAATGTTTCTTGGATTTGATTATCTAAGTAAAATGACATAACATCTCCAACATAGGCTGACATTTCCATAAACATCATCCCTGGCGAAGAGGGTGAGAAATCATTATATGAATTAGGAAAATATGTTTTAGCAAATTCTACTAATTTTGTTTTAAAACTTGAAAAGTCTCTATTTATGTATTTTATTGATTTATTTTCCATTATTGAAATGATATTTCTATTGAATCTTGAATATTAGTATTTCTTATGCTGTATTTAAATTCTATTATTATAGTGTTTTTATCTTCATTTTTTAATATATTTAAAGTATCTACTATAACATTAGGAAATGAATCAGCTATATCATTACTAATAGTTCCTTCAAGAAATTCTAAATTATTATTTGTTATTTGTTCAAATAAAAATCCTCTTAACCCACCTCCAAATAATGGATTCATGAATCTTTCCCCATTATTAGTTAAAAAGTAATTTAATAAATTATTTCTAATTGCATCTTTTGTTGTATAATTAGATGTAAATACAGCTAATGCAGAAAATGGAATATTAATTCCAATAGCAACATTAGGATCTATATCTAGGGGATTTATTTGTTGTTGGTTAAATGCCATTATTTCATTAGATTCATTATTTGATCCATACTTAATTCACCAGAAGGTAATGCACCATTTATAGGATCTGTTTGAGTTGGGATAAATGGTTGTGATATATCTTTAGATGAAAAATTTAGAGATGTTTGATTTATTACATCTTGATACGCTCTTCTTTTATCTATCATTGTTTGAGGTGATGATGAGGATAAATTTACTTGAGGTATCATATGTTCATTAATTTGAGATTTAGGAGATTTTATTGCTTCTAATAATATTTCTTTTAATTCTTCTTTAATTGCCTCTCTTACTGCCTCTTTTATTAAATTTTTTAGTTCTGATGTTTTCATTTGTTATAAATATTAAGTTAATCTGCTTTTAAATCGTTTTGTTGAATATAGAACACTAATTCATCTATCAAAATTTGTTCAATTGAACTGTAAGACCATTCTCCTTTTAGCATTATTATTCCTTTTTTATTTTTTGCTATAGCTCTTTTTCTTTTTATTTGATTAATAGTATTAGGTTCACTTTCTACACCCATTTCAAAACCATTTACATTAGTTATGACTGGTTGTATTTGTGATTGTTGTTGAGTTAAAGCAAGCAATTCTTGTGATAATAATTCCATATTATTTGTATTATCAGGAATACAATGAGCAACTAATTTATCTAGCATATTTAACATATCAATTAACTGCCTGAGTAAATCGATTATTATCGTTAAGATAATAAGAGTAACGGATGATATGATTTTATATTTTCTTAGTTTATTTTCAATTTCAATCAGGGAACTTGACACACCAGGAGGGGCAGGTGTAGGTGTAAGTTTTAATATTTCAATTGCTATTTGTGATGCTGTTATTATTTTATCTGTTGTTGATACTACAATTTTAACTCTATTTAATGTTTGATAAATAATATTTATTCTCTTGACTAATTTATTTTTATTTGATATAATAATATTAATATCAGATGGACAAAATATTTTTTGATCTAAAATATTATTAGGATTTATTTTAGGTGTTAAAGTTATACCAAATTTTACAATTTCTTCTATTAGTCTTGGTAAGATATCATATTTAATTTTTTCTCCAACTCCAATTAAAGTATTCATTTGTAAAGTCTCAAAATTAGATTTTGATGATTTTAATAATTCTAGATGTTGAGATGATATTAATGAATTTGAAATAGTAGAATCTTTTAATGTTTTGTCCTGTTGAATCAATTTTATAATTCCTACATTTTCTATTATATCACCATTTAAAGTAAAGGGGATTTTACTTATTGAAGAATAAAGGGGATTAGAAATTTCAATAGTGAATGGAAATCCCTTTTCATATTCTCCTTTTAATATGAACTTTCCTTCTTTATCAGTAACAGTAGAATATCCATTAGATGAAGTTATAATACATCCTATTATTGGTTCCTCTTGGGAATTGATTATAGTTCCTGATGTTTTAAATTTCATATTACTTTAGTGGTTTTTGATAAGATGTTTGTTAAGTCTTTTTTTACTAATTTAATATTATTTTTTAATGTGTTGGCGGTCATCATTGTAACTCCATCAGGAGTAGGAAGACCACCAGGCCATAACTGCTGTACTTCCATAGCAGATACAAGTAAAGATAATGAATCTAACATAAAATTTAGATTTTTTAATAAAGTATCTCCCTTAACTAGTCTTTCCTCAGCATTTTCACCACCTAATTTAATATCAGATGAACTTACTACTGTTTGTTTTGAATCTATATTTACATTTTCATTTGAAGATAAACTTATAGATTTATTTGAATTTATAAATATATTATCTTTTTTTGAAGATATTGTTATTTGATTTGAACATATTAATATTTGAGAATCCTTATATTGTGAAGGTAATGTTGGGAGTTGTCTAAAAGAATTAAATTTATTACTAGGTAATTTAATATTAATTTTTTGATTTGAAGTTAAATATATTGATGATTTATCATTATTTATATCTTCAGTAATATGTTTCCAACCTTCATTTTCTCCATCTGGTTGGCCATTTCTGATTATAGTTATTGGGTTTCCATTCTCTCCATCATCAGACCAATTATTTAGTAAATCTCTGTCATTAAATGAAGTACTTCCAAATCTAATACTATTTCCAAATCTCCCCTGTATAATATTATCTCCAGGGAAAGGAAGTAGAGGTTGAATATTGCTTTTTTCTATAAATTTTGGTTGGGTTGGGTTTGATGGACTATCTAATGATATATCTTCAAAATTATTTTCACTAGTTTTTATTACTCCAGCTTCATTATCTTTATAAGATTCATTAAGATTAGCACTACCTTGATTTAAAAAATCTAATGTAGATGGATAAGCGTTATGATGGGGGTGATTCCAAATATTAATTATTTGAGAATAATATGATACTTTATCGGTGTTATTTTCTCCTATGTTTTGTGAAGGTAATTTATGGATTATTACTAATTCATTTATTAATGGGTAAGATTGAATGTTGGGATTTAATGGTTTAGCAAGACCTAAACTATTACCTATTACTTCTGCGTCTTCATAGAATACACTACCAATAGCATTTACACCACCATATTGTTCAATATTTGGAAAATTTTCATTTAGAATTATATCCTTAACTCTTCCTATTCTATTGTTATTTGAATTTTTTTTATTTAATGAGGATGGAGCTGTTGATGGATTATTAGCATTAATTCCTTTTCTATTAATCATTTTTAGTTTCTCCTGGAGGGAGTGATTTACCTATGTTTTTAGCTTCTTTTAATATCTGTTCTTTTTCTGCTTCTGATAAGCCATAATTTCCATCTTCTGATGGAGTATTTGAGAATATTCTTTGGAAGATTGTTGCTAGTTTTATTAATGCTTCATCGTTTTTAATACCTAATTCCATGTATTCTTTAATTAATGGAACTAGTAATGTAGCATCACCTATCTCATTAATTAATGGTTTTAATTCATTGATTAATGCACTTATTTGTGTTTCTTTCTTTTTTTGATTAGTATAAATCTCACCCAGTAAGTCTGAATATGTTTTATTTTTAAATATTTTTTTATCTAAGCTCATATTTATTATATTTGGTATAAATATTATTAATAGCCATCATTCATATTCTCATTGAATTCATAGTATTTTTCTTTAAGAATAGTGTATAATTTTTTGGTATTTTTTGTAATTCTTGGTGATTTTACTTCTGTGATACCATTTATATGTAATATTTCTCTTATTTGTAAATATAATGCTTTTTTATGAATTATATCAATTGAATTTCTTCTTCTTATTACTTCCAATACAGCATCAGCTATTTGTTTATCTTCATACTTTATGAATAATTTATCAAAATTCTTTTCTACATATGAAATGTAAAAATCTAAAAATTCAGATATAATAGGATCTTCATTATTTTCATCAATTAGTTGGTCTGCTTCCTTTAAGTCACCTGTTGGAGTATTATTTAATAATTTTTTATAATTTTCTTTATTATAATTAATTAACCATCTTTTAATAATAGTACCAAAATATGAAAATGCTTTAGGAGGAGTTATCTTTAATAGTTTCTCCTTACATTTTTCAGATATATTTAATGTTGATATAAAATCATTGATTTGATCTTGAGTTACATCATCATGATCACCTATATAAGCTTCAAAATCACCATTATATATTTCATTAAACTCCTTTGTAATTATTTTATTAAATCTTTTATTAAGACTTGTTTTTCTATCATATAAATGGATTTTACTTAAAGCAAAAATTATTAATTCATGTTGAAGATGTTCAATATTATCTACTTCAGTATAATAAAATTTAAATGTATGAATAATATTTTGAGTCAACTTAAATAAAGGTTGATGAATTTTTAATTCATATATTTTATTTTTTTCAATAGGATCTGTTGTATTATTGTATAATACAATTGCATCCTCAGTTTCTCTTGTGAAGTATTGATTTTTAGATTTTTTTGGCATCTTCTTCTTCTTTAATTGTATGTACTATAAATTGATTTAAAATATCTTGGATTTCCTTTATTGATTTAAATATAGTCCCAGTTTCATCATCATTTTCAAATGAACCAGCATAATCTACTTCTTTTATCTTTTTTGAAGATATTGTTATTACTTTAGATATTTTATCAATGTATTTAAAATATTCAATTAGTATATCTTCTTGTTTTTCGTTTCTTATTAATAGATTAACTATAATAAAAATAGCTAATATTAATAGTATTGACAATGTTATTATTATGTATATCATATATTTACATTTTATTTAACATATCCAACAAATTATCACTTTTAATTGTTGATAATGCTTTTTCTTTTGATTTTGAAGTTGAGGTTTTAGGTTGCATTGAATTAACTAAACTAAAATTATCATCTGACTTTTTAGATGATAGTTTTTCTGAAGGGGATTTGATTGAAGGGAACTTATATTCTTTTTCAAATTCAATTCTTGAAGCCATCATATCTGCTTGATGTAATATATAAATTAAGTTAGTTCTAGGTTTAGTGTCTGCATGATATCCCATTAAATATTTTTTATTACCCTCATCATATAAACCATCATGAGTCTGAATAGCTACCATTTCATTGAATGTATATTTAATATCATGTAATTGAAGTAAATATAATCCTCTATCAGGAATTGATGCATATGCTATTTTATTGTTATTCATATAATCCTCTCCTAATTTTTCTCGTCTCCATTGATCTGTTTGAGGAATATATGCATCTTCATATTCATCTCCTAATTTACCTAAATCATGATTTATAGCAGCAAATACAAGTTCTTCAATTGAATATGTATTTGAATTTGAACCCATTTCAGTCCAAACACCATGTAATTTTAAAGCACATTCAACTACTCTATTAATATGATCTATGTATCCACCTGGGAATGCATTGTGATATTCTTTTTTTCCTGATGCTGGGATAAACATTAACCTATCCTGAAATTTATTATAGAAATTTAATAGATGTTTTTTTCTAGGGTTGGAGATATATGTTTCAATATAATTGATTAATGTATCCCAATTTTGTTTAAGTTGTTCTGGTGTTAAGTTCATAACTGTTTTTTATTTTATATTTATGTAAGTTAATTAGAGCGTATTAATCTTCTCTTGAAATAATATCATCGATATCCTGAATAATATTGGTTATTTCTATTTGTAGATTGTTTATATCTGTCAAACTCCCCCCTCGTCTAACTAGAGTATCTAGTTGTTTTAACATTCCACTTAAGGTTCTCAATCGTCTCAATGTTAGTTCTTTGTTTCTCATTTTCTATATTTATATTATTTATAATTCTTATTATGTTATTTTATAACTCATTTTCCTTAGCGATATATGTAAACATATAACCACCTATTATCTCAGTTATCTCATGTTCTCCTATCTCTCATCTCTCTCATGTTATTTATACTTTTAAGTATCTCTCTAAACACCCCTATCGTATAGTTATAAAACTTTTTTTACGAAGCCAAATTTAAATTTAAAAAATCCAAAATACTTTTTAAAAGTGCACATTTTTCATATTCTTCAGAATTTTCAAAGAATAAGATTGAATTGATTAATATAGAAATAATTTCTTCTTTATTTGATAACAACAATGCATCTTTCCAAACATCATTATTAATATCACAATCTTTAATATAATCCCATGACCTATTATAAGCTAAAAATTCACCAGCTTTTTCCATGTCTTCTTCATCTAAATCTATAATGCCATTTTCCTTTAAATTTTTTATAAAAACATTTTTAATCATCTTATTATTAATAATGATTTTCTTGAACATACCTATTTTATATGTAGGTGTATCCCTCCAATCAATAATATTATCAATTTCATTATTATCCTCAGGAACTTCATCATTCCCAAAAAGATTAAATATTTTATTTACATTCATGATTATAAATATACGAATAAAATATAACCAAACAAAATAATAATCAATTAAGATAAGATTAATTAAAAACGTTATATTATTACTATTGATGAAATATATGATTTTTAATTTAAATGGTTTTAAATCGACTTAAAGTAAGAAATAAACATATGTTTATATATAAGATTAGATAAAAAAAGCTCCATTTATAGGAGCTTTAATTATTTTTTCATATTTCTATGAAACATATTCTAATGCTAAATCGAATAATTTTGAATTGACTTCTAAATCTTGATTGAAGTTTTTAATTGGGCGAGCTTTTCTATATTTTTTACCATTGAAATATTGAAAATTTCCTTTAATAATTTTTTCTTGAAATACATTAAATATTTCCCATAAACCATTTCCTGAATCAGCATCTCGTGTTGGTTGAAGTAAATTAAAGATGTCAACTTTATATGTTTTTAATTCTTCTTCTGTAAATCTAACAGTTAAGGCTTTGTTAGCAAATTCAACTAATTGAGTTTCATTTAATTCAATTTCTTTCATTTTATTCATTGACTCAACAGTAAGTGGAAGTTTTTCAATTATTGAATTAATACTAATTCTTAAATCCTCAAATGAATAACCCATATGTCTTATTTTAATTGGTTCAACAATATTTTCACCAATTATTAATCCATTTTCGCAAATGAATCTATACATACCTGCTCTGAAAGAAAATGCATTCTTACCATCACTTGAATTAGTTAATATGATTTGTGGTTGAATTGTATCACCATCTTTTCCATTAATGACAACATTTGGATTTCTAAAAATTAAAAGATGTTTTTGGAAACCTACATTTTTTCTAGCTTTAACTTCTTTAGCTTCTTCAACTTCCCATCCCAATAATTCCATGTCTTCTACAACTTTATAAGTTGGGATATGTGTGTATTTTTCTGATGTATTTTCACTACCACTTGTTGTAAAAATTGATTTTACATTTTCTTGTAACCATTGTTTTGTTTTCATAACTTTTATTTTTTGTTTTTATTAATTAATCTTATAATATAAAGATACGAATGGCTCCCTGTGGAGCCAAACAAATTCATAGAAGTGGTTTTAATAATTTATAGTTAAATCATCATTTTTTATTTGATTAATTATTTTATTTTTCTTTTTTTCACTTAAATCACTATTCAATATGTTACTAATTCTATCATCAATATCAATTACATCTTCAGGTAAATCACTTTGTTGGGAGATTATTTCCTCCTTCTTTTCTTCATATATAACAGGTGAATCTTTAGTATAATATAATTTTTTAGGTTTAATCTTTGAAAAAGTAAAATTAGCAACTAATACTAAAGCTATAGCTAAAGGATCAAATACAAATATGATTAAAAGCATATACCAATTTATAATCTGATCCATTGGTTTATTTAATAGGTTTGATAAATATTTTAAGGGACCTAACTCAGCTGAAGCTTGATTATTGTTGGTTAATTCTAATATTTTATATTTAGTAATATTAATTGAATCATTCCATTTATTTAAATTTATATTTAAAGTATCCATTTCCTTTTCCAAAAACTTAATATCATTATTAGCTTCAAATATAACCCCTTCAGTTGCTTTAGCTTGTTTGTATTTATTTTTATTATATAATGAATCTAATCTAGTTTCTTGTTGAGTTCTAAGTTCAACTAAAGTGATAATTCGTTGAGATTTAAGGGATATTTGTGAGTTTATATTATCTATATTATTATTAAAATAATCGAGTTTATTTTCAATTAATTCTAATTGATTTTCAACCATCATAGATGCATTATATGTTTGCTGATATGAATGAGTTAAAAATCCATATATACCTAAACTAGTAATAAGCATTAATATCCCTAAAGCTACAGACAAATATATTTTAAGTAACTTATTTAACTCCTTCCAATACTGATGTAACAATGAAGCTACTACTAATTTTGATATTTCAAGTGCAGAAGCCATAATAATAATAGCAATACCTGCACCACTAAATAATTTAAATAAACCATATACACTATAGAAAGCAGCAGACGCACTAACACTAATTGCAGATAGAGCAATTATAAAAGGGAATATATATTTTTTCATTATTATAAACTTAATAACATGTCTATAAGTTCTTGTTGAGGAAACATGTCAAATTTGTCTGATCTCACGTTTGTATGATTCCATAAACCTTTATTAGTTTCTACATGTTTTATATTAACAAAATCAAAAGCATCTACTCCCATAGTTTTAATCAACTCAGGTAATCCTTTTCTAACATCAATGTTGTCTCTGTTGGCTATATATAGAATAAGATTTTTAAGAGCATTTAACTGATTGTCAGAATATTTATGCCATTGTTTATATTTTCTAAATGGTTGTTTTAACTCAACAATTTGATTAGGATTTACTACATTACCTGTGTATGTTTTACCATCTTTAATGTAACCAAAATTACACACTTCAATACCAACAGAATTTCTATGCATTTCATTATTTCCTGTCCCTAAATGCCAACCATATCCTCCTTCAGGAAACGCTTGAACAATTTCACCATCAAACTTATTATCATTATTAGTTATACTAGGACCACCTAATACAAATTCAGTAGCAATAGCTCCTCTATTGTCTCTACCCCATGATTTTATTACTTTATAAGGATCATTCCACCCAGCAGTATGATGTAAAAATAACCATTCTTTTTTAGTTGGTCCATTCATATATTCTCCTTTAGGAAGAAAATCTTTATTTATTATAATATTTTCCTGATGGTTGTTTCTTTCAGATTCATCTGTAGATGCTAATCCCATTGAATCCCAAGTTACAGAATCAACAACTCCTGTTACTTTAATATTATTTTTTAATTGCCAATTTCTAACTGCCACTTCAGTCATAGGCCCAAAATTACCATCTGGGGTTATTTTTAGAAAATTTTGTAGGTTAATAACTAATTTACCTTTGCTTCCTTTTTGTAGTATCATTCGTCTTCTGGATTGATTTTTGAGTTTTGTTTTGAAAATTTTTCAACAGTAGAACCACCTAATGCTACTATTATAATAGTTTCAACTGCTGTTACTAATGATTGAGATGGGGTTGCTTCTTTTTTAAAGACAGTAATAAACATACTTATTGATAAAAATAAGAACCCTATAAATGCAATTACTCGTTTTGAAGATACTCCTGAATTATTAGAAAGCATAGTCATTATAAATTTTTTCATACTAATTATTTTAATATAAATATTAAATTTTAATTACTCTATATATATCCTTGCTATTACTTGTTATAATAAAAACTAAATAAACCCCAGAATTATACATAGATAAATCTATAAAGTTTGAATCTCCATCTATATCTATAACTTGATTAAATATACATCTACCACTATTATCATAAATTATAATTTTTATTAACTTTTCTTCATTGTTTATTAGTTTAATAAATGTTTTATCATTTGTTGGATTTGGATATAATCCAACTTCATTATTTTCATTTATACTTATTTTAGTAATAACTTGAGGTGATGTTGATATAGCCGTAGAACAGTTGCCGGTTGAAATAGTGTTTGAGTATCGCATTGGACTACTGCCACAGTCATTTACAGATTTACAAGAAATTAAACCTGAAATAAATTGATTATCTACTGACACAACGATACTATCACCATATTGATATCCAATTATAGCCATACCAACTGGAACAGCCCAAATATAGTATGTGGCAGTAGGTACAGGTGTAACATAGTAGGTCAATGTTTGACCTAAACAAACCGAAGTAGCACCAAAAATTTGACTCGGTACAACTATTGCCAAACCTATAGTAATAGTTGAGGATGTTCCATTACCACAACTATTAATAGGTGTAACTGTCATATCCCCACCAGAAAACGAATTTGAGTATTGTACAGTAATACTTGAAGTCCATTGTCCACTAGTAATAGTGGCATTTGAAGGTACCGTCCAGTGATAAGATGTGGCTCCAGAAACTGCTGCTATTGAATAGGTATAAGTTGATCCAAGTAAAATACAATTTGGTCCAGTTATCGCTCCAGCATCAGAAGGGATTTTTGTCACTGTTTTAGATTGTTGATAGGTTGTCCCACAATTCGTTATTACGGTAACAGATATCGTACCGGTTACAAAACTTGAAGCAAACGAAACAGTAATACTTGATGTACCTGAACCACTGATGATAGTTGCATCATTAGGTACCGACCAAACATAACTGTTTGCTCCTATTGGAGGAGTAACACTATAAACAGTGCTGCCAGTACCGATGAACGAACAAACACTAGACTGTCCATTAAGATCTATATATTGAGGTGCACCTCCTGCAGACACACCCAATAATTGTAATGTTGATTGTTGACTTAAACTACAGCCATTACTTAATGACACTCCTATGTTACCACCTGTAAATCCAGCAGCAAACTGAACACCAATTGTATTGGTTCCCAAACCATTACTTATAGTTGCTCCTGAAGGCATAGACCAAATATAATTAGTCACTCCAGACACCATTGGGGTTGTGTAATTGACAATCTGACCTGTTCCTACATACGAACAAACTGATTGTGGACCAGATATTCCCGTTGGTGCAGCAATAGAAGGAGCCGTTACAGTTAAGTATTTCATTGAGGAACTTCCGCAGGTATTTGCTGATTTCACAGAAATTACACCCGAACTAAAGTTTTGGAACATTACATTAACCGAATCATTAGTAGCTGGATTTGAAATAATTGTTGCTCCGTTTGGCATACCCCAAATGTAGTAGGAAGCATTGGCAACCGAATCCACATAATAAAGTTGTGAAGGCTCCACTGAACATATTGTAGTTGGTCCTTGAATATTATTTGCAGTAGCGGGAGGTGCTAAAATAAAGAATTCAGCAGCAGGACTCGAACCGCAAAGGTTGGTAGCAACAACCGAAAGTGTTCCACTATTAAACAATGAACCAAATTTTACACGAACTGAGTCTGTATTTTGCCCAAACAATAAACTAGATAAATTTGGTTGAGTCCAAACATAACTTTCAACACCTTCAATTTCTTCTACTTCAAAAGTGACAGTAGTATTAGGTATACCACAAGTAGCCGTAGTTATAAATTCTGGTGTAAATGGAATTTGACTAACAGCTAGTGTATCTGAACTTGTACCTCCACTATAAACAGCAGTAAAAATTATATCACCCGATACAAAATCTAACTCATCAATTGAAACATCCACAGTAATATATCCAGCTACGTCAGTGTCCTCATCAATTATCGTCATTCCTTGTGGCATATTCCAATAGTAGTTTACAACACATGAAGGTATTTCTATTGTGTAACTGACTTGAGAGTAACCACATAATATTTGAGCCCCTTCAATATCACCAATAGTACAATCAATAGGTTCTTCAATTATTACACTTGTTATAAGCTGACAACCATTAGCATCAGTAACTGTTACAGTGTAGGTTCCTGCGGCAAGACCAGTAAGGTCTTCAGTGGTCGCTCCGTTAGACCATAAGTATGTGTATGGAGCTGTACCACCCGACATTGTTAAGTCTATTGCTCCTGTTGAGTTACCATAAATAAGAACATTAGTTTTAACAATAGAATCGTTTAAAGTTGATGTTGGTTGGGTTATTGTTACTGACGTTGAAGTGGTACAATTATTTTGATCGGTGATAATTACTGAATATATCCCAGCGGGTACGTTTGTTAAGTCTTCAGTAGTGACGCCATTGTTCCAACTAAAGGAATATGGAGCACTTCCACCTGATGGAGTTAGGTTAATATTTCCACTAGAATCACCAAAACATCCAACATTAATAACCGAAACTGACTGAGAGGGAGATGCATTTACTGTAAAAATACTCGAACTAGTTGTACTACCTCCAGGTGTAACTACAGTAATAAAACCAGACATACTTGAACCAATTGAAATGGTTATCTGAGTTGAGCTATTTACAACAAATGATTGAACATTATTGTTTCCTAAACTTACACTTATAACATTTGTAAAGTTTTGTCCTGTTATGATAATTTGTTCGTTGCTGTTAAAGCAAGTATTAGTTGGAGTAAAAGAGCTTATAATAGGAGGAAATTGACAAGAGTTACATGTTATAGTAGTTGTTCTACATACATTTTGAGTTCCACAATTAGAGTTGGTACTAACATGAAGTCGGACTGTGCCATTAAAATTTGCCGTCCAATTTATAGGTGAACTTCCAGAAACGATTACATTATTTGAAGCATCGGTTAAAACAAGCCAGTCAGTTCCAACGCTAGATTCGAATTGATAAGTACTCCCAGAAACTACAGAATTTATAGTATTGTATTCTCCAGCGTATGTACAGTTGGTGATGATTTGGGGAGTTGGAATTGTAGGTGCGTTTATTGACACATATGGTGTAGGTTGAGTACAAGGAACTGGAATGCATGAAGTACATATTACACTAGTTGTTCTACATACATTCTGAATGCCACAGTTATTATCCACACTAACATGCAATCTAACTGTACCACTAAAGGTTGCTGTCCAGTTAATTGATGAGGTACCTGATGCGAGTAGGTTATTTTGAGCATCAGTTAAAACAAGCCAATCTGTATTAATGCTAGACTCAAATAGATAAGTACTCCCAGAAACTACAGAATTTATAGTGTTATACTCCCCTGCATAAGTACACGTGCTTATTGTTAGTTGAGACTGAGTTGTTGGGGCATTAATTGATATAAATGGTGTTGGTTGGATGCAAGGAGGTGGAATGCAAGAAAGACAAGTTACTTTGGTTGTTCTGCATATATTTTGAGTCCCGCAATTAGAGTTAGTACTAATATGTAATCTAACTGTACCACTAAAGTTTGCTGTCCAATTTATAGGAGAGGTGCCTGAAGTAATAAGATTATTTGAAGCATCAGTTAAAACAAGCCAATCACTTCCAATACTAGATTCGAATTGATAAGTTTGACCTGAGACTATAGAGTTTATAGTGTTGTATTCTCCTGCGTATGTACACGTGCTTATTGTAAGGGGAGTTGGAGTTGTTGGAGCTGATGCTGTTCCAAAAGCAGTTGGTTGATAGCATGCTGGTATGTAGTTGGTTAATTGAATGTCATCTATATTAAACCTTCTTTGACTGGTACCACCAGTATTTGTTCTAAATCTAATCCTAACATTCCCACCCTGATTAATAGTTGCTGACCAATTTGTTAAACTATTTGGGAAAGATGTTATGGATGATCCTGCCTGAGTCCATGAAATACCCCCATCTATACTATATTCCACAAATAACGTTGGCTGACCTGTTTCAGTACCAAATCTAGCATATTTAAAGGATATAGTACCAATCCCATCAGGTTTATCATTCAACATAGTTGCTGTTCCTGGAATAGTACCATTTCTCCTCATACGCATGGATCGACTACCAATCTTTTTATCATTAGAAAGAGTACCAATCAATGCCTCAGTCATATTCCATTGAATACCACTTAAAATAACATCACCAGAAGCATAGGATGTTTTAGTTTCATCTGACCCTTCGAATCCTGTGTTGTATTGTGCGTATGTATTAATATTAATAAATACAGCAATAAACGTTATAAATAGACTTAAAAGTTTTGTTAGTTTCATAATAGTATATTGTTTATATATAAATATAAAGTTATTTGTTATTCTACATTAATCCCACCAACTATTAATCTGTTCATTCATTATTTTAAATAATAAGTCTTGGGCTCTTTTTTGATTATATTGAGCTATACTCATAGCAATCCTTTCTTTTCGTTCGCTGCCATGAACATTATTAATATCATAATATTTTATTTCATCATTAATAACTTTTTTATAGATTAAGGGATATAATTTGAAATATGAATCATAATTTTCATCTAATATTTCTCTTTCCCATGAATATGAATCTTTAATAGGTTCAAACCAAGTCTTATCTATACAATAATTCATATATTCTAACTCGTAATAACCATCTTGGATTTTTTGAATAAGGGAAGTACATATATTCATATTACGAGCATCTTTTTGAGCTGAAAGATGGTTTCCTCTTTGAGAAATATATTTTGCCTGTTTTTGGAGTTTAAATTTTAAAACTTCATAAATATAATGTTGGTCCCAATCTCTATCTTTCCAAATAATAGGAAACCATTTTATTAAATTTTTTACTCCATTTTTAAAAGTTCTTATTAAATTTTTCATAATTACATATTTTTTTCTTTAAATTGTTTTATGTGGTTTGTTAAGTCTGTATAGGTAGGGAACTCTTTATTTTCTATTATTGCTTTAAATAATAATGAACTAACTTCATCTTTACTATAAAATTCTTTACCCCCCTCTTTATCCATAAATAGAGAAGAATATATTTTTTTAGCTGAAATTTGAGCCCAATCCATTCCCTTATCAGAATATTTCTCATATTCTGTTTGAATCCTTCCTGATATTAAGGATATAACTTTTTCTTTCCTCATATTTTAATAATTACAATTACATTCTTCAATCCAATTAGCATCATCTAAAGCATCCTTTATTTTATCTAAAGCATCTTTCATTAATTGAGTAGAAGAATTATATCTTTTAGTTAAAGTTTCGGTTGCATTTTTATGACCCTCATCATAAGCCATTTGCATTAATATATTAACATAATTTTCTGTAAAGCCAAATCTGTCTGTAGATTTTTCTCTAAAAGTAAATATGTTATCTTCTTTATGATCTCTTTTTTCAATTTTTTCTACTCTATCTATAATAGCCATTTTTAACAACAAAATTGTTTGAGATGCTTCTTTAGGAGTTGTAGGTAGGTTTTTTGCGTCTTCCATATTTCGTTCTCTCATTTTATCATAAAATGATTTTTCTTTAACTGGTTCTGTATAAGATGATACATCTTCCTTTTTCCATAAAACCTTTTCATATATAGTTTCATATCCTACTTTTAGAGTTTTAACTAAAAATGTTTTGGGATTTTCTTTGATTATCTCTCCAATTCTCTCATTTTTAAGATGCTTAACTAATGTTTTCATAACTTTTATTTTTATTTGTTTCTTATACCATAAAGATACGAATGGCTCCCTGAGGAGCCAAACAAATTCGCATAGATGGTTTGAGATTAAGTTACTATTCTTCTCTTAAAATACTAGGTATCTATCCCTACAGCTTTCACTCGAATGGTGTCTAAGCTGCTAAACTACATGCATTGCATCTATATTATGTAATATAACGCTTTGGGCTTAAGCAACTATTTTAACTGGCCCAATCCAGTAAAATAAAGTGGAGACGGTGGAAATCAAATCCACCACAAGGATATTGCAAGTATCCTTCGCCAGTCTTGGTACATGCGTCCCCATTTAAAATAAATATATGAGCGGGTAGTTGGAATCGAACCAACATCACAGGCTTGGAAGGCTAGTGTAATTAACCATTATACGATACCCGCTTTTAGTATCCCTAGCTGGATTCGAACCAGCATCTTTTCTTTAGAAGAGAAAAATTCTATCCATTGAACTATAGAGACATTTGAGTATTCTGTATGACTCGAACATACATTCTCTAATCCGTAGTTAGAGGTTCTATCCAATTGAACTAAGAATACTTTTGTACCCATAACAGGACTCGAACCTGTAAAATCTTGATCCTAAATCAAGCGCGTCTACCAATTCCGCCATATAGGCATTTTAGAGGGTCTTATAGGATTCGAACCTATGTAAACAACTTTGCAGGAAGTCACCTGTAACCACTCGGACACAGACCCATTTTATTTTTGTGGGAGCAACAGGTAACGATCCTGTATCTCTGGATTTTCAGTCCAGCGCATAAACCATCTTTGCTATACTCCCTTACATGGCGCAGACTCAAGGAATCGAACCTTGTCCTGAGGTTTTGGAGGCCTCTTGGTTACCATAACCTAATCCGCAATTGGGGTGTTCAATGGGATTTGAACCCATACTTTTTGAACCACAACCAAACGTGCTAACCCTTAACACTATGAACACAGCGGAAAACAGTGTACTCGAAACACATACCTGATGGTACAACTCGCTTAGCAGGCGGTTATAGATCCTCTCTATTTTATTTTCCAAATGTAGACACAGTAGGACTTGAACCTACATGCAACCAATTAACCTTTCTACCGCGTATCAGGCGGAGGGTATATGTGTCTGTTTTATTGCGGCTCCACCAAGACTCGAACTTGGAATGACGGATTAACAGTCCGCAGTGATAACCATTTCACCATAGAGCCAAAGTACCGGGGGTAAAACTAAATTGAAGCTTTTACAAAACTATATATCCCCGACAAAGATATATTATGGCCTTTAACCACTCTTCAATAACCTCCCAACATCGGTTCAGGAAGCGTTTTACCCTTAGAAGTGGGAGATGATGGAGTCGAACCACCCGAACTTTCGTAACAACTTTACAGGCTGCCCCGCTACCTCTACGGTATAATCTCCCAAATTTGGACATCTTTCTTGGTAGTGGCACCTTTACACGGCCAATGTCCTCTACTTGTGATGGTATATCCTCTAGGACTTGAACCTAGGACCTTCATGATGTAAACATGTTACTCTTCCAACTGAGCTAAGGATATATTTTGGCGGTCCATGACGGTTACGATCCGTCTACTTCTGCGTGACAGGCAGAGATGATAGCCACTTCACCAATAGACCATTTTTGTGCTCCCGAATGGATTTGAACCATTGACTCCTAAGTTAAAAGCTTAGTACTCTATCCAACTGAGTTACGAGAGCGTTTGTTTGTCACTTTTCATAATTATATGATTTTATTTTTAGTCGAGTAGGCAGGATCCGAACCTGCGTGCTCTTGGTCCCAAACCAAGCGAGATAAACCTGACTCCTCTACTACTCGTTATTGCGGAAGCGGTGAGACTCGAACTCACAATACCATAAGCATTACTGCTTTTCAAGAACAGCTCCTCATCCAGCCGGATCACTTCCATTTTTTAATTTCCAATATGTCAAAGAACAATTTTAAGAGGCCATTAATGGATTCGAACCATTTTCTCAATATTACAAGTATCGTATTTTACCAATTAAACTAAAAAGCCTTAAAACAAAAAAACCCGAGCTTAACTTTGTAAACCCGGGTTGATATAATTATTATATATAATTCTATTTATAAACCGGGTGGTTTTATTTTGTCTGATGATTTCGCTCTAAATGAATAGACCCCATCATGATTAGTCGGGCGACTCCATGTATTCGTAAGGTTAATATTTAGGCTACAATTTTTCATTTTTATTATAAATATGTGTTTTCTTTTTTAAGTCGATCTTTTCTTTCTTATACTGTAAATATACGAACCATTTTTCAGGTAACCAAATGATTTCGTGGGAGTTTTTTTATCTATTTAAATTTACTTTATTTTCCTCTTGAAATTTATCTAAATATTTCTTTAAATAAATTAAACATTCTTTAAAATCAACTCTATTTGTTTCTTTAAATCTTATTGATAATTCATCTTGTTCGATTTGAAATAATATATCTTTATAAATTTCTCTGAGTAATTCAAGATATAATAATTCCTTATTAAATTTTAAATCTTGTTCCTTCTTAATTTTACTCTCCTCAAGATTATCAATATAATCTATTAATTTTACAACATCTGGATGATCTTTCACCTCAGGGTGATCTGATATTATTTTATAAATAAGTTTCATCTTCCCCCAATTGTTAAAACAGTCCCAATACTGAAACAACCAATTCCCAACATCATAGCTGTAAATCTAGGTGTTGTTTTTACATAAGGAGAATATTGTTGAACTCCCCTTACATTATAATTAGGTACAGTTAATAATGCTGCTGTAGTAAAAATAGCACCACCTAACATCAAACCAGGACCTATAGGTGAATAAGAATAACTTGAATAAGTTACATTGTTTGTATTTAGGTTGAATTTAATGGGTGTTTTATAGTTCAATGTAGATTGTTGACTCCACATAGTTATAGGAAATAAACACATTATAATAACTTTTTTCATAATATAATAATATAATTAATTTATAAAATACCTTTAAAACACATCCTATTAAGGGTAATGAAACTTGGTATTTGATTAGTTTTTTGCTTGTTTAATATTATTCAAAACTCCATCTATCAATAACTACAACTTTTGGAAATCTAGGTTTTCCATCTGGAGTGTAATCAAAAAACTTAACAGTAGCTTGTCTACCTATTATACTTTCTTTATTAACAAAAATTCTACTCATTTCTTCATGATTACAATTTAATGCACTATTAAAAGTTTCACCATTAGGTAGTTGAAGTATAAGTCTAGCAGCAATTTCACTCAACTGTCCCTTACCTGATTCTATATCTAATATTGTAAACTCTTCATCCATCCAATCTTTCTTTTTCAATAATTGTTTACTTCTTTTATTTTCGTAACCTCCCATATCCATTCTAATAATACTTCCCTCATATCCTTCTTCGATAAACTGTAAGTGATATTTTTCGATATCTTCTTCATTAAAAACCTCATACGTAGGTACTACTTTAAACATGGGATTTAATTCAACTAATTTTAAAACATCTTCAAATCTTTTAGAAAATACTCTACCATCATTAGGTAAATCATATATCCAATATTCAATTATTTTAGAACTCAACTCAATGTCTTCTTTTGTAGGTTTAGTCTTACGACATAAACTTACTATAGTATTAAAATCATGTTTATACTCATGGGAATATAACTCACCATCTAATAATGTAGTTGATTGATTTAAATGAGGAGTAGACAAATATTCTTTACCTGTTCTACTCATTTGTTTATTACTCCCATTTACACATCTTAAACCATCTAATTTAGGTTGAATAAATGTTCTATTTTTAAACATTAATTTCTTATAATCTTCATATTTTTGAGCTAACATAGGTTTAATAAATTTAACTTGAGTAGTTAAAACTTCATTATAACCTTCATCTAGTTTCTTTTGCCATTTAGCTTTAGCTTCAAAAAAAGCTTGTTCTTGAGGAGTAGTTTCATTTGATTTACCTACATTTTTAGATTCACATAATGTAGAAGAAGAAATAGTTAATTTACCATCTACCAATCCCTCTATGGTGTAAAATGAATTTCCCTCAACAATAATTTCCCATTGTTGAGCTTTATTTTTAGTATTATACTTATATAATGTTGGTAATTTTTTCATATTTTTTCTATTTCTTCTACAATTATTTTTAATTTCTTATACGCTAAAGATACAAATGGCTCCTTGTGGAGCCAAACAAATCATTACTTACTTTCTACTTTCTTCAACTTCTTTTGTATGTTTACACTTTCCTCTCCCCCTAAAGAATCCCATACATGAACATTTCATCTTCCCATCTTTAATAGTAACTCTATGAATTTCTGAACTAGATGATGATTTAAATTCAATTATTTCAATATTAGGTTTTACATATTCTTTTATAGGTTTTATCCACTCAATATCTGTTAATTCAGTATTAGGATGAACCTCTATCCACTCAGGTACTATAAATTTTTTATCATTTAAACTTACTAAACTAGGTGGTATAATGGGGTGAGAATATTGATATTTAAATTCTCTATAAATTCCATTAGAAATATTAATAGTATTAGAAGAAGTAATTCTACTTCTATAAGTATTAATTTTACTTTTTACAATCAATTCGTATAACATAACTTTTATTTGTTTCTTATACGCTAAAGATACGAATGGCTCCCTGGGGAGCCAAACAAAATCAAATAGAAATTATTATCCTCTTGGTAAGGTTTTTGAATTAAACTTCCTAATTTTATTATTTAAAACATCTAATTGAAGTTTTAACTTCTTATTTTCAGATTTTAATCTTCTATTTTTATCTTTAAGTTCTGTTATTATCTTATTTTCGGATTTATATTTTAACTTATCTATTTCTTTTTTAAGGGTCTCTATTTCTTCTCTTTGTATTTCAACAATAACTTCATCAGGAACTTTAACTAATTCTATGGTTGATGTAGGTTTATTTGAGGTACTGCCTCCTAATATATTTTTTCTGTGTTTCATAAATTATTTCATAAGGATATTCATTATGTGGTAAATCTTTTTTACCATACATTATACCACCATAACCATGGTTAATATATTCATTTGCGGAGTATGATTTGCCTATTATTTTAGATTTATAAAATTTATTATTCATTTTAATTTTTTTCAATGATTAGATTAATTAATTTATTGATTTTTCCACATGCATTTTGGTAATCTCCATAACTTTTAGTTTTGATTTCTAACTTATAAATGGTATTTCTAATAGAATCTAATTCGGTTAAAAATCCTCCTAATGTAGTAGTATCTAGAATTTTTTGAGATTTTTTAGCAAAATGAAATGATAATATATTATTTAAATCTTTTTTAAGAGTATCCATTCTTTCAATACATCCATCATATGAATCTATAATAGATTTATTATATCTCATATTAAAATCATCCATTCCTTGAATATATTCATTATTAATTTTTATATATCTAATTCCTGAATGAGTTGCATTTTCTATATTTTTGGCTTCTATTCCATATTCCCTTTCACATATTTCTCTAAAAGTTTTAAATAGATTTGGAGTAAAAGTACATTTAGTTTCAAAAATATTTTTAGCATCTAATGAATATAATGGAATAATTTCATCATATTGACTTGCTGGATATTCAATTATTTCAAATTCGATTTGAGTTAATTGAGTTTCATATTCATATTTGGGAGTATAAGATTTACATATAATATTATATTTTATCTCGTCTTCTATATTTCCAAATTCCCATTCATTTTCATCATCATTCCACTCTTTATTAATCCCTTCTAATAAATTATCATATTCATCTTGAGATATAATAGTATTATCTTTTTCATTTTGATATCCAATTAATTTCTTTATAGAAGTTGATTTTTCAATTGTAATTGGTTTTTCTGAGGTTGTAATTAAGGTATTGTAAGTATTAGCTCTTAATGGATCTTTTGTTGATTTACCATTATATAAAAAATCCCCATTTAAGAATGTATACAATTTAGTAATTGAATCGTAACCAATTTTCATTTTTGTTTGTGTTGTCATAACTTTTATTTTTATTTGTTTCTTATATACTAAAGATACGAATGGCTCCCTGGGGAGCCAAACAAAATACAATAAATGGTGTTATAAAGAAATAAAGAAAATAGACTAAATCAAATTCAACAACAAATTCAAAGACCTCCTTTTACATAAAGGCAATGTCAAATGCTAAGTCTCTTTTAATATTCAATTATCTGTCTAGTGGTAAAGTTTTTATACTTTCTCTATGAATTTCAGTAACCTGAATATTGGATGAGTTCTATCTCAGATTATTTTTATTGTAAAAGGAGCGATATAATTTTGTTTTAATTATTTTACAAATAATTATATGTATATGCATCTTAATGCATAAGTCAATATTAATTTACATGTATCTTTATTCCTTTATATAAAAATTTAGGGAGATCAACTTATGTCTACTCCCTAAATTACCACCACAATATTATTCAATTTTATTTAAAAACATATCTACAACATCTTGAAACCTACTATCAACATTAATTTTAAGTTCTGATGCTTCTTTGATTCTATCATATTTAGCTTCTTCAAATTTAAATATTTCATTGCTAATTTTATTAGAATACTCATTCATTTCTGATTCATATTTTTCTTTTAATTCTTTATTTTTAGACTCAATCCTAGAAGATATAATTTGTTTTTCTTTAGAAATCCTAGCATTTTCCATTGTGACTAGGTTCTTAACTTTAGCCTTAAAATAATTAACTTTTTGCTCATATTTTCTATGCAACGTAGCCAATTGTTCATGGATATTATAAAGCTGCTCAGGAGTATGATGTGAACTTACTCTAACTGGAGTCTTTTTGCCTGTTTCTATCTCCATAAATTCTAATGAATCCATGCTAGAAAGTTCATTTCTTAAAATATCTAATTTACCATCTTTATGGATAAATTGACCTATATGAGAAGCATAAGCCTCAGCCTCTAAATATTCATTATACTCTGTTTCAGATAACTGACCCCATCCCAAAATTTCATCTACTAATTCAGGTAATTTTTCTGAATATGTTTCCATAACGGGTCTAGGATTCAATGATGAAAATTCAGATAAATCTAGCTCTTCAAATTTAATAGATTTAATTAATTGATCCTTAGCTTTAATATTTTCCATTAGAAATGCTTGAGTTGCATGTAATTTAGCTTTTAATTCAAGCAAACTAATTACATTTTCAGGTATTGGATTAGGTTGTTGTTTAGTAAATTCTAAACCATCAATAAAAATAGTTTTAGAACTATTATTTACTTTAGATAATTCCGCAGCTATTTCTCTTGCTCTTTGAAAACAAAGATTAGAAATTGATTGTGCTTGAGAAATTGATAACCCTTTTGTAGCCAATGATTTGTTTTTCATAACCGATTTATTTATTTTAATTTAATATTTAGTACTCCGTACGGGATTCGAACCCGTGACTTTGCCGTGAAAGGGCAATGACTTAACCACTTGTCGAACGGAGCATTTTATGTTGCCGAAGAAGGATTCGAACCTCCACACTTAGGACCAAAACCTAATGTCCTGCCATTAGACGATTCGGCATTATTTAAGTGCATCAAGTAGGAATCGAACCTACACCCCCATTTCTGAGGACGGGATTTTAAGTCCCGCGCGTCTACCAATTCCGCCATAGATGCTTATTTTTAGTTGCGGATTCAGGACTCGAACCTGGCCTCTGGGTTATGAGCCCTGAATGCTACCAATTACACCAAACCGCGATATATCTTATAAATATGTAGTGGACCCGGAGAGATTCGAACTCCCGACCTCGAAATTATGAGTTTCTTGCTCTAACCACCTGAGCTACGAGTCCAAGGAATTTACAGTAATTCCATTTGTATCTTATCAAGTTTTGAATCTTGAATTTGTCCCCAAAGTTTTTCCATTCTGTTAATTAGAACTTCAACATCTTTTTTAGAGATTTTATCTTGACTCATCAACATATCTAAATAACCTTTAGTTATACCAAAAGTTACACAAAGTTTTGAAACTCTTTTATCTTGAAATTCAAGAATATTTTTATAAAAATCACTCATATAATTTATTATTTAAACATTAATACTAATTGTTTTGCTGAATTGAAATCTTTTGATATTAATTCTTCAAAACTATATGAACCTGATTTATCGAAACACATTTTTACTCTATTATCCCAAGTTGAGTTAAATTTATTTTTTCTTTCTAAACCATTTAATGTAACTAACAAATTTTGTTTTTCTTGTTTTTTCATAACTTTTATTTTTTTTTATTTATTATTTAATCGTGTGATATAAAGATACGAATATTTTTCTAAATAACCAAACATTTTAATGCTTATTTTCATCCTTTTTTTCTTTCTCTAATATTATAATCCCAACTACATAAGTTACAAGGAATATAAGTATAATTTGAAAAGGTAACATAATTATTAATTTTTAATCATTCTAGCTTTAAGAACAGCGTCAATCATTGCAATTTGTTTCTCTATAATCATGTAATCTTCTTCATCTTCTATATAAATGATATCAATACATTTTATAGCTTCTTCATCAATAATTTCTAAAGCATTCATTCTATTTAATTTATTTAAATACTTTTCTTCCTCTAATGATAATCTGTTTTTCATAATTATTTTTTTTTAATTTCTTATAACATAAAGATACGAATAATAATTCATATAGCCAAACATTTTACTAGATATGATTTACATATCTATATCATCATGAATTATTTCTATTTTTTTAGGTTTGTTATTTATTTTAATTAAGTATTTTAAATCTTTAATAATTCCATTTAATTCTTCTATTTTTTTATCTTTATTTGAAATTACATTAATTAAACTATCATTATATAAAGTTTTAGCTCTAATGTCAACTTCAAAATTAGCAATTAAACTATCAGACTGTGATAAAACTGAGGATTTGTTAGATCTATATGTATATAATTGTTTGGTGTCTGAATAATATAAGTTAATGAATATTAAAGCTAATATTATTAGTATAAGAGTTAAGTATTTAAGCATTGGATTAATTTTTGATTTAAAACTTCTATTTTATTTTCTAATTCTTTATTATCATTCTCAATTTTTTCAATTCTTTGTTTATGTTCTAATATAGTATCTTTATATACTAATTTATTATCAACATATAAATACCCAACAACAATCAATAATAAAAACGCTAATGCGGTAGTTGGAGAATTTTTAAAATTTTCGAATGAAATAGGGAAACTCATTTTATAATAAATATTATTATTCCGAGATATTTTCTATATTATCAACAACCTCAGCATCTTCTATTTTTAGACAAAATAAGTATTTAGAATTTGTTTTTAATACATGGTCTACTTCAATAATTTCCTTATACTTTTTAACTTCTTCTAAATCCTTAAAATTATGACAGAATCTAGATTCAATTACCATATATAATATATCATTATGATTATATAAATACCTCATAATTTTACAGATTCTAATTTAACTTTATAATTAATATCTTCAGCATATCCAATATTTTCCAACCATTCATAATAATCATCTCCTTCAACATATCCTTTATAATATTGCCAATTAGCATAATAATGAACAGATTCTTTCCAATGATTAAATTTAATATACTTTTTACGATATCTAAAACCAAATAAATTATTATAATCTAAACTACAATTTTTACATTTCATCCACCCAGTTTCTAAAATAGCTTGCCTTAATACTATGTCAGGCTTTTTTATACCTATTACTAATATATAATCTCGAATATTATCTAATGTTAAGGAATCTCCAATAGATTCTTGAGTTATAAGTTTATCATTATAATAAACATTTTTAGTAGATGTATTTGTAAATATGAATCCAATCATAATAACAAATAAAAGAATAAAGTATTTTTTATTTTCACTCATAATTAAAGTAATAAATTATTATTTTCTAATCCTAATACCCAAAACCTCTGTAACCAAACTTCTTTTTTCACTTTTTCTAATACATCATCATCTTTGACTCCATTATTCAAAGATAAAAATGAAATAATAGCTATCCCCATATCAAAACAATCTTGAGCTTCATCCCATTTTTTCTCTTTTACAAATTTTAATCCTTCTTTCCAATACTTAGTGATAATAAAATCATTTTTAGCTATAATATCTTCTACATTCATTTTCCTATGTTTTAATTAGTTATTATCCTCAATATTACTTACTCCATTTTCTTGTTCATCTGATTCCATCAGAGTAAATCTTTTGGATTTAAGTTTGTATGCTTCATATTCCTCAAATTTTTCAACTCTAAGAATAATACCTTCTTCTGGAACTTTATTTATACACATGTAACAGTCTTTTTCATTGTATTTATATTCTAAATAATCTAATAATGTTTCCTGCCAAGTATCTCTTTCTACTTCCCTATGCAAAGCATCCCAATCATTAAATTCCATACTTTCAAATAAACTATCTATAGTACCATAATAAATAAAGGTATCTGAATATAATAATCCTACTTTATCACACCATTCCTGAATTTGTTTATCAGTTAGATAAATAACTTTACCATCAGGATTAACAATAGATATTTTATATATGTAAGTTTTATATTCTCCTGGTTTGCAACCATAATCATATTTACCTTGTATGGGTGAACCCCATGGAGTGTATCCTACTATCTCACCATATAATGTCCAATTCTTAGGTATTAAATGTTTAATATCCTTCGTAACCAACCCCCAAATATCATCTTGATAGAAATGCTCAGTATTAGAATTTAAATGTTGATTTTTAACTACTTTCCTTGAAGAATAAACAACATCATATTCAGTATCTACAATATTTACTCCTAGTTTTTGTAGGAACTTTTCATACCATTTTAAATTCTTTTTTACTAAAATATTTCCTGCAACAAAACTAGTACCATGTTTTTTATAATGAATACTAATAGTGTCATTAGGATCTATCTTATGTATATTTTTTCTAAGATTAGAAGTGTCATTATGAAAATGAAATTGATTGTCAACTAATCTAGATATTTTAGGAGTTTTTGTTTTTTGAGACTTATTACTTAACCCTGAATTTTTTTCAACAACAATATATTTTTCACATAATATATTACCATTAATAGTATTAAATTCATCTCCTACTTTTAATGAAAAAATGTTTCCTTTTTCAATAAATGGTAATAATGAATCTAAACTCATTAACATACCATCTGAGATAATACCTCTGAGTTTAATTGCTTTTACTCTTTTATTTTTAAATGAGATAAAACCTTTTTTAGTATTATCATAGTTTTCCTCACTCTTATCGTATAAATTATTTTTATGACAATAATCATGTGATAATTTAGTACCCGACACAAAATATAGCATTTTATCGCCTATATTAACTGATTTAGGTATGACTACTGTATTACCATTTACAATAGTTCTCTTAATGTTATCTGCTCCTTCAATGTCAAATACATCTCGTATTTCTACAACTGAGCATGTATAATTTTTACTGTTTTCTAAAATTTCTAATTTCATATTATTTATTATTAAAATATTTAATTATTGTTTTTACTTCTATATCTGGGTTTCTCTTTAATTTACCTCTATAATTAGGAGTTTTAATTTCCCATTCATTATTATTTAAAAACCTAAAGTATGATAAAATATAATACACTACAGCATCATATAAATCCCATTCTTTATCCCCAGGATAACTAACTTTCCATACATTATCAGGATGTATTGTAGATATAATATCTATAAGTTCTTTTTTTGAATATTCTTGGTAATTCCTAATAAGAATAGAAAGGACATCATTTTTACTAAATGGAGTATAGTCATCCAATCTTAATGTTTCTTTTAAATCTTCTATAAGATTGTCACTCTTTTCATACCAACCTTTAGCATATAAAATAGTATAACTTAATGGAATTTTTTTATTACTCATATTCATTAATCATTTATATATGAAAAAATATTTCCTAAAAATGTAACCTCATCCCATCCATCTAATTTATCTTGATGAATAAGATTAGTTAATTCTTCTTGAGAGTATTCATATTCTCTTGTAATATTCTGACTGTAGTAATGCCATTTATCATTGAAGAATATAAATTTAGATACACCATTTATAGTTTGACCTAAATCATAAATATCACCATTAAATATTGTCATAACTTTTATTTTTATTTGTTTCTTATATTATAAAGATACGAATCATTTTTTGAACAACCAAACAAATCCCCATTTATTTTTAATTTGATAAGGGAAGTTTAATAGTAGGATGAGATTGGTAATTTCCAACTACAAAATCCTCAGGATACCAATATTGGGGTTTTGTTAAGGGACTTGGTTCATCAATAGAATGTTGTTTAATTTTTAATTTAGGTAATTGGAATGGTTCTCTATTTAATTGTTCTTTAATTCCTTCTATTTGATTTAAATAAATATGAGCATCTCCTATATTAATTATAAGTTCATCTGAAATCATGTTTACTTCTTTAGCTATAATTTCAAGTAGTAAACCATAACTTGCTATATTAAATGGTAATCCTAAAGGTATATCATTAGACCTGATATTAACCATAATGCTTAAATAACGTTTTCCTTCTTTTTCAATAGAGTACATTTGAAAAAAATTATGACAAGGAGGAAGAATCATTTTATCTAATTCACTTACATTCCAAGCTGAGACTATTAATCTCCTTGAGTCTGGATTTGTTTTAAGGTCGTTGATTAGGTTTGTGATTTGATCTATTCCTCCATCAAAAATAGCATCCCAATTTCTCCACTGACGACCATAGATAGGACCTAAATCCCAAATAGACCTATGAAAATTTCTTGAGTTTTGTTCCCATTCTAATCCAAACTTAATCATTTCTTCTAATGAATAAGGATTTGAACAAGATTTTGAATATTGTTTATACCAATCTCCATTCCAAATATGGCAATTATTTTTCCATAAAAAACGAATATCTGAATCTCCACGGAGAAACCAAAGAAGCTCAGTTACAATTGTTTTAAATGGCATCTTTTTAGTTGTAAGTAAAGGAAAACCATCACTCATTTTATGTCTAATTTGTTTACCAAATAGACTTATTGTACCCGTTCCCGTGCGATCTGATTTAATCACACCATTTTCTAGTATATCTTTTACAAGATTTTGATAATCTTTATCTAATTTATTCATGACCACCCTTCGTTTTTTAAATATTTTATAAATGATATTAAACTATTTATTCCTCTATCATCTAAATATATTTTAGCATCTTTAATAGATTCATCTAATCCTTCTATTAATCCATCCATATAAAACATATTATCAATATAGTCTTTTTTTTCCGTTTTTTTATTTAAAACATCAATACTGAAACCATCATAGAAACTCCCATCTTCCTTCTTTATCCTAGCAGCTTCAAAACACCACATATCATCTTCCCAAACTGCACCTTCAAAAATAGTTACTTCATTAGCAATTTCTACATTAGTAGACATGTCTTCCCGAACATACCATATTCCATTTATTTCTATTCTATCCATATTTTTTATTTTTTTCTATGTTTTTAACCCATTATATCATCTTCCCCATCATCATTCTTATCACCAAATAATATTGGGACGAAAAATATTAGTGAGAAAATTACCATCATTATTATTTCAAATGTACCCATAATCAAACTTCTTTATCTAAGAATATACAAGGTGGATCAAAACTAACTATAGCACTATACATCCCTTCTTTCTCCTTGTCTACTTTTTTAAGTATTTCTTCTAACTCATCAAAAGAATTTATTTCTATTTTTAATATTTCGAAAGGCGCGTATTTTGTACTACCCGTTTCATACCATTTAGCACCAATACTTTCTAAAAATTTATCATCAACTTCCCTATTAAAATCTATTTCAAATAACATAACTTATATTTTTTTAAGTTTTTTAAGAGCATTATATACTTGAGAAGGGGATTTAACTATGAATTTTTCTTCTGTATCAATATCCATAATAATATTTTCATCACTTTTTGGATCTAATACATCACAAGCCCACCAAACCATTACCAACCCAACATCATCTCCATACTTATTAATTATTAGCTTCACTATAACATCCCAATAAATCTGTTCATATATGAATAAATTAATTCCATAATCTTCCATTAGATTATCACTTAATGTTTGGAGTTTTCTTAATTCATCTAACATTTCAATGAATAATTTTTTCTCCCTTTTTTCAATTGATTTTTTAGACTCTAAAAAAGTGGTATTCTTACCTGCAATTTTTATAATCTCATTTTTAATTCTCTCTTTCATTGTTTATTTACATTATATAATATAATCTGATGTATGACCATCTAAAAATTTCAAAAGTTTACATTCAACTTCTACAATAAATTCATCATGACCAAATTTATTAATATAATTATTTATCATATTATAAATTGCTTCTAATTGAATAATATTATTTACACTTTCTAAACATTTAATAATATGATTATATGTATCTATTTTGTTCATTTTTAAAAGAATTTAATAAATTATGATTTTTTTCATCAAAAAATTTCTTAAAATAGCTTGATTTACCCTTTATTAAGCTAAAAACATGATCAACATCTATTTCAGTTATGAGAAATATTTTCCTCCCTCAATGTAATCTACAACATATTCTTTACCAATAACAAGAATATTAGTTCCTAACTATTCATCTTATAAACATTTTTAGCAACTAAAGCTATACCCTTTTGTATCATAACTTTTATTTTTAAATTTGGTTAAAAATTTTTTTCTTAATTTTATTTCTCTCTTTGAAATACATTTACTATTAGTAATAAAACATTTAATATCTAATTTACTTTTGGGATTTTTTATCAAATATTCAATTATTTCAACACCATTAAGATTATTCTCATTTATAAAATTTTGAATACATCTTTGCCCACATCCTATCATTGAATGAAGTTTAGCTACTTCAATAGATATATCTTTTGTTAATAATATTAATTCATTTATATTCATGTTATTTTTTATTATGATATAAAAATACGAATGGCTCCTTGGGGAGCCAAACATTTTGTAAGAAAAGTTTTAATATACTATATTTCTCTTATATAATCTAAAAAATCAGCAATAACCACAGAATCTCCAGAACTACTAATCATTTCTTTTATTAATTCATTAACTGGCTTTTTATTTTCAGTTATGAGTTGTTTATAAGGAGACAATGTTGACTCTGCTAATAAAAATTCTTTACTAGTCCCATAATCCTCTATATCGTTTAAATATAAAGTTATCATTTCTTGTAGTTTATCTTTTGATACTTTCATATATCATTTGTTTTATTTTTTTAAACACTTCATTTAACTTATTAATTTGAGTATTAAGCCATTTCATTCTTTCTCCCATACGTTTACCCTCTAATGGAGTTTCAATGTTAGACTCAGGAATATATTCTTGTAGTGGTTTCATATATTCAGTACCTGTCAAAAATACAAATTTATCTTTTTCAGGATTTATACCTTTAGATTTCATTTGTTTTATAACTTCTATACCCCATTTTGTCTTTTCTTCTTTAGGTATTTCTTTTAATGTCAAATCATATGGTGATAATACTTTATCTAAAGGTACTAAATGATGCTTTGCAGATAAGATAAACATTTTATCTGGACTTAATGATTTACCATATTCCAATGTCTTCTGAAAAGTAGGAGAGGCTGAGTATAATTCTTGTGCTTGTGATGGTTTATCTAGTTTCGACTTAGTACAGCTTAATATTACAATTTTAGCCATTTAATTAAATTTATTATAAATATATAAAAAAATAATTTTTAAACAGCTAAAACATATTGATCAGCTAAGCTGAATAGTTGTTGGTTTAATTTAATATCTGTTTTAAAGTTACGAACATCAGCTGTTAAGTTTTCTTGTATTCTGTTGAATACCGCCCATAAATCGTTACCTTCATCTTCAACACGATTAACTTTAAGTAATTGCAATACTTTTTCTTCTTGCTTAGTATCAACTTGAGCATTTCTTAAAAAATCAACATAATCTGCTCTATTCAAATCAAATGTACTATCAAATTTAATTCGATATGCATCTCTAGCAAGAGCATTAGCTTGTTCATGCGTTAATATAATATTTTTAAAGTTTCTAAACGAATCTAAATACATATCAGCTTGATTAACTACTTGAGCAATGATTTGCGGAATCTTATTATAATCAACTTCAGTATGTTTAACTTTAGCTACAGCATAATCGCGATGCATCATATTGTTTACGCAAACATAACGAAACGCTCCTGGTTGAATTTCAAGCGCTGTGTTACCGCTTGTACTGTTTGATAGTTTAACAGTAAACAATGATTCGATATTACCTTTTCTATCATACATTTTAAAATCAGGATGATGCAAATCAAGATAATGCGAATCAATTTTTTTACTTTTACCTCTTTGTTCAGCTACGCCTTTTAATTTAAAACCTTCGTTTTGTAGCATTTCAACTATATCTAACGTTTCGATATAAAATGGTTTTTGTTTGATTCGTTGAACATTTTTAATGTTATTTGAATCTAGTGTGTTAGCGAATGCTATCGCTTTATCGATATTGTTATCGACGGGGATAAATTTGTACTTCATAACGTTTTATTTGTATATTGGTTTAATATTTCCTTTTTTATCTACAGTGTATCCTGTAGGTTTCTTTAAATTATTCGCTTTATTATAGTTTCCTTTTTTTGTTGATTTTCCTCCTGAGCAGCTCATATTTTTTAATTTTGGTTAAATATATGGAAGGAGGATTACTCCTCCACTTTCTTTATTCTTCATTTTGGTTAAATGCAAAATGTACTCCATCTTTGTATATTGAAAAATAGATTTTAAAATCTTTATCACAGTCTCTGTTTTTTTCAAAATGTATTGTTCTTTCAAGTCCATCTCTACTACGTTCAACTTTAGCAAATGCTTCCATCATATGTTTCAAACGATTACTTCCTGCAAACTCATCTGATTTAGTCATTTGTTGGATGTTAATAAATGACGTATAATATCCTTTAGAATTTTTACCTTTTTTAACCTCGTCTTGTAATTTCAAAAACCAAGATTCAGCTTGTTTAATAGTGCCTCCATTTTGATCTTTATACATATCTAAAACCTCAGCTATAGAATCAATTGCAATAACATCGTATCCTAAATCAAGAACCTCCTCAAAAGTTTCTTTTACATTGTCTACATAGTCCTTTAAAAATAATGTCTGAACGCAACCAAATGTAGGAACTCTTTTACAGTATTTATAATGTCCTATCTGATCCATTTCTCCTTGAATTAGTAAACATTTTAATCCTTGCATCGTAAATTTAGACAACATGTCCATTACTAACGTGGATTTCCCTGACCCAGGACCACCTGCTAACATCATCGATGTACCAGGCATTAAACCTCCTTCAGTTGATAAAATTAAATCTATTTCAGTTTTTGTTTTAAATGGTATAAAAAGTGATTCATTGAAATATAAATCATTTCCTCTAAATAATGAAATAGCTTTTTTTTCAATCTTAACAGACTCTTTCTGTTTTATTGGACGACCTCTTTTTACTAATGTTTCCATAACTTTTATTTGTTTTTTATTATAATATAAATATACGAATAGTTCCTTAGGAAGCCAAATGTTATGTAAGAAAAAGTTCTCTGTATTTCAACACAGCTGCGTCTTTTTGTTTACATTCAAACATTAAATCTACTTCTTTACCGTATGTATTTACCTTTTTCAAAATGTAATCATGATGTGATCTAGGCTTTTTTAGATCTCTTGGTTCAGAAACGTGACATATAGGTTTAATGCCATGCCACGTATTGTACGCCAAATTAAACGCTTCTTCCTCACTGCATCCTCCAGTGTTAAACGTATGGTGATGATAATCGAATACTATAGGTACATTGCAATTTTCATAAATGTACAGTAAATCTTTAACACTAAAACTAGCAGCCTTGTCGTCATTTTCAATAGTTAGTCTACTTTTGACATTGTCTGGTAGGAGTTGGAAATTTTCACACCATGTTTTCAATGCTTTGTCTTTGTCACCATATGCACCACCTACGTGAATGTTGATTTTATTGTATGGTGTTTGGCTTAATTCAAGTATGTCCATTATGATGGCGTGGTCTCGTAAGTCTCTGACTGTTCTGTCTACGACAGACTTTTTAGGAGAAGCTAAAACGTTGAATTGTCCTGGGTGAGTTGTAATACGATGATTGTATTTTTTAATTAATGAAGCAGCAATTTTTAATGTAGCGTAAATTTCATCGTAGTCAACTAGGTCTTCTAACTCGTAAGTAGACTGCCATGGGAATATGTTGGAAGACATTCTAAAAAATCTAATAGCATTTTTTTCATTGTGTTCTATTAGTTTTACTAGATCTTTTACATTTTGTAATGCCAAGTTAGACACTAAAGCTAGTCCTTTTTCTTGATATGTTTTTAGTCTAATTGTTCTGTTGGTGGTATTTTCTTTTAGTAGAGAAGATATACACGCGTATCCTATTGTTTGAGTCATATTATTTAATGTGTTTATTTGTTTAGTATGACATTTAAATGTATTTAAATGCTTACACTGTAAAGATACGAAACATCGTCTACGTAGCTAAACATTTCATTATGAATGTTTAATATTACTTTCTAATCTATTTCTTATTTCATTTAATGTAGTAGTATTATAAAAACTACCATCTTCGTAAATAAGTTTCAATAACCCTTGTGATTCTTCTCCTTTACTAACATTAGATAAAACTATATAATTTTCTAAATCATCTTTAGTAACCATTAGTAAGCCCTTAGCAGATTTTTTAGTACCATCATCAGTAATAGGATCTTTAAATATAGGTCTAGCTTCATTATCAACTTCTACATAAGTAGATTTAACAGCACCTCCTTGATTATCTCTAGTGGCATACCCCATAGAATAACTACCAATCCCTAATACTACTTGATTAGCAAATCCTTTAGCTTTAAGTCTTTCAGCTATTTGAATAGCTCTTTCGGGAGTAATACTGTCGCCATAAATACAACCAATATGAGGATCTAACACTTTGTAACCCTGTTCATTTACAGTACCACCAAATATATCCCAAAGAAGTTCAATTACTCCTTTATGTTCTGGTTTAGAAGTTTTTATTTTATAATCAAATTGTTGACCACAAATAATGTCAACAGGATCACCACTGTCAGGTCTAATTACAAGTTTACCATCTCTTGATAAAATTTCTTCTTTAAGTTGAGGTAAATATTCTGTAATAAGTTTCCATAAATCCCATGTATCACTTACTACAGATAATATACCTGTAGGATACTGTTTCATAAGATATTTAAGAGTATTTATTTCCCCTTCTTTACCATGGGAACACATTACACTATGTTCAGATGCAGGAACGCTAAATCCTACATTATCATCACCATAATAATATTTTATAGCTTGTAAAGTAGGTAATGTATCGGTTCCCATAAAAGATGTTAAAAATCCCATTCCTGAACTAATAGCAGCTTCTGGGGATTGCATGCCTCTAAAACTAAAATCATGTCCTTGAAAATTTACAAACATAGGATCTATACCCGTTTCTTCAGCATATTTAGTTAATATTTTTTTATAACCATAAGCTAAGGAAGCTGAATGTACAGGTTTCCAAATTAATGTAGATATAAGAGTTTCTAAAAAATTAGTTATCCAAAAGAAATCGGAGTGGGTATTTACAATAGTAAACAAAGGAATACCTGTTTGAACAACTGTACCTTCTTCCAAAGCCTTCACCCTAATAGGTAAATAACCTAAATCATGTAATTCCTCAAAATGTGATACATCATAATCAGTCCCTAAATAAGAACTTAAATATTGTTTAGCTTCTTGACATACTTGATATTTGTCTCTACTAAAAAATTCATTTCTGAATATGTCATCAATATATCTAAATGTATATTGAATGCCAAACACAACAACATTTTTAGCTATGTCAGGCATATATTTAGCACTTCTACAAGTATAATTACTATATACAAGAGTTGTTTTTGGTGGATACATAAGTCTATGACTTGTTTTGTATCCATCTGTCATCAGTAAAGGATTAATTTTTAAACTCATTTTTTATTTATTTGTTAATATAAAGATACGAAACATCACTCAGGTAACCAAACATCCCTACATAAATGTTTCTAACTGTTTAACAAAACCAGGACCTACATTTACATTTGAATAACTATTTGTACAATATATATTATCAAAATACTCAGACAACTCATTAAATCCTTTAGAAAATATACCATGAGTTACAATGAGACATATTTTATTATTAAATCCTTCAGTATTTCTAATTTCTTTGGCAATGTTGATAAAAGTAGCCCCTCCATCACAAATATCGTCTACAATGATTATGTCTTTACCTGATGGTATAGAGGGTACAACACATTTAGTTAACTTACCTTTTTCGTCTCTATCTTTACTGCAAGTAATCACGTCTCCTTTGTAATCAATTTGCTCGGCTAACTTGTAGATTTTTTTACTTGCGCCTGCGTCTGGTGATATTAAAATGAAATTTTGTTTAGAAGGTATGTCTTCATATAAATCATATAAAGCAAATTTAACTAATGCTGAGTTTGGTTTTTTTCTGAAATTATTTAAACAAGCTTCTAATACATCACTATGAGGATCTAATACAGTTATAGATTCAAAGTTAAGACTGTTGATAATAGGACAAATTACATCACGAAGATAATTATTACTTCCTTCTTCAAACTGTCTGTCGCTTCGGCTACCTAAAAAATATGGAGTATAAAGATGAATTTCTTTAACTCCAAGATTACGTAACGATTTAGTAGCACAAATAATAAGTTCAAGATCTTGAAAGTTATTTAAACGAGACTTTACAACAATAAGTTCATTACTAATGTAAATTACTGTGTCTATTACAACTTGTTGTTGTCCATCAGGGAATTCATCAATACGATATTTTATATCACTTCGTTCAATATTTACTAAATTTAATGTTTTCATTTTATTTATTTTTTTATATACATAAAGATACGAAACATCGTCTACGTAGCCAAGTATCCTCACGTAAGTGTTTTTAAAATATATAAGTATATATCAATGTCGATCGCTACTTTTTTTTAAGAAGAATCTTTTACGTAATTTGGGTCTTTACAAACATTTCACATTTGTAAACTTTATGTGTGGGACGTTGGGGTATATACATATATATGCTTCGACGCGTAAGGGGTATTGGATCTGGCTGTTTTAGTATAATTACATCTTACCCACTACATACATATACGATGATATCAACGCGCATTCTATATACATAATAATTACGCATACATACCGTATGGTGAACAATGTACGCGGGAAATACCCCGCAACTACATACATTCAACTTCGCGATAACCATACACCATGATAAATTATTGTTACATATAGCGTACGGTAGAAAGATTTATGTAAGTCTCATACCTAACAAATCCATCATTCTGTCATTCAACATCTCCATTTCCTCTTGATATTGTCGCAACGTGTACACTTTTTCACTAGGCACCAATTTATGCCTCAATATACCTTTTAATACATGAGGTAAAGTAGTGTAATACGCTACATTCAATCCTGTAGTTGAATCTACAAGTAAATATGTATGTGAACCTTCATCGATATGAATTTCATATGGATGTAATAATTCATCTCTTACTAAACATTTTTTAGACGATACGCCTGCTTTTCTCCCACGTTGTTTTGCTTCCTTCATTGTATGTATTTATTTATTTATTATATTTAGCACTTAATTTAAGGTATAATTCATACTCTTCATTTTCTCTTTGTTTGCATATGTCATTATAAGCCTCTAATTCATCAGTAGAATATACAGTAAACATCGTAGCAAATTCAATCATTTGCTCTGCAGTGTATAATTTAGGAGATTCTTCATCAACAATAGACTCAGGACATAATTTAAATCTATTAGCATCATACCAACCATTCATTTGCCTTGAATGTGGAGTCTTAACTTCCTTACGATCCAATGTCTCCAACCACTCAATCTCAATCATCTCATCATCATTTAATCCATTAATAACTCTTGCTGTACTCCCATACCTACAAGCCATCATAGTATCCTCTACTAATACTACTATGTCACCTTTTTTAAATGTAGTCATAACTTTTATCTAATTTCCTATACCATAAAGATACGAATCATCTCTTAGGCAGCCAAACATTCCTACAATTACTTCTTTATTTTCTTCAATTTAAAACGAGTATCAACTGTGTCTCCTTGCTCTATAGTATACATGCGAATCACTTCATACTTACCTGAATGTATATTTTCTATAGTTTTTTCTTCGACGTACATTATAGAAAGTATAGTAGTAAACATTATTATCCCAGCTACTAAAATTGCCACTAATAGTCCTACAAAGAATTTTGCTTTATCTTCCATTAAACTTAATGTCATGTATGCTATTATAGATGGGAATACGAATATAGAAATTATTGTGTATATCATGTTGTTTTGTTTTTGTTAAATGTAATTATAAATTCCCCAATCATTATTAATATCCATAAAGTAAAAATTGCTGGGAGTAAATTAGGGTAAAGTAAATGAACTGAGGAATTCCATATCATATATATTAAAATTCCTATTATTATGTCTTTCATGTTGTAGATGTTTTTTATTGTTTAGACCATTCTGGGTGAAGGAAATAATAGTCTGATTGTAAGTATATTAATTGATGTTTTGGAGCTCCCCATGTATTTGTTTCCTCAGTGTATATTATACCTTTTTTAACTAAACTGCCTACTGCTCCTCTAACACTTTTACTAGTTACTTTTATTTCATGGGCTATGTCTCTAACTTCTACGTCACTAAATCCTTCTTCTGCGTATAACATGTCTATTAAACAAGTTAATACTTGTGTTTCAAGTTGGGTTAAATTTAAATCTGCAATTGTTTTCATAACTTTTATTTTTAATTAACTAATTATCTTATACCATAAAGATACGATGAATATCTCAGATAACCAAACACTATAATGAAAGTGTTTGTTCAGTTTCAACCTCTTCTGACATTGATATGTCTGCAATTTTTATTTTAGCAATATTTCTATTTCCAAGCATATCATAGGTGTATAAAGAAATATATTTGTTGGTTATTTTATCAATATTCATTGACTGGTAACTGCCATAATTAGATTTTTTATACATTGACATTGATTTACCACCTGTACTAAATTCTAAATAGCATTGAATAAAATATTCTTCACCATTATACATTACCTTGATTTGTTCTTCTTCTCTTAATGAATTGATTGTTTTTACTAAATTTTTCATAACTTTTATTTATATTTTCTTATAATGTAAAGATACGTAACATCATTCAGGTAGCCAAGCATTTATGTAGAAGTGGATGCCTGGAGACAATAATGTCCTTACAAATTAATGTAAAGATGAAAACGTTTAATCATGTTAATAAAGCTAATGTAAAATATTTCAATCCTACATTCACTCCATACAATCACAGGTAAGTCTTTTTCAACCTGATGTCTTTTTATATACCCCTATTTGTATGGTTTATTTGTTTACCCGGGGTGAGCTCACTTAAACTACTGCGTTTAAATGGGCGACTTTATGTTTATACGCTATCATCTGCGCTTATTATGTTTGAGCGTTTTAAATCGCCTTAAAATAATAGAAAAACATATATTACTGTTGTGTTTATGTAGGAAAGTCTGTGTTCTGAGCCATCAAGGCGAAATACTAACAGCTACGTCGTAACCAATCCCGAAACTTCAACAATAATGTAATATTTTTCACTTTATTTATAAAAACTAAATAAATTGTCCAACATTATAACAAGCTTATGCTCCTTTTGCATTACTCGATTTGACATTACATTTTACAATAATGTCTCATTATTTGTTATAAATATGTAGGAAAAAGTCAAAGTTGGATGAAGGGTTACATAAAAGATGAGGAGTTGTGAACATTTATGAACCTTGTCTACATTTGATAATGTTTTAAGAACCTTAAGCAATTTCTTACCCACATTGCTTAATTCTTTGCTTAATTCTTTGCTTAATTTCTCGACTTATTTTTTCTTTCACATATGTATAATGGACACAAGTCTGTGAAGATATATTAAAGAACGCGAAGAAATGCTTGGAGTGGCGGGAAAGATGGGTCAGATCCATGTTCTTATTAAATAGCAGTTATTACCCGTGTTTATCATTACTTCATTCCTTACTTACCTCGTTGCTTCAGTCTTACCCCCATGTTCCCTAGTAGCTACATTTTCTTCACCCAATCTCATCCCTTACCTATTTTCATAAGTTCCTACTTTAAATTGATTATCTTCGAAAATTAAATATTATTATTTAAATTATTACATTTGGTACAATTACTTTTTATCAGACTGCCAATACTCTAAAGTATCAATGTCCATTATTGATAATTTGTTACCAAAACAACAACCTGTGTCTAAATTAATTACTTTACCTTTAGCTGCAAATATAGGTTTATCGTTATCTGGTATGTTAAAAGCTACAGTAGGTGTATGACCTAAAAATACTCTCTTGACAGTAGGTTCTTTTATTTTAAATTCATTATTAAACATATTATTTATTAATAATCCACTTGATAAAGCTTGAATAAAAAAATCTCTGTCCCAATAAAACATGTGATCTGTTTGACATTTTAAACGAGTATGTCTATTTAATCCTCCATGAACAAATAAGTTTCCATTTTCGTCTAAATAATAATTCAATTGTGATTGAAAAAATTCTAAATGTTGTTCTAATAATTCTTTGTTGTGTTTTTTTTCTCTATTGTAAGAATCTAATGTTTCTTGAGATCCTTGCATAAAATTCCAAGGATGCACACCAGTTTCTAAATATTCTTCCCACACTTTATCATGATTACCTCTAATACAAATTTTATTAGGTAATTTCATTATAAAATCAACTACTTTAAATGAATCAGGTCCTCTATCTACTAAGTCACCTAAACTAATTAAAGTATCTTTTTCAGTATCAAATCTACATTTTAATAAGACTTGTAAAAACTCTTCATAACAACCATGTATGTCTCCTATAACTAATTTTCTCATACTTTTAATAAATGTTTTACATTAATTTTCTTCATCAAATTCAAGTAATGTTAATTCTGGCTCCGTCATAGTTTCTTCAAGGTATGTTTTGATTAGGTTTCTTAAAAGAAATAAATTAACTCCCATTAATAATATCAATGATAACATATTAACAACATTTAATAAAAAGATGACATTAAAAGGTGATAAAAAGTAAGCAACATTTATTAAAATTAATGTTACAATGATTAAAATAATCTTATTCATATTTGTTTTATTTTTTTTTATTAATTAATTTTATAATATGAAGATACGAATGGCTCCTTATGGAGCCAAACATTTTACATGAAGTGATTATTAAATGTCATCCCAATCTGACGTCGATTTAGAATACGTTGATACTTTAGAAGAAAAGAAATCAGCCATTTCTAATCCACTTGTCAAATGCCCAAACCATTCCATTTTACTATATGCTTCTTCATCAATATTAAAATAAACATTAGAATAACCTAATTCTGTTATTTTTTGGTTTGCTCTTACTTTAATAAATGCTTTTAATTGTTCTTTTGTTAATCCCTCAATATCCCCCATTTCAAACGCTTTATCAATGAAGTCAAATTCAAGTTGTACACTTAATTTACAAGCTTTAATGATTTCATTCTTAAATTCTTGTGTATTAATTTCTGGATGTTCTGCTATTAGTGTTTTAAATAACCAACAACCTGCAGTCGAATGTAATGATTCATCTCTTACGCTCCATGCAACTATTTGTCCTGTTCCCTTCATTAAATTTCTTAATTGAAAAGACATCAATATAGCAAATGATGAAAATAAATTTACACCTTCAGTAAACGCAGAAAATACAGCTAAAGATAATGCTTTTTCTTCAAGTGTATCTCCAGATAATTCTACTAATCTATCTATTTTAGCTTTAGCTGTTTCATCTTCCATAAACGCTTCAAAATCATCCAATCCCAACTCTTCATTTAATCTTCCATAAGCCTCAGCATGGATACTTTCGAAATCAGCAAATGCTCTAGCCATTGCTTGTATTTCAGGTTTTGGAAACCATAAAGATACTTTAGTTGACCAATAATCATTTACATGTACTTCTGTTTGAGTAAAACTTTTTAAAATATTACCAACTAAATTTTTCTCTGATTCTGTTAATTTCATTTTCCAATCATTAATGTCTGATGATAAAGGTACTTCATCTGCCAGCCAGTGAGCTCTATGTTGGTTTTTAAAAAATTCGAATGCTTGTTGATATTCGAATGGTTTATAAAATAATCTTGGTTGTGTTACTGACATTGTTTTAATTTTTATATAAATATTATCCTAATCCTAGTTCATAGAATTTTTCTTTTAATGCTTTCTTTTCTGATTTATCTATTTCTTTTTTAGCTGATTTATGCATGTTTTCAATTTCATCGTCATCCATAGGGACTTCATCTATTTCAAAATGACCCATTGATGTATCTATATTCTTTGAATAGAATGTACATCCATCAGCTCCATATCTATTACCCATAATATGCCACCTTCCTGTTCCTTCTACTCTATCTTTTCTATTTCTGGATAATGAAATAACAATATCGGCAATCATTATTTTTTCATAACTTCCACCTATATGAACACTTTCTAAAATAGCTTTATCAGCACCTGTTCTATTTGCTTGTGAAGGAGAAACTATAGGAATTTTTAATTCTTTTGCTAATCCTTTTGCATCTACATACACATCATCAATATCATCTTTTTTCTCACTTCTTGATTTCCTGTTAGCTAACAAATCTAAATAATCAATAAATATAGCATGAGGTTTAAAATCAAGTTTATTTAAATGTGATTCAATTGTATTTAATGTTGCTCTTTTAGGCGCATATTCTTTAATTACTAACTTACCTTTAATAGTAGCTAATATTTTTTCAACTTCATCTCTATGATTATCTAATTGATCTACTGGTATTCCTGTTAAACATGCATCAAATCGTTTACCAACGTAATTTTCTCCTAATTCTAAGGCATAAAAAACGATATCATAACCTAATTTTATAGCTTCAGCGGCCATAGCAATTGCACCCCATGATTTACCCCCTTTTGGATTACCAAACAATAAAACTAAATCACCATCACCATATCCTCCCTGAGTTATTTTATTAAATGCATCCCATGGAAATGGGATAGGTGAACGAGCATCAGCCCTATATCTAGTTTCAATATCAATATTATAATCGTGACCTATATTCTTATCCTCACCTGATTTGATAGCGTTTTTGATTAGTGTTCTTATTGAATCATAATCCCCAACTTTTAACATGTCAACTGAAGTAAGTAATGCTCTTTTTATGTTTTCATTTAATATAAATGTTGAATATTCTTGTTGAATATATTTTAAATCATCAGATTCAGCTAATGAATATGCTTCTCTAAGTTTTTCTTTTATTGCTAATTTTAATATATCATTTTCTACCTTTTTCATTTCGATTTTTAATGAATCTAATGAAGGTGTAGTATGATAAATTTTATAATACTTAATAATCTGCTCACAAATCCATTTATGAGAATCATTTGAAAAATTCTCACTATTAAGATTATCTGAAATGTTGATTAAAAATTCTTTATCCGTTAATAAAGATGCGATTAATTTTGATTGAAAATGAGGTCCATAATCCTCTATACTTTTTAACACCATGTTTTATTATTTTAATTGTTTAAAACAAACATCTAACCAACTGTCTACATTCCTAATAAGATTCCCAATTTGATCTTCATTATACATTTTAATAAATAATTCTGGATGGAATCTGATTTCGTTGTTTGTTATAAAATCATCTAAATACATTTTATTATATTCAGTTAACATAGGGTTATGTAGATCCATTATTTTAAATTTATCTTTAAATCGATCTATTTCAAATAATATACGAGCATATATTATATGTTCTTTCAATTTATTTTCACATATATTAATTAAATCATCAAATGAAATTTCACCTTCAAATAGTTCAGGGAATAATTTAGGTAGTTTTGTTTTACCTAATCCTTTAACTCCTGTTATTTTATCTGAATTGTCACCCATTAGCATTTTATATAAAATGAAATTTTTAGGATGAATTCCATATTCTTCAATAAATTTATCTTCAGTGTATAAAACTTTATCAATAGGTCTATAAACCATGATTTGTTTATTTATTAGTTGAAGATAATCTTTATCACTTGATAATATGAATACTTTATCATTTTTTGATTTGATTAGTTTTTTACTTATATAAGCAATTATATCATCAGCTTCAGCCCTGTCTAAAGAAGTAGTATGAACAGGTAATGTTTTTAAATATTGAATAATTCGAACTATTTGATTTACTTTAGATTCATCTTCATCATCTAAATCCTCAAATACATCCCAATTAGTTATTCTATTAGTATGTCTTTCTGATTTATATTCGGTTATTATGTTCTTTCTGTTTTGTGAAGATCCTATTCCATCAAATATACAGTATACTTTTGTAGGTTGTATAAGTTTAATCATAGCACCTAATGATCTCATGAATCCACCTACTCCTCCAATGTGATGCCCATTATTATTTACTGCATTTATTGTACTGAAGTTTCTGAAGAATAAATTTAATGAATCTATAAGTAAATATCTTTCCCCATTTTCTTCAGTATATTGACTAGTTTCAGATAGTAATTTTAAAAGTGATTTTTTATCCATTGTTTTTTATTTAATATAAAGATACGAATGGCTCTTAACAGAGCCAAACGTTTTCTTATTTAATTTTCCTCCTTGAGGTCTTCTAATATATCAGCTATGGATTGTTTTTCATCCCATTCACTATTATCTTCAATAATAGAAATTTCTCCTTTTTCTCCATTAAACCAAGAATTAGAATGTTGTTTCTTATATTTAGCAATAGCTGAGTCTGTATTGTCTATGAAACCATGTGGTGTTACTACTACAGTTGATTGAGTTGCTACACCTCCATCTAAATGTATTTTATCTATTGCTATTTTTGTTTTTTTAGCAAATTCAACATTTTTACCTCCTTTTACAGCTTTTACTTTAGAAGTACCTGAATTTGTAACATTCCCAAATGTAATTACTAATGAAGCATCCCAATATAACGCATCTCCACCTTTATTAGTCATTTTAGGTCTAGCCATAGGCCCATCAGCAGGTTGAACTCCTACTTTATTAATTACAAAAAATGTATTTGTATATTGATAATTTGATTTTCTAGACATTGTAAATTTTTGATTTACAAAATTCCCAAATTGAGTTGCCATAGCTCCAGCATTCCATTGTGGATTGTTACTTTTTGCTTCAACACTCATTCTACATGGAATAGAACCTGATGAATCCCATAAAAATAATAAGTCATATGGTAAATTACCTTTTTTCTGTTCATCCATTAAATCTATAATAAATGAAGCTACATCTTCAATAGTTGATACAGTTGACCTATCTACATATAAGAAAAATCCTTCATAATTTACATTTTCAGGATCTTCAGGATCTATTACAGGAGTTGCTTCAAATCCCATTTTTATAGCATGCTCAAAATCCCATTTCATCTCAGTAATAATAAAAATAGGTAATACACCCATTTTTTGAGCTACTGTTGCGGCTTCTATCATTAATGTAGTTTTCCCAGTATCACTTCTTCCTCTAGCTAATGTTATATGACCCATTGGTATTCCTGGTAGTGATAATGCCTCAGCTAAAGGTGTTGAAAATGGAATCCATTTTTGTTCTTTAAATTTAACATTATTATTTAAACCTTTATTTGATTTAAAATTATCTAAACTAAAAGCAGATTTTAGTTCTTTACTTGCTGCTTCAGTAAGTGATTTCTTTTTTGCCATTTTATAACTATTTTATTTTTTTTATTTAAAAAGGTAAATCATTATCTTCATATTCTTCGTCTTCATCTTCAAAAGTTGCATCAAATTTATCTTTTGGTGTAGTTCTTGGTTGAAGTGTTGATTTAGGAGGAGCTATTGGAGTTGGTGATTTTGTTTCAATAGGTTCTTCATCTTCATCACCACCTGCAAGATAATTTTGTAATTCTTCTTTTAACTTATCATAAGTATATTTATATCTTTCTTCAAGTAATTCTGGTTGATTTTCTAACCATTCACTTACTAGTTTTGAGTCTGTTGATAATGGTGTTTGTTTTGGTTTTGGAGTAACACTCAAATCAAATCCAGGCCTCCCATCAATTTTATTTGCTTTTAATGTAAAGTCAAATCCATTTTTAATATCAGTAAAATCTCCAAAATCCTCATCATCAGCAATAGATAATAAATCCATATATAATGATTTACTAAATTCAAATAATCTTACACCTTTATCTTCTTCACCCCTAACAATAACAGGAGCAAATATTCTTAATTTTGGGGTAATTTTTTTAGCAATTTCCCAATTATTACTATCAGAAGATGAACGTAATGCTTTCACAAACTCAACAATTGGATCTTTTTCACCCCAGTTAGTTAATGCTACTATAGGAAATTTTCCAATCCCATAATGCATTTGAATTTCTTGAAATGGATTGTCTTGATTAATTTTAGAAGGAACAAATCTAATTTGATATTTCCCCTCAGTTTTAGGTTTCCAGTAAATTAAAGTGTAATCTTTTTTTTCTTTGGGTTGATTCTTCCCCTTGTTGTTCAATGAAGACAACTTGTTTTTGATCTCATTTAAGTTCATATTTGTTTTGTTTTTGATTTTAATGTAATAACTATTTTTTGAATATCCAAACTATAAATTTACAATTTTATATATTTTTGTTGGGATTTTTTTAAGATAACCTTCATTAGATAATAAAATACAGTTTTTATATAAACTCCAATTTATCATAAACGTATTATCTAATGTATTATTGTTTTGCTCCTTAATTATAGCGTTTAATGCATTGATACTATACAAACAATTGTAATCTTTTTTTCGATGAACTATTACAGTTCCATCAATAATAGATAGTTCTGTGCTACCATCTTTATTACTATCTATATTATAAGTAATCATAAATTCATTATTATCAACTGATGATAATATGAATAGTTTATTGAAAGATATGTTATAACTATGTATTATATTATCCATGAAAGATTCTAATCTTTCTTCATTGACAAAAGTACATAATAATTTGTTTTTTAACATTTCTTGAGTAATATTATTACCCTCATAAATATATTGTTTTTTTATTTCTTGTATCATAATTCCATTTTTTTTAATTCTTCATAATTTAAACCCCACTTTGTTTTTATGTTAAGATTTCTTTTTTTAAATATTTCTAGAATCTCAAATAAAACATCTTTTTCATCTTTATCTACATCTAATAAGAATGAATCAAAAACATATAATATTAATTTTGTTTTCTTTTTTCTGATTATTTTAATTATATCCCATAATATATTAACATTATTAGATGTTTCAATAGATTGAAGTATATAATTTAATAATTTAGTAGGAGAAAGATCACCTAACTTATCTTTTTCAAATCTATATTTTGATATTGGAGCTTCAATAAATCCTTCAGAAATATATTGTTCATATATTTTGTTTGTATATGTTATTGTTTTTCTGAAAAATGGGATGTCTTTATAATCATCCCAAATACCTCCATATAATTGTTTAAATGTAATAATTTTAGCTTTATCATAATCAACTCCATATATCTCAGCAAATTCAGCATGGATGTCTGAGTTTCCAAAATCATATCCAATTAATTTAGATAGTAGATAAGGATGATATGCGCTTATATCTATTTCAAATAATAAGTCATTGTTAGGAATAATACATATTCTTTCTCCACTTTTTTTATCAAGAGACAATAAATTTATACTGTCAAATGTATTAGATGGTCTAGTTGTTGTTGTTTTTAAGTTGTAGTGTGAATATAAACAATCTTTATCAATGTGTGGGAAGAATTGTTTGGATTTATTTGTATCAAGTTTGATTGTATTTCTCTCGATATGGTTGAATACCAGTATTGCTTTATCATTGAAAAATTTATTATATGGTTTATTAAAATATGGTTTTAATTCTTTAAAATTAACTTCACAGGATTCATAATGTTTTGTGATTGGAATTATATAATTTGAATATTCAGATTTATTCTCTAAACTTTTATGGATTGATGTTTTAAATGATCTAAATGAATCATTTATTAAGGAGATATCAATAATATTTTTATTAAAAAAATAAAATAAGAAATCCTTTTTATTATATGTATAAATTTTATCAAAAGATTGAATCAAATCATCTAATTTATCTATATCTACAGAAAATGTTTCTTGATGATTTAAAGCTAACATATAACCCTTATAATAATTAATGGGTCTAATATAAATTAAACTAATAGGATTATTAATAGGATGTTCTTTATTATAGAATGGAATAATTTCTATAAATACATCATCATATTTTTTATTGATGAACTTATTTAGTTGTTCCTCATTTTCAATTAACCAAAACATAACTTTTATTTTTTTTTTAATTTAAAAAAGATGAAATGGTTCCCTGTTTTATCTACAGAGAACCAAATCTTTAATTTTAGAGAAGTTGGTTGATTGTCGATCTTCACATTTAATAGTTAGTAATATCCTTAAACCTAACTCACCACTTTTACTTTCTAAAATAATTACATACCTAGAGCACTCAAATCAACTCCATTATCTTCTTTTTCATCATCATTCCTATCAACCACTACACATTCAGTTAATAATATAGTCCCAGCAATTGATGAAGCATTTAATAAAGCGTTTTTAGTAACCTTTAAAGGATCAATAATACCCATTTCTTTCATATCTATGAGTTGATTAGTTTTAATATCAAAACCAGACCAAGCATTTCCATCTTCTAATATTTTATTTAAATGATTTATAATATTTAAATTATCATACCCTGCATTTGTTAATATTTGGATGAAAGGAGATTTACATACTTTTTTAACAATACTAACACCAAAATTGAAATCTGAACTTTTTTCTGGGATGTCATTTAATTTAAGAGATGCTTTTAATAAAGCAACACCACCACCAGGTAAAATACCTTCTTCAATTGCAGCTTTTGTAGCATGTAAAGCATCATCAACTCTATCTTTCTTTTCATACATCTCAGTTTCAGTCATTCCACCAACATGAACAATTGCAACACCTCCAATAAATTTAGATATTCTATCTTGTAATCTTTCTTTTTCAAATGGAGTTTGTGCTAAACCAATTTGATTACCTAATTCTTCAATTCTATCATTAATGTCTTTTTCTTTACCTTTTCCATCAATTATAGTTGTTTTTTCTTTTCCTACTGTTACTACTCTCGCTTCACCAAACCATTCCCAACTAAATTTATCTAATTTCATTCCTTTTTCAGGTGAAAAAACTTGACCTCCAGTTAATACAGCAAGATCTTCTAAAATTAATTTTTTTCTTTCCCCAAAATCAGGAGCTTTAACAGCACAAACTTTAAGGATACCTCTCATTTTATTTACTATTAAAGTTGCTAATGCTTCATTATCAATATCTTCAGCAATGATTAATAAAGATTTATTTGCACTAGAAACACTTTCTAAAATAGGTAATAGTTCTCTTACTTGTGTAAATTTATAATCTGCTATTAATATATAAACATCATTCAAAACACAACTCATAGTATTGTTATTAGTTACAAAATAAGGGGATTTATATCCTCTATCGAATTGCATACCTTCAACTGTTTCTAAATAAGTTTCTCCTGTTTTTGAATTTTCAATATGTACAATACCTTCTCTTCCTACTTTTTCTAATGCTGTTGAAATTAATTTTCCAATTGATTCATCATTATTAGCTGAAATTGTTGCTATTTGTTCTAATTGATCTTGAGATTTTATAGGTTGAGAAACATTTTTAATTTCATTAATTACTTTCTCTACTGCATAATCAATTCCTCTTTTAATGTCAATTGCATTAGCACCATTATTTAGTCTAACTACACCCTCATTTACCATTTTTGAAGCTAATAACGTTGATGTAGTAGTACCATCACCTGCATTATCAGCAGTTTTGATTGAAGCTTGTTTAATCAATTGAATTCCCAAATTTTCGATGGGGTCTTCTAAATTTTGAATATGTTTTGCTATACTTACTCCATCTTTTGTTGAGATTACTTGATGGTCTTTAATGTATAAAACATTTCTACCATTAGGTCCTAAAGTACATACTACTGCATCTGAAAGTTTATTTATCCCTTTTAATAATTTTTCTCTTGATGTTGAGCCATTTTCTATAACTTGTTTTTTCATATTTTTATTTTATTATTTTACTTAATACTAATGTTTCATTTCCAATCAAATAATCCTCTCCTTCATGTTGTAATTTAGTAAACCCAACTGTAGGTAAAATGACTGTATCTCCTGGTTGTAGTATTGTAGGTATCCAACCTAATCCAGCTACATGTCTACCTGGTCCTATTGCTACTACTATTCCATGTTCATTTCTATCTTTTCCAATATCAGGTACTATAATGTTACCAAATTTTTTCTCCTCTATTTCTAAAGGTTTTACGATTACTGCGTCAAATAAAGGTTCTAATTCAAATTTTTGTTCTTCCATTTTTAAAACTATTTTAATTATTTATTTCTAATCTTACAATATAATAAGTTGATTCTATATCTCCAATTTTAAATTCCATTTTCATCAATCCTTTTTCAAATATACTTATTTGACTTGATGTTGAATCTTTATTTTCTTTTAATATATTCCCTACTAGATTTGAACTAAATGGAATTGAAATTTCATTATATTTCTCTTGTAATGGAATGTTATACATAATTTTATTATTGTATCCATTTTCATCACCAAAATGAAATATTAAATTACTTTTATTTGTTTGAAGATTTGATTCTACTTTTAGTAATAAGTTGTTTGAGTCTGATAAGGCTGATTTAGCTTTTAGTAATGATAATATATCCTTATTTTGAATATTAAATATAACATCCCATTTAGGTACATTTACAGTCCCAGGTTTTTTGATTAATATAGGATCAGCTAAATGGTAAATTGATTCATAATTTTCATCTTTAATATGAATCTTATTGAATGTTGATTTATGAGAAAATGGGTAAATATCTAAATTATCAGAACATATACTTATTAAGTTTAATAATTTCTTTGTATCAAATATTGCTAATTCACAATCATTAATACCAACATTATTACATTTTATACTACCTATAAGGTCTTTATTTTGAGAAGTAAAATCAATGGATAATGAATTATCTTTAATAACCCATTTTACTGATTCGTTTTCAGAAAGATAGTATTTCTTTATTATTGATTCTATTAATCCTTTATTCATAACTATTTTTTTAATATTTTTTTATTTTTCGAATGATTGAATGGCTTTTTTTATTTTAGCACATTCTTCGTATTGTTCTTCTCTTTCGAATATTTGGAGATTTTCTTTTAATGTAAATAAAAAATTAGATTTTTCTATAGTTAAATCAAATATTCTATCTTCATCTAAATAAACAATTGAAAGAGCATGATAATATCTTTTTTTACCATTAATATTTTTAATAACAGTATCTATTAAGGCTTTTGATATTCTTATATCTTTTTGTTCCACAAGCATCTCCCATTCCTCTTCGTTCTTTACTTTTAAAGTTGTAGCCATAATTATTAAAATTTTTTTAGAAAATCTCCTTTAATATTTTTTTCTTTTAATTTCTGGTTATATTCGTCTTTTTTTAAAATTTGAGATGCCAACTTTTCCAGATGTTTTTGTTTTTGATTATCGTAATCTTCAATAATTTTATTATGTTTTTTATTTTTCATCTCAATTATAAATATATTATTCTTTATAACTAACTAGAGAATAAGGATCATCATTGTTATTTTCTTTTACAAGACCTAAACCTAATGATTTTAATCTTTCTTTTTGATATTCATCAAGTTCTAATTCAACATGTTCAGATGTTTTATTTATGACGTTTGAGGTTTCGAGTTGGGATATATCTTTTTCAGTAAATACTTCACCTACAAGAAGGAAAAAACAATTATAACATAGCATATGTATGTTATTTTTAATCCAATTATTTTTATTTTTATCTTTAAAGTTAAGTATTAGTGGAACTTTATAGTCTGATATTCTATGTTCACAAAAACCACAATTATCACATCTTTGATCTAGATACCCTTCATCTAATAATCTATATTTAAGTCTATTATGGTCAAAGTTTTGAGCACTTATTCTTCCCTCTAAAATATCTCTTAAATATGGTTCTTTACCCCAACCTTTAGTTTTAGAAAATTTAGGAATACCTTTACCTTTAGGGTTTTTATATTTATCAAATAATGTTTTACCTGATTCTTCATCAATGTAAAGTTTCATATATTTTTTTATATGAATGTAGGAAACCCCTAGATATCTTCCAACTGCAGTAACTGAGTTAACTTTATCTAGGGCTTCCATTATTTGAGTTTTAGATATAGGTTTTGCTGATGGCATAATTAATCTTCTAAATCATTTAAATTAATCTTTTTATTTTCCATAGTTTCTTCTTCCACTCCATTAGGAGTTTTGAATGATTTATTTACAGATTTATTCATCATGTCATTATATTCATTAAATTGTTCTTGAGTAAGAATTTCTAAATCTACCCAAGTGTGGTCTCCTGTTCCTCTCATCACAGGAACTCCTCTTTTTGAACTTTCAGTGGAACAATTTACACATACTTTAGTATGAGGTAAAATTTCAAGACGTTTTTGAGGAATTACAGAATTACATTTTTTACAGTTCATATGTATTGGTTTTTAATTATATATAAATATATGAATAATTTCTTAAATAACCAAACAAATCATATAGGAAGTTTTACTGTATTTAATAGTTGATTTGAAACATGAGTGTATATTTCAGTTGTTTTACTTGAACTATGTCCTGCAATTTTTTGAATAATTCGTAAATCAGTTCCAGACTCTAATAAGTTTGTAAAACTTGAATGTCTTAAAGTATGAATAGAAGAATTATAATCAATATATTTTTTGTATATTTTCTGGCAGCTTCCTATTGAATATTGAAATGAATTTTGTCCATTGAACAGGTATTCAGTTGGTTTGAATTCTTTGTAATATTTTCTCAATAATTCTAAAACATTTTGAGATAATGGTACTATTCTATCTTTTCTTCCCTTAGCATTTTTAATATGAATAATCATCCTATTTGAATCGATGTCCATAATTTTTAAATTAACAACTTCAGAAACCCTTAATCCTACTGAGTAAATTAATGTTAAAATGGTTTTATGCTTTATGTTTTTTATTTTATATAACTGCAGCTTTATATATTTGGAATCAATAACTCTAGGTAATTTTTTTTCTTGTTTAGGTCTCTCTATTTTAGATAAATGTATGTCTTTCTTATTCAGAATATATTTAGCAAATAATTTAAGACATCCAATGTATTGATTCTGTTGAGATGTTGATGTAAAATTATATGATTCCAAAAACTTAATAATTTGGTTGGTTGTAACCTGATGTGGGTCTTTTATATTATTAAGTTGGATAAAATTACTAAGATATGATTTATATACATTAATTGTTCGAGGTGAATAATTTTTATATCTTAATTTTTCTGCAAAAATTTCAAGAATCTTCATTTATAATTAGTTAATTTTTAATAAGTTAAATACAATTACATATATATAATAGTTAGCGTTCAGTTTAAGAAGCCACCCATATTTGAGGCGGTCGTTCAAATTCTTTACAGCCGACATTAGCATCCGTTTGATAATCTGTTACACGTTCATTATTTGGCTTATCTTC